AAACGGGCTTACAGGAGATGATTGGTGTTCTATATTAGGATTTGAAGTCCATATAGAATATGAGTTTGATATATGTTGTATATGTCATATGTCAACTAAATCAATAACATCTAATTGCTGTAAAAAACAATTATGTTATGAATGCTGGGATAAATTACCAATGGCGCGATGTCAAGAATGTCCTGAAAATCCTAGAGGTGACTGTGAATATATTCGTTCGTGTGGAACAGCAAAATGCCCGTTATGTAGATGTAGTTTAGCAAGTGGAAAAGAATTCGAATCTTAAAATATAAGTAATTCAATAAAATATAAAAAAATAAAATATAAAATTTTGTTATTGAATTGAAAAAAATGAAAAAAAAATTTAGTAAAGTAAAAATGATAAGTATTAAAAAAAAATTGAAATGAAAATTATAATAAAATGGATTGTAAAAAACTAATAAGCAATAACACTCAATAATAACTATTAACAAAATGACAATATGTATGGTATTTGACACTGAAACAACCGGAGTACCTACTGGTGTATCAGTTGTAGAAAATCACAATGTTCATTTATGGCCTCATGTGGTTCAATTAAGTTATATTATGTATAACACCGAAACTAATGAGATTTTAAAACAAAAAAATGATATAATAAAAGTTCCAAACAACATTATTATTCCAAATAATGTTGTTTTGATTCACGGTATCACGAATGAAATATCGAATAATATTGGAATAAATATTATTAGTCCTTTAATCGAATTTATGGAAGATTACAATAAATCGGATATAATTATAGGACATAATATTATGTTTGATGTAAATATGATTCGTGTTGAATTATTAAGACATGTATTATATGAGGAATTTAATACATTAAAAAAACTAAAATCATATTATTGTACTATGATAAATACAACAAAATTATGTAAGTTAACAAAAGTAAATAAAAGGGGTGTTATATCTCCTAAATGGCCAAAATTAATAGAACTACACAGACATTTATTTAATACAGAACCTGGACATTTACATAATGCGTTTAATGATATATTAATAACATTAAGATGTTATGTTATGATAAAATTTAACGACGATATATGTGAGAAAAATCCAACTATTAAAAATTTAATTTATAAATTATTAAAAACTAATTAAGCTGAGCACATCTCACATATATCATTCTCCATATGATTTGAGGTGTTCTTTTCAGGTTCAATTGAAAATTGTTGAGCTTGATGTTTTGCCTTTCTTCTTAAATAATATATACCCGTTTTTAATCCTTTATTCCATGAATAAAAATGCATTGAAGTAAGCGAGTTATATGTTGGTTCTTCAACCCATAAATTAAGACTTTGACTTTGACATATATATGCTCCTCTATCTGCTGACATATCAATTACATGTTTCATAGGGATCTCCCATACAATTTTATATTTATTTCTAATTTGTTCAGGTATAATATCTAAATGCTGAATACTGCCTTTATTGGCTATAATATTATTTTTAATTTGTTCATTCCATAATCCAATATTAATCAAATCTTTCATTAAAAATTTATTTGCCACTATAAATTCACCTGCTAAAGTACTCCTACTATAAATATTACTTGTTAATGGTTCAAAACATTCATTATATCCTAAAATTTGTGAGGTACTTGCTGTAGGCATAGGTGCTACAAGAAGTGAATTTCTTAACCCATATTTTGTTATTGATTCTTTTAATTTATCCCAATCATAAGTTGATGAAGGTGTCACCCCCCACATATCAAATTGAAGAATACCTTTGGATGATGGTGACCCTTCGAAAGAACTATATGCGCCACAATGAGTGTGTGATAATTTATTATATTCACAATGTAATAAAGATGTATTATTACAAATATTAATTGTTATTAAATCATTAGTATTATTTTTTTTAAGAGATACGAAATATAAAGATATATTATCATAATTATGTTTTAGTTGATTGTATCTATCAATTGCGATTTCATTACTTTTTTCTAAAGAAGCGTGATAAATCGTCTCGAAAATTAATTTATTAATTTGTTTTGCTTCTTCGCTATGAAACGCAATATCCATCATAATAAATGTATCTGCTAACCCTTGAACCCCAATACCAATGGGTCTATGTAATAAATTACTCCTTCGGGTTTTTTCTGTAGGATAAAAATTAATATCTATTATTCTATTCAAATTATTCGCAACTATTTTGGTTACTTCATGTAATTTTTCATAATTAAAGGTTTTAGTTAATTCATCCACAAATGCGGGTAAAGCAATACTTGCTAAATTACAAACGGACGATTCAGTATCATCTGAATATTGAATAATTTCAGTACATAAATTACTTGATTTAATTGTTCCAATATTTTTTTGATTACTTTTCATATTTGCTGTGTCCTTATATAATATATAAGGTGTTCCTGTTTCCATTTGTGTATCTAAAATCTTAAACCATAACTCACGAGCATTAATTGTTTTGCGAGCTTTTCCTTCAACTTCATATTTTTCATATAACTCCTTAAAGTTTTCACCATATACATCTGATAATCCGACGCATTCATGCGGACAGAAATATGACCATTTATTATTTTCTTTTACTCGCTCCATAAACAAATCGGGTATCCATAAAGCATAAAACAAATCCCTTGCTTTTAATTCTTCATCACCATGATTTTTTTTTAATTCTAAAAAATCTTCAATATCAGCATGCCACGGCTCAATATAAATCGCAAAACTACCATTACGCTTACCTGACTGATTCACATATCGTGCTGTGCTATTATACACTCTTAACATTGGAATAATACCATCAGTTTTGCCATTTGTTCCACTAATGTGTGAACCTTTCGCACGAATATTATGAATGTGAAGTCCAATTCCTCCTGAATATTTAGAAATTTGTGCACAATCAGATAATGTATTATAAATACCTTCGATGCTATCATCTTCCATCGCAAGTAAATAACACGAACTTAATTGTTGTCTAGGGGTTCCAGAATTAAATAATGTAGGTGTTGCATGTGTAAAAAATTTCTGAGACATTAAATCATAGGTTTCTTTTACATCTTTTAAATTATTACCATGAATACCAATTGATACACGCAACCACATATGTTGTGGTCTTTCTATAATTGTATCACCAATTTTTAAAAGATACGACCTTTCAAGCGTCTTAAACCCAAAAAAATCAATTAAATAGTCTCTATCATGAACAATTATATTATCAAACAATTCTTTATTTGCTGATACAATCTCCCATAATTCATCCGAAATAATAGGAGACTTTTTCCCATTACAATTAACAAAACCATATAATTTTTCCATTGATTTAGAAAACGAGGGAATCGTGTTTTTTTGATGATTTGAAATAACTATACGACCAGCCAATACTCCATAATCTGGATGTTGTGTAGATAACGCAGCACATTGCTCCGCGGTTAACTCATCTATTTTAGTTGTATTAATCGTGTCATATAATTGGTCTATTACTTTTATAACAAGTGATGAATAATTTATTTGAATATTTGCTTCTAAACCAAGTTTTTTAACACGATTTAAAATTTTATCAAATGATATATCTTTTAATTCACCATTTCTTTTAGTAACACGCATATCAGATGAAGTTAACATATTTATTATTATATGTTGTAATTATTATTTTATATTATTTTTTTATATATTATTTAATTTACAGAAAACATTATTCATATATATTATATGAATTATATATTTGTGTTATTATTAATAACCATCTTTTTATTAATAATTTGTAACAAAAATATTGAAAATTTTGATAATTATAATTTAGGTAGTAATGGCAATTACCCCTCATCAGTTAATGAGGTTCTTTTAGAAGATAGTTTTCCAATTAAAAATACTCTTGGAGTAACAAACGTTAATGAATCTAGTATATGGTGGCATTATCCAATTTTTAAAGTCGGGTCTTACGAACAAATAAATAATAATTTAAAATATCCAAATAATCCTGACACCGGAAGATGTATGCCATCAAATTTTTGTGGTTCACTATATAAAGAACATCAAATTAAAACAAATATTTCAAAGGTTTTGCCTCCTGTGAATTCAGACGGAATTCGTGTAAATTATTATAATATAGAATAATTGTTATGTAATTATTTCTGTTTTAATTTCATATATTATATTATTTTGTTTTATTTCAACTTTACCTGATTTTTTATTTATATTTAATAAACATAAACCATTATTTATATTTTCATCTTTTTTTTGTTTTTTTGTAGCTGCTCTATGTTCATATCCAGTGTTTCTTTCATTTACAATAATGTCCCACATTTTCTGCATTTCTTTAATATTATCCTTAAACCAAATATTATTTCGTAAAACTAAAACACAACTATAACATTCCAACTTCCAATAAATATTTTTAATCCAAACATAATCGATATATTCATCCATTTTAGATGTTTCCCATATTTCAAATTCAGGTTGTGTCATATGTAAAGGTTTATAAATATATATTGGAACACCATTATTTTTAGAAAAATACATTATAACACCTTTCATTTGACCTGTTTTAGATATTAAAAAATCGGTTCCATCATCCATAAATTCTTTTTCGTTTTCATATTCTACAAATTTTGTTTCTAAAAAATCACATTCCTCTAAATTACAAATCTCTAGTTGAAGCTGCATTTGTATCCAATATTCTTTTTTAGGAGTACCATCAATCACACGAGATACAACATTTTTTATTTCAAGCATACGACCATATCTTGGTGAATTAACTTTAACATTAATTCCATCTGGAGATGCGCCTAAAAAATCATATTTATCATGTTTTATACATCCAAACTCTTTTATTTCAGTATCATACTTATCTTCATAAAACATTGTCGACAATGGTTCATATTTTTGTCCCCAATGAAGGGTCGTGTTTATATTAACATATTCTTTTTCAGAAGAATTTATCATTAATGCCTGACATTTTTCATAAATTAATTGGTTTTGACTACATACACTATCAAATATCTTATACGCATTACTTGCTGTAATTAAATTATGTCTAAAATTATACCATTCTGGTGTTCTTTGTGTATGTTGAGGTTTAGACATTAACACAGATAATTTATTAGAAATAACACTAATATTTGGTTCAGATATTATTATACTATTTTCAAATGAACGCAACGGAAAAAATGAAGAATAAAATATTTCCATTGATTCCTCTACATAATTATATATTTCTTCTTCAAATATATCATTTAGTAAAATGTGATCTTCAAGTTGTGTTAAACATAAATTATATATTTCATCAATACATACATCATGAAAATCCGGTTCAGTTATTAATGTTGAGTTTTCACTAACATAATCGTATATTAATTCAAGGATTGTTTCTATAAAATCTACTCTTATTTTGTCATCGTTTATTAATAATATTTCTTCAGGTATTAAACTATCAATTATATTTTCAAGAGTTTCTAAATCATTAAAATACATTTAATTAAATTAAAGAGTTGTTTTTAATTTGATTTTTTATATTATCACTTTTATACATAAACTATTATTACCGTGTAAACATAACAAGGAGACTAAAATTAAGATTCATCACAATCTTGGGAAATCTCTAAAACATCAGAAATATTGTGTTTATTTTTTATAGTTCCATGTGTTTTTTTTGGAGGTAAACTTTTCAAGGTTGATATTCTTTTATCAAGACTTTTTAAAGTAAAATGTTTAGTTGGTTTATTATACACTAATGCTGGAATATCTTTAATTATTCCTGTGGTTTTATTATATATAACATCCTTTACTTTTTGTAATTTTTTTCTATCCAAACAATCCTTAAAAAAAGCAATTAAATGTTTTTCTTCTTCATCATTTAAATTATTCTTTTCTTTATACATTTGAACATAACAAGTTAACTTTTTAATCTTAATGGTATTATCCAATTTACACCATGGACCATTAATATTAAGTTGTTGTTCATTTTCTAAAAATTTTTCTAAACATGATATATTATTATGATTTGTTATCTTAGTTTCTTTTAACGGTGTTCTATTTAATAACATCGTTTTGTATTTTATATTTTTTAATTCGTGGCATTCTTCATTAATTGAGTGTTCCATTTATATTATATCAGGTGTTAAGTTTAACTCGTTTTAAAATATATAGTTATATTATAATATTTATATTGGTTTATAATATAAATACTATAATGGAAACAAACATATCATCCATAATTAAAAACGAAGATACAAATGAAGTTATAATTAATGATAATAACGATAAAAAAATAAATATAGTTGGAACATCTACACGATATAAAATTAAAAAAGCAACTTATAAGTTAGAGTATAATAAAGAACGCACTGATATAAAAACATTTTTGTTTCCTGATGATTATTTTATATATGATAAACAATTGTCTATTTTAAAAAATATTTGTAATGAACTACCTAATATTGAATTAAAATATATAAATGTAATTAAACAAATAGAAAAAAAAATATACGGTTATAAACAACAGGATATTAAAAAAAATAATCTTGAACCTCAAAAATTCATTTATTTAAATTTAATATTAAATAAATTAGTTGAATCAAACCTAACATGTTATTATTGTTCTTGTAAAATGTTTTTATTATATAAAGTTGTTAGAGAGAATAAACAATGGTCCATAGATAGAATCGATAATAATTATGGTCATAATATTGATAATGTTGTATTATCATGTTTAGAATGTAATTTAAAAAGAAGATGTACAAATAAAAACAAGTTCGAATTTACAAAACAATTAAAAATTCATAGAATTGAATAATAAGTTATCCAACTATTATTTTTATAACCAATTATAATAATGAATTATTACGAATGGAAATGGAACAAAGGAGAACCCTATGATAAGTCTATCAGACAATATAAACCTGAACTTTCGGTTTTAGAAAATATTGAATACAATAATAATGTTGAAAAATCCGCATATTCCGCATCATTAAATCACGATGAAACCACATGGGATGTTTTAAATAATAATATTAGATTTTCAAATAAAAAAGAATACATAGAACAAAAATTATCAGAACGTCAAATTATATGTCAATCAAATTTAAATCCATATTTGTGTAATAATAATTATATTGATGATGTTGTCAATAGAGATACATTTTTAAAACCAATTTCAACAAATGTTGATAAAGAGCAAAAATAATATTTATTTAAATAAGTATTTAAACAAAATATTTTTAATAATAAAACACATTTATGATTAAACCTGTCAATTATATAACACAAAATAATTTATTATTAACAAATTTAATCGAATTTTATAAAAACGAAAGTGCTTTAAATCGTATGTTAAATATTATTACAGGAGAAAATAAAATTTCATTAAGAATTGTAGATTGGTTTGCGACTAATTACGCAAAAAAATATTACACAATTTATTCAATTAATAATGCTGGTGATCCACCCAAAAGATTTAAGGTTTATGTTGATTATAAATTAAAATTAAAGGCGTATTCTAAACGAAGATTTGACCCTTTCTGTAGATGGGATAGAATAAGTATTCCATATAAAAATAATACAAGCATTGAAACTACTATCGGTCAATTAAACTTTTTTAAATGGGCTATAGAAAACAAAGTTATTGAATATATAGAACAAAACTATGATGAGATTGAAACAGATATGAATTGTCGTAATAGCACATCAAGAAGAAAAGAACTTGTAGACAATTCAAAAACACGCAAAAAAAGAGAAGAATTATCAATTTCAGCTACTAAAAGTATTAAAAAAGAAAAGGTCGAAATTGTCGTTCAATTTAATTAGTTAATTTTATATAAATTTAAATATAAAATTAAATAATTATTTATGGGAAATACTCAATCAATAAATAAAACGAATTTTGAAGATATTCAACAATTATTGTCAACAAAACCCGAACAATACTTATTAATTAATACTTTAAAATTAGAAGAACAAGATTGTTTAATATTAACTACTATGCCTTATAATAAAGAAGAACACGTTATTAATGACTATATTAAAAATATTAATAAAAATATTAAAATTATTATTTATGGAAAAAACTGTAACGACGATACACCAATTCAAAAATATAAACAGTTATATTTACTCGGATTTTATAATATACATATTTATATTGGAGGATTATTTGAGTGGTTATTACTTCAAGATATTTATGGTTCGTCTGAATTCCCGACAACTTCAAAACAACTTGATTTATTAAAATATAAACCCTAATGGGTATTTTATTTTCTCATGATTAAATAATAATGTCTGGATTAACTGGCTTTAATGTTGGATACTCAAACACATTTGGTGGTGATTTATCATTTATAGACATATCATATATATTAGCTCCAAAGACATCAGGCACTAATATAAATACCAATTTTTTTTATAATAAAAATCCAGGTTCTTTACCAATAACTTATACTGATTTATCAAATGTATTTTTAAAATCTAAAACTAATAATGTAATTGATTTAAGTTATCAGATAATTCAAGTAACAAAATATTATGACCAGTCATTAAATACGACCCCTGTAACATATTACGATATAGGCCAAGTATTTGAACCAACCTTTAATGATATTTCTTTTTCAAATATTTCATCAACAAAAACAGGATTAATTATTTATAAATATATTAATGGTATTAAAATGGTTAATTATATGGGTAGTAATTTTACAGGAAGTTTTAATATAAATCCTGCTTTAAGCGGTAGTAAAAACAGAAAGTTTGTGTGTATTGGTGGTGGTAGCGGTGGTGCTTTAGCCGGAGGTGGAGGTGGAGGTAGTATAATAATTGGTTCAGTTGATATGTCAAATAATTTTTCTTATAACTTTGGTGTAGGAAATGGAGGGGCTAATTCGGGCGGTGATACTTTTTTTAGGGTAGGTGGCGCAGGAAATACTACGTATAATTTTAATGCTGGAGGTGGTTTACAAGTAACAGACTTATCAGGAAATGGTTTTGGTGGTGGTTCCGCAATTGTTAAACTAAATGCGAATTTTAATTGTACGCTTAATTACATTAGTGGTGGTGGAGGTGGTGGCGGAGGTTATAACAGCAATAATGGTAAATATGGAAAAGGTGGAGCTGGTGGAATCTGTACTTTACCTACTGGAATAGGTGCACCAGCAGTTGACATTTCTGGAAATGGTCAAAACGGGACTGATGCGTCTAATAATCCTGTTTATTATGTTGGTGGTGGTACTGGTGGAGGAAATTTTAGTTCATTATATACATCATTTAATAGTATTCCAGACCAAACTGTTTATTATTTTGGTGGTGGTGGTGGTGGTGGTTTTAATGTTGGTGGTGGTTATAATGGATTTCCAAGTGGTGGAAATCCCATAAATAATTGGAATATTGGTGGTTATGGTGGGTCAGCAACCTCAAATTCTTCGACAACAGCCAGTTCTCAAATTGGAGGTGGTGGAGGAGGTACCAAGGCCCCAACAGGTGCAGGTAGTGGAGGTCCAGGAGCTTTAATGTTTTCCTGGAATTACCCGTAAACATATACTCTATAAAAAAATATTTTTTTATTGTCTATGAAAATAATAGTAACATAACTAACATAACTAACATAACTAACATAACTAACATAACTAACATAACTAACATAACTAACATAACTAACATAACTAACATAACTAACATAACTAACATAACTAACATAACTAACATAATAAAGTAATTAATGGGTTTTAATAATGTCTTGGATTTGACACATCCAATCATTTAATTGATTACTATTTTCATAAATATCCACATTTCCATTTAATAATATTTTATCGCATTCTAACTCATGAATCATATTATTATGATACTCATGACATAAATGTAAATAATCCAATGAAATATTGTTTTCTCCTGTTCTTGCTCTTTTTAAAATACGATTATAACAAATATCAGGGTCTGTTTTTATATATATAACTTTGTCAACATAAAAGTCATTCTTAAATGTTTCAAATAAATTTAAATAAATTTGGTAATTTATACATTCTATTTTATGAGTATCATAAAGCATTTTCGCAAAAACCATTTTATCTGTATATAAACTACGCTCTGTTATAATAATTGAATCATGAGGTGCTTTATTAATACTTTCTTTTAATAAATTTATACGAGAAATATATGCCATTATTTGAAATGAAAACGAATACTTTACTTGGTTTTCATAAAAATTTTCTAAAATTGTTGTTCCATTTTCATCTCGTATATTTTCCCATATATCAACAGGTTCTCTTACAAATATAATGTTTGGATTATTCGAAAAAGTATGTTGCAATTGTTCAAATAAGGTGCTTTTACCGGACCCAATGTTTCCTTCAATGGATATAATGGTATGTTTCATTTTATATTGTTATTTGTACCATTCGTATTATTTAAATATTCATTTCATTTTTTTTTAATTGAAATAAATAATACATTCAAATAGAATAAGGGTGTTATTCATGTTAATATTTTATTTATAAAAAAAAATTGATTTGAAAAACAATTTAAAACAAGTAAATTAAATTAATATAATACATAACTAATTTAAAAGATGGATCTAAACCAACTCAAACTTACTAAATCTGAATGGGAAACAATTGAAATACCTGTTTCTTCTGATGAAATCGAAATCCTTAAATTGATAATTAAAGGTAATTGTGATGTGAATATCAGATACAATAAAACGGATTCTATATTTACATTTTTAAAAATTGAGTATGGTGATAAAATGGAAGACTTTATATTTAATAAATATTTTCGTGAAAAAATAAATGAAATTATTAAAAAGTATAAGGTTGATTACATAACATTAAACATAAATTCAAGTCCAATCCTCAAAAAATCAGACCTTATTCGTATTACTAAAAATACCGAAAATACAATTGATAAAAATAATATTTATGAATATGTTTTATTGGAACAAATTGAAAAAATACTAAAATATCAATTAAAAAACAGTAAAAAAATGGAGTATTATTATTTCACACTTTATAAATTATTAAAGAATAAGGTGCCTTTAATAAATAGACATATTTTAGAAATCGCAAATAAAATTATACAAAAGTTAGAAGATATAATCTCTATCCAAAAAATAATTGAAAATTCGGTTGAATATATTGAGAAAAACCCAAATTTACTTAAATATAGCGATTTAATGCTATACGAACACCAAAAAGAAATAATCACCGCTTGTAAAAATGAAACACCTAAATTGGTTTTATATATAGCACCCACAGGAACCGGAAAAACGATTACTCCAATCGGGTTATCCGAACAACATAAAATCATATTTGTTTGTGCTGCTAGACATGTAGGGTTGGCATTAGCAAGGTCTGCCATTTCTGTAAATAAAAAAGTAGCATTTGCGTTTGGTTGTGATAGTGCCGACGATATTCGACTACATTATTTTGCTGCTAAGGAATTTAGTAAAAATAAAAGAACTGGTGGAATATGGAAGGTTGATAATAGTATTGGTGATAAAGTTGAAATTATGATTTGCGATATTAAATCGTATTTACCCGCAATGTATTATATGTTATCATTTAATACATCAGACAAAATAATTGTATATTGGGACGAACCAACGATTACACTTGATTATGACGACCATGAATTTCACGCTATTATAAAAAGAAATTGGAGTGAGAATTTGATAGGAAACATGGTTTTATCTTCAGCAACACTACCTAAATTACATGAGTTGACTGATACAACCAATGATTTTAAACAAAAATTTCCAAATGCGGATATAATTAGCATTGTTAGCAACGATTGTAAAAAATCAATCCCAATAATAAATAATAATGGTTATGTGGTTCTACCACATTATTTATCTGAAGATTATGATGATATTTTAAAAATTGTAAACCATTGTGAAAATTATTTAACATTATTAAGATATTTTGATTTAAAAGAAGTAATTCGATTTATAATATATCTTCATAATAATAATTACATACCCAACCGATTAAAAATAGAACGACAGTTTGGTTCACTAGATGATATTGATATGAAAAATATTAAATTATATTATTTAAATTTGTTGAAAAATATTATGCCTGGATTATGGGGTTCAATTTATTTAACTCTTAAAAATTCAAGAGAAAAACGCATCTTACCAAATAATACTATTAATTCCAAAGGCAATAAAATTACAAAAGTAAATAGTATAGGTCCTGGTATGATACCCTCGAGAGAAATTTTTCAAGGAGGACCATTGGTAAAAATGATAAGTGAACCGATTGTATCTAATGTTATAAGTAATGAAAATAATGAATCCGAATGTAATTGTGCTATATATCTTACAACAAAAGACGCATATACACTAACCGACGGACCAACAATATTCTTATCAAATAATGTTGAAAAAATATCAAACTTCTGTGTTCAACAAGCAAATATACCCATACAAATAATGAATGATATTTTGAAAAAAATAGAATTCAATAATTGTATTAATGATAAAATATTTAAATTAGAAAAAGATTTGGAAGATATCGCAAATAAAGATATAAACAACAAAGATACGGAAAAATCTAAATCAAGCAAAACAGACCATAAATGTAATCGTGATATTACATCATCCAAAACTGAACCTGAATATTTAAAAATCATGAATCAATTAGAAACTCTTCGGTCTATGATTAAAAACGCAACCTTAAATGAATGTTTTGTTCCAAATAAAATACATCATATACAAAAATGGGCTGGTGAATTAAATCCTCAAAATTCATTTTCAAGTAATATTAGTGAGGAATTAATTAACCAAATAATGTTGCTTAAAGATGTTAATGATAGTTGGAAAGTATTATTACTAATGGGGATTGGTGTTTTCACAAATCACAATAATGTTTCATATACCGAAATCATGAAAAAATTAGCAGATGACCAAAAATTATATTTAATCATCGCATCCAGCGACTATATTTATGGAACAAACTATCAATTTTGTCATGGTTATTTAAGTAAGGATTTAGAACTTACACAAGAAAAAATTATTCAAGCTATGGGTAGAATTGGAAGAAATAAATATCAACAAGATTATACAATTAGATTTAGAGATGATAGTCAAATTATTAAGTTATTTACATCAGACACTGAAAAACCTGAAATTATAAATATGAATAGATTATTTAATAGTTGTTAAGTTAGTTAAGTTAGTTAAGTTAGTTAAGTTAGTTAAGTTAGTTAAGTTAGTTAAGTTAGTTTGTAAAATTGTAAATAAAAAAATAAATTATATTTATTTTTTTATTATCTTAAAATTAAGTATTCAAATAACAAACACAGAGTTAGACGATTTACAATCTTCATCTAATAATAATAAAGGAGATGCGTACTCTACGGTTGTCAATGAGTCATTGTGTCTACAACATCCGCATAATCTTTTAATAAATTTATAGATAGTCCAATCATTATTTTTAGTTAATCCCATTATATTAGATAGTATCTATTTTTATATTGGTTATTGTCGACAATTAACTTATTTATACGGTTTGAAAATATTTACTTTATCATTTTTATAAAATCAGATACATAGATTTTAATATTATTAAAATCATAATTTGTGTAACTCAATCTCGAATTGAATAAATCGTCCCACTTATTAAGAATTACCATTGGGATATTATATGCTTTAATATGTTGAATAAACGTGCTATTTATAACAATAGGAACCACTTTTAAATATACACATTCCCAAAATCTATGAGTATCCATTCCATTACCTTCAGGACATAAGCAAAAAGCGTATTCTTTTAATCTAATCAAATTCTCAGTTGGACTTATGCGATTTAAAAAAGGAATTTTAGAATAAAATGTATTATAACACGCCATCCTTTTATTGTAATTTGTATTAATGTTAAAATTAAAGTATATTTGTTTAGTTTTTATATGCAAAGTATTAGTATCTAAAGTTTTAAATATTTGTAAATTCCCACCAGGCCACATACTATTTGCTAACCCGATTGGTAAATAATGTAGTTTTTCGTGTTTCATACATAAATTTTGAGTGTACCATTTTATTAAATTTGGAGTATTTAATATTTTATATATTTCTGGCGATTCTGTTATATTTTCGTCTGAATTATGAGTTAATAAAACAAATGGATTCTTAAAGAATTCTATTTTTTGAGATAATAATTTTACTCTATGTGAATAACAAAAAATAATTTTTGGATTATCAACATAATCTACTAAATTTTCAATATTGTTATGTTTAAGTTTTTGAATATTTATTAAATTATTATAAGCAAAATCATCGGGGGTTCCTAAATAGATATCAGCTAATTGTTGAAGTTTTTCTCCTGTTATTATTTCTATATCCATATCTAAATAATCGTTAAATTTATATTTGGTTTTATCCGCAATATTTATATGGATCAACAACAATATAAATTAATTAAAAAAGAGAGACGGGATATTAAAAAAACCGAAAAACGAAACGCATCAGCTAATGAAGTAATATATATATTTGAAAAAATTTTAGAAGGGTGGAAAACTATCCGAATATATAATACCATAATTCAAGAAAACCCTAATTCTAAAATTCTAAAAAAAAATGTTGAGCAAATATCAACCGGAAATTGTAAAATAAACGAAACTGAATTAACTAATGATAGATATTTATATTATACAGAATTACGAAAGCAGGTTTATGCTAAGCATGCTAATTAAAAAAGTTGTGATTTTATTGATTATAATTTAATATTATAATCAATTTTTTTATTTGTAATATATTTTTATAAGAAAAACAATACTGTAACCCACACGCTTAATTTGAGTAAGCACGCAGTATCCCATATATTTCTATACAGGGCGGATTATACCTTAAGTTATCATTAAGAATTGCTAATTCTTTCAAACCCATCCCATTATAATCTCTGAACCTTCTCCGATATGCTTGCGTAGCGCACTTAGGAGCTTGGCTGCGGATTTTCCAATCTTTTTCGTTATTACTATGCTCTAGGTCATTACCCCGAGTATTTGAAATATTTTCATATGACAAAGTAGTAGAAAAAGCTCTAAGGAGTTTCCCGCAATTTAGAAATGTTGCCTCCGTTTGACTTAACAGTCAATAAGAGACTAGCTGGTTATATAATGCGAAATTATACAAATCGCATATTTGCTTTACACTGTTTATCCATATTAGTAAGCAAATATCTAATACGGCAGCCAACTGTTTGGCCCTGATTAGCAACAAATATTGTGCTAGGTTAAGGCCTCCCATGCCACTCATAATTCTCAACACATTGTAATTGGTAGCGTAAACTCTTACCTTTGCGGTATTTGTTCCTTCTACTGTAGCATTTGAGAGCACCAATTGAAGTGTGGCGTTATCAATTCTGGAGAAGTTGCAAGTGCCACTTGGTTGATGTTCCTCTGGTCTAAGAGCAAATGAGTATACATTAATACCTTCATCAGGATTACGAGTATGTGCCTGATAAGGTTGTACCAATGAGAAGTAAGTTCCTTCTCGTTCTGAAAAGCGGTCCTGTCCGTTAAGTTGTAATTTAGCGGTAACAACTGGATTTTGTCCCCAACAATGCATGTCGATGGATGTTTCGGTAAGGACGAAAGTTCCAGCATCAGAAACACCTGATTCAACACCATATCCAATTGAATCCATGTTTGGTTGAGTATAAGGATCACTATATCCATGCCAATAACCGGAATAATTAGGTAGATTATCAATGGCTCCTGCGTCATTGAATAATCCGTTTTGGTCAATAAATGATGTACTGGTAGCAGCGACGGATGAAGGTCCTCCGAATGCGTGAATTGCGTTTGGAAGGGCATCAACCGCATCAGTATAATTAAATGGCTGAGCACCAAGAACTTTAAAAAGTGTTGCGTCACAAGTTAAAGATGAGCAATAATCAACATTCTGATCTGGTTGAACAACCCAAACTAGTTCCTTTACAGGGTGATTAAAGTTGAGTTTGATTTTGTTGGATGAACTACCAACGGATTCATCACCGGTGAATTGAAGCTGTGTAATAAGATATTCATGAGGATTTTGTGCCATTCTTCTGCGTTCATCAGTATCTAAAAAGACATAATCAACATAAAGAGAAGCAGCAACAAGGGATTGATTATATGCGATAGTTGCTGGAACAGAAGTACCAGCTGCTTGCTGAGTAGATGATCCGCTTCCATAACCAGTATTACAACTTAAGGTAGTAACTGCCCATAAACATTCATCAATAGGACGAATATCAAGATTAATTTTAACTTCATGGTATTGAAGAGCAATTAAAGGTAGAGCAAGTCCTGGGTTAGAACAAAACCAAAATTGAAGTGGGACATATAGAGTTGTTTCTGGAAGTGCGTTACGGGGAGCACACACTTGACGAGGGGCATTTGAACTACAAGGACCATCAACAGCAGAAAATGATGGATCAGTAATAAATGTAAGTTGAGTAGTATTACCAATCATTTTAAAATATCCTCTTTGTTGTTCAGAAGTCATGGTAAGCTGGTTCCAAATATGCATCCAGTCTCCATATTGTCGGTCAATGCGTTGACCTCCAATTTCAACTTCAACCTGTGCGATAAGTTGCTCTCCTGGAAAATCTAACCAACGAGCATAAACATGATTATTAATTGCGTTGTAAACATTACTATTTCCCATGCGTTGATTAATTTCTGGAAGAGTTACCTGAAGATAGGTGCGGTAAGCAAGATCACCATTTCTACTGATAACACATTGAACTCTTCGACCAAAGTCTGCCTGTCCGTTAAATGTTTGTTCAATTGATTCAATTGCGAAGTTGGTATATCGTCTATATGTTACTTTCCAAAAAGTAATCTGAGGATTGCCAGTAAGGTATACGTCTTGTGCGCCATAAGCGACTAATTGCATTAATCCACCACCCATTTTATAATATTGCTAAAGAAAAAAAAACTCAAAATAAAATTTAATTAAATTAATTATATTAAATAATAAAATGATTAATATAATATAAATATACTTTTACACGATATATGTAGCATTAAAACACTCATTTTAAATTCATATTAGATTTTATAAAATCTATTAAATAAGAATCGAGGAAGGTTTCTTTTTTACCTTCATGATTTTTAGAAAATACATAAGAATCGTTTTTTTTGTGTATGGTCCAACCGTTTTCGAGAGCATTATACAAGAGGGTTATTTTATGCATTTTTATTTTATCAATTTTAATATTATTTTCGAAATTAATATTAAATTCCATTATATAAAAATAAAGAAAACATAAAAATTGTTTAAACTTGTTAAAATATATTCATCTAAATAAAATTTAAACAAAAATATATAATTAACATAATGCCAAGTTTTAAACCAAAAACAACAAAAAAACTAAAATTTAATAATAAGAATTCTATAACATTAGATGGTAAACACAAAGAATTAATAAATGAATTTTCTAAAGACGCAAATGATAAAATACCTACATTAAAAAATGAAAAGATTGAATTATTAAATAATTTAAAAAAAGTTGAAAGTATAGAGCAACAACTGGATATTAAAGATAAGATAATTGAAATTAACCAAACAATTAAAGAACTTAAAAATAAAAAAAAAGAATATTATTTAAACAATTCTAAATATATATTTGATTATTTTGAAAGTAAAAAAAACATTTCTGAAATTCAACAAAATACAAAGACACCTACTAAAAATAAATTATTGGATGATTTTTTTAAAATCAAAAATACTGATGATACAAGTAAAATGGAAACAAATAATTGTAATGATACCAATATTGTAAATAAATATTTGAGAAGCTTAGATGATAGTTTTTTAGATATTAATTCATTTATATGTCAAACAGATATATGTAAATATTGTTATAAGGGTGAATTAATTCCTATGGAAGATGAAGGAATTTTAATTTGTAATTCTTGTTCAAGAAATATTCCTTATCTAATTGAAAATGAAAAACCATCATATAAAGAGCCTCCAAAAGAGGTATGTTTTTATGCTTACAAGAGAATTAATCATTTTAAGGAAATATTGGCACAATTTCAGGGAAAAGAAACAACTCAAATTTCACAAGAAATAATTGAAAATATAAAATCACAAATTAAAAAGGAAAGAATTGATATATCTCAAATTAATAATAATAAAACTAAAGAAATCTTAAAAAAGTTAGGATATAATAAATTTTACGAACATATACCATTTATAAAAAATAAATTAGGAATTAAACCTCCAATCATGTCTCCTGAATTAGAGGATACCTTATGTAATTTGTTTATAGAGCTTCAATCTCCATACTCTAAATATTGTCCTAGCGATAGAGTAAATTTTTTAAATTATTATTATACCGCATATAAATTATGCGAACTTCTTAATGAAACTCAATATTTACAATACTATCCTATGTTGAAGGATAAAGAAAAACGAGTAGAACAAGATACGATTTGGAAACAAATATGTAAAGAATTAGATTGGGAATTTATACCAACCATTTAATTTATATAATGATGTAATATACATTATTATATAACTTGTAAAATATTTAGTTTACAACCGAATTCCACCACCTGGGAAGTTAACTAAATTTGCACCAATCCCAAATCCTGCCCCTGTATGAGCAGCAGATGATATGGAAGGAAGAAAAGTGTCTAAAATAGAAAATGTTGCTGCGGAGGTTAAAGCAAGTAATCCAATCTCTTGGACATCTAATGAACGCTTAGGGATAGCATATGCGACAATAGCAATCATAAAACCTTGAACTAAATACTTAATAATTCTTTTAATTAATTCGTTAATATTAACTAAACCGTTCATTATATTAATTAACAAGAAAAAAATATATATTAATTAATAAAAAACTTAAATAGTAAATAATTAATTAATTAATAAAATGTCTCATAAAGAAAAAAATGCTAAAACATCCTCTTTTGAAAGAAAACTTAAGGGTGGGAACAAAAATCCTAAATATGTAGATATATTAGATGAAGATAAACCAATCGCGTGTCAAAAATTTGTGTGTGTATCATTTATTTCTCCAGATAAAATCCTTAAACAAAAGGATATGTTTTTTTTCGAAGAATTCCTAAAGAAGTGGGATTTTAATAAATCCATGGAAAAATTTATTCAATTTCTTAACTTTGTATCTTTTAAATATAAACTTACATTTGATGATTTAACAAACGATTTTAAAGAGTTCGTTAATGAAGAGAGGGCTAATCTATTAGTTTATAGAATTGAAGATGATTATAAAACTTTTCTAGATAATAACGAAGAAGAACTAGTCAAAACTTTTGGTGTGAAACATAACTTTCAAACAAGCACAAGAGGAATAAAGGTTCGTGGTGTATATCCATCAATTGAAGAAGCCGAATTAAGATGTAAAATGTTAAGGGAAATCGACCCAAACCATGATGTATTTGTAGGCCCGGTTGGATTATGGATGCCATGGGACCCTGAGGCATATAAAACAGGTCGTGTTGAATATATGGAAGAAGAATTAAATCAGCTGATGCATGAAAAAACTAAAAATGAAATTAGCGCAAAAAATACATTTGAACAACGAATGAAGGATACAAAACAAAAGGCAATTGAAGAAAATATAAAAAATGCTGAAAAGTCTGGGAATAAATTAACTCAAACTATAGATGATAATGGAAACTTAATTGGTATTGATAATAGTAACACACAAGAAAATAAACTTAAGGAACAAGATGTGATTTTAACCACGGATATACAAAATGAATTATTTGAAGGGGATAATATTATTACAGGTAAAAATGATTATGGCCAGAAAACATTAACAAATAACCCTTTTGTATAAATTATAAAATCTTTGTTTTAATATATAATGAATACTAAAACAAAGAAAAACAAAATAATAAATAATAAAAATAAAACATCTAAATATTCCTATTTAACGACTTCAGAAAAAGAATTATTATGTCAAACTAATACATTAGGATATACAAGTTTTGAACATATTTATTCTAAAAAATATGACAGTAATAAATTAATACAATTTATTTCTGAACAAAACTCACATAAAAAAACAGAGTTAATCAAAAATAATTTTTATAATTATGTCAATGATTATTGGATAAAAAATTATAAAAACCCTGGCTTAAATGTCAACGTTAATATAAATTACGAGACTACTCATGAATATGTAATATATTCCCAGGTTTTAATTATTTATTATGATTTTATAAAAAACAACACGCAACAATTAAAAAGTACTAAGAAACGGTTAATGAATTTTTTTAATTCTGCTAAAAAGTTAAATTCGAATGACTCGATAAAAGCGCATAGTCAGAATATATTGAGTGAAATTAATAAATTAAGAAAGGATACTATTAATAATAATTTATGGAAGTTGTTAGCAATGTTAAATAAAAATAAAATTATAGCATCACAAGGGTGTCCTTTATATTATAATAATAAACCTAACGGAATGAATACAACTGTATATTCCGTTTATATAGATCCTCTTATTTTTAAAAAAAATAAAATAGTTTATATGGATGATAATACAAATAATGAGATTAAATTAATATATAAACAAAAATTTATTGAATATTGTAATAAATTATTTGTGTTTTTTTTAGGTAATGAACATAATATTAATATTGAAGGTATATTTGATATTTTAAAGCAAATATTCATGTGTTATCATACGAGAACAACATTAGTTAATGATGTTAATAATTATAATAAAGTTTTTCCATCAGAAGCAATAGAAAAATATAATTTTAATTACAATGAATTTTTTAAACAGATTGGATATATGGATGATAATATTCCTAATTTCTTTATTACACCAGATTTAAATTATTTAAAAAATGTATGTGATTTAATGATGAATGATTGGAAATCCGAAAATTGGAAGGGGTTTTGGTATTATATAATTTTTAAATCAATGTCAAAATATAATATAGAATCGCGGAAAATAGAGCGTGATTTTGAATTAACTTTTAATAGAGGAATTAAAAGGGGAAAAGACCCAGAAATAAGAGCAATCCTTTATACATTAATTCCATTTAATAAATTATTTACCGAATTATATATAGACAAATACGCAAATACAGATGCTAAACAGATAATAACAAATATGACGAATGATTTAAAAGTTGTATTTAATAATAGAATTCTTGGTAGTACATTACATAGTGAAAATGCTAAAAAAAATGCGTTACTATGCATTAAACATTTAAAAATAATAGTAGGAATTCCTTTAACATTATCAGAAGATTACGATATAAATTTTTCAGATAATGACATATGGTCAAACTTTAACGAATATTATAAATTTAAGCATAACACCGAATTAATGATGAATAATACAAATCTAATAAATATGCCAGTTGTAGATTGGACAAGTGACCCTTACGAATTTATTGGAGGTGAACAGGTATTTCAACCATTTGTTACATTTTCACAAGTAATAAATACATTATATGTGCCTTTATGTTGTATTCAACAACCATATTTTGATTTAGACGGTCGTGGAATAGAATATAATATAGCAAATTTGGGATTTTTAATAGCTCAAAAAATGTATGATTCAATCGGGTATAGCGGGTCAAAATATGATTACAACGGTAATTCAAATGTATGGTGGGATAAAAATGATTATAAAATATATGAAGATTTTAGTGAAAATATTCAAAAGCAATATGAATTAATGGCAAGGCGTGATAATATAAAAGTAGATACCACATATATAATTGATGAGATTATATCAATGATTAATGGAATCTCTATTTGTCAATCATATTTAAATGATTTCCATCGAAAACAAAACTTACGATATATTATAATTAAACAAAAAAATATCGAGTTTTATATATTTATAACTTATTTATTTAAACAACAAATAATTAATATGGGGTTTCTTGATAAATATATAAGTGTATCAATTATCATTAATGAATACGCAATAAATTGTGCTTTATCAAGATTGAAATATTTTCAAGAAATTTATGGTATAAAACAAACTGATTACATGTATTACAAAATAAAAGACATTTTATAAAAAAATATATTTTAATATATTAAATGTCATCAATCAAACGCCGTATATATATTAAAAAAAACGCAACACGCAAAAATTTAACAGATTATGAAAAACAAGTAATTTGTGGTAGTAATTTATTAATTTATAACAGTTTCGAAAATAATAAAACAATTAAAGAATTAATTAAATTAAATAAACTAAATTATGAGTATGATTTAAACTTCTTCAAATATTTAAAATCACCTGTTATTATTAAACCGTGTGATAACTTTTATAATTTTGTGAATGATTCATGGATTTCAAATGTTAAACTAACATCTCATGAAAAATATATTTCTAAAGTCGATTCATTTACTTTAACTCAAAATAAAGTATTTTATGAGATAATTGACATTTTTAATGAAATTAGTAAATCGAACTCTACCTCAAAGGAAGTTATAAATATGAAAGAATTTTTTGATTCTGCTATCACATATACACCATTACAAAAGTCTATGAGTTATATGACGGAATGTGTTAATATAATAGATAATTTACTTAGCACCACTATAAAAAATAATGTATGGAAATTGTTAGCTTTTATATGTAAAAATAAAATTGTAGAATCAAACGGGTCTCCTATTTTTTTTGAAATAAAACCTGATGATTTGGACACATCCATTTATAGTATTTATTTAGAACCAATCAGGTTGCCGTTTGATTTAGGAATTTTTATTATTAAAAATGAAGAAAATCAATTCATACTTAATAAATATAAAAAATATTTATCATTAATCATAAATAAAATATCAGATAACAAATTTAATTTAGATGCTCAATCATATATAGATGTACAAATCGAAATTGTTAAATGCTTTTATGATACAACTGATAGTAATTTAAATAGTATTTATAATAAAATTAATAAAAATGAATCATTCGAAACTTACGATTTTAATTTTGAACAATTTTCAAAAGAATTGGGTTTTGAAAACACTCCTGATTATTTTGTAGTTACTAATACAAATTATTTTAAAAAGGTTACTGAGTTATTATTAAAAAATTGGAATACACCTAAATGGCGCAATTATTGGAAAATATTATACATTACACAAATTGTAAGATTTACAAAGGAGTTTAAACACGATTATGATAATTTTAATATAAAATTTGTGAATAAAGAATTTAAACCATATGATACAGCCGTTAATGCGATTCGTCTGACATTAATACCTTATACTAATTTGTTATCAAATTTATATGTTGAAAAATATAAAAATGAGTATTCCATTAATTATATCCATAACATGATTTTAGATTTAAAATCAGTATTAAAAAGAAAAATAGAAAATAATAAATGGATGTCTACAAAAACTAAGCGGTATTCTTTATTAAAATTAAAAAATTTAAAAATAAGTGTAGGTATTAAAGATAACGATATTCCAATTACTGACCCAGATTTAAATTTTATAAATAATGATATTTGGGGAAATTTACTAAGAATTAATGAATGGAAATATAAAGAATTAATGGGTGTAATTAATAAAGATATTAAGGAGAAATTACATATAACAGTTGTTAATTGGACATCAAGACCTTTTGTTTTTGTTGATTTACAAGTATTTGATGTAAACGCAAGTTATAATCATTATCGGAATGAAATATTCGTCCCATTGGCATTTATTCAAAAACCATTTATAGATTTAGAAGAAGGCGCATTAGAATATAATTTAGCAAATATAGGGTTTACTCTTGCGCATGAATTATCACACGCATTAGATTTTACCGGTTCTAAATATGATTATAATGGCAATTTAAATGATTGGTGGTGTGAAAACGACAAAAAGATGTATTTAAAGTTTAAACAAAATATAATAAAGCAATATCTCCTTTTCTCAAAAAGAGATAATCAATCATTAAATATGTCTGATAATAGCATGTCTGAAAATTTTGCTGATATTAATGCTGTTAATATTTGTTGTGAATATTTAGAAGATTATCAAGACAAAAAACAAATGCCATTAATTTTTAGAAAAGAAATCTTTAAAAATTTCTTTTTATATTTCGCAAATTATCTTAAAGAAAAAACAAGAAAACAATTTATTACCTCAAGAATATTTAAGAATCTACACGCTTTAGATGAGTATAGAGTAAATATCCCATTATCAAGAGTTAAATTGTTTAAAGTTTTATATAATGTAAAAAAAGGCGATGGTATGTATTGGGATACAGATTTGACATTATTTTAATACTGAAAATAAGATAAATAGGACAAATAATAATATAAATGATTTATATTATTCATAATGGATACCACAGTTTTTGTCTCACTAACGGATAATTTATATTATGAAAAAGCAATGAGAACCATAAGAGATTTAAGAACTACCGGGACATGGTTAGGAACAATTGTGTTAATAACTATTGATGTTCAATTAAATCATGACATTAAAGAATTATATAATATAACTGATGTGAGTTTTCCTTTAATTGATAAAACATATTTACTTAATCAAATTAAAGGTGGTTTTCCAGATGGAGATGGTCGTGAAAATAATAAATTAAATCAGTGGGAAAAATTTCATGTTTTCGATGAATATTTTAAAAAATGGGACCGTGTCGTTTTTTTGGATGCTGGACTTAGAGTATTAGATTCAGTAAATTATTTATTAGAATTAGATTATAAAAACTCAATACTAGCTCCAAATGATGCGGCACCTTATAATAATCCAGACAAAATATTTAAATATCAATTAAGCAATTACAATTCAGAATTATTAAATAAAATAAAAATAGATTTTGGGAGTATATTTAATTCGCAGTATTTTTTAAATTGTATTTGGATTTACGATACTAAAATATTAAAAATATGTGATAAACAACAATTAATTAAAGCAATGAATGATTATCCTTTATGTAAAACCAACGAAATGACAATAATGAATTTATTATTTCACTTTAAATATAAATTATGGAAAGAATTTCCAATAAAAGCATCAAATTCAAAGTATTTATTTGAATGGTGTGAATCAAATCATCCACATTATACAAACTGGCAAAATTATTGTTATATAAAGTATCCCATAAGTATTGGTTTTAATGATCCATAAAACACTACCATTTTGAGGTTTTTTTCACGCTTATTTTTTGTCCAGCACCTCTTTTTTTAGAATTGTCAGGGTCATATTTTTCATCTTCATCATCAGATGTAATTCCTTTTGATAATTCCCAGAATTCTTTTGAACCAAGTTTAAAATCATTATGACTGTCTGCCTTATACCAAAACACCTGATCTTGTAATTTGTTTGATTTTACATTATTATTTATAACAAGACATTCATAATTTTCAGTACATTGGTCCATTACTTGTGAGAATGATTCAAATGTCGGAAACATACCAGCGTAATTTTCATAAATTCGTTTTCTGTTTGCTATATAAGGTTCTCTTAAAATAAACACATAATCAATATTTGTTCTTAGTGTAGGAGGAACACCTAGCGGATACTGCATTGTAATTATTAACATGAGTTTCCAATGTCTTCCATTAAGAAATAATAATCGCATCATTTTATCTCGTGACCATGCGTTATCGTATAAACAATCATCTAAAATAACAAATGTACGAGGGTCAATATTACTTTTTTTATATGTTTCAACTTCTTTTTTTATTTGTTTTAAAACTGAGCGTTGACGTTTTAAAATATTTTCAATAATAGCGGTGTTATATTCATTATGAATAAATAATTTGGGAACCATTTTACCATAAAATCCGTTACCTTCTTCTGTTCCTGAAATTACAGTTCCTATTGGAATATCTTGATGATAATATAATAAATCTCTTACTAAAAAACTTTTACCTGTATCTCTTCTTCCAATTAAAACTATTACAGGACCTTTTGATTCATTTGGTTTAAACGATATGTTTTTCATATCAAATTTTTTTAATTCTAATGACATAATATATATTTTATTTTATTTATTATAATATAATACGAATAATTTAATTATATTATAAGTTAAATAAAACAATTATTTATATATTAAATACCTAATATAATGTTTACAATAAATTATCAAAAAATAAAAAACAAAGAACTTTTAGAAACTTTAGAAAATAAGGATTGTTTATTTCTTTCTAAACCCCAAAATTATATTCCAATTTACACGAGATTTTTTACTTTAAATGAAACGAATTATTTAAATGTAAGTTTAAATCACCCATGGTATTTATTAAATGTTAAAGAACAAATAACTGGAAATGACTATTTATATTCGTGTGCTATAAAGAACATTAAAACGAATAAAATAAAAACAGATGTTAATGTGTTTTTTAAATTAGCGCCTGTATTAGACCCAATTAAATATTTAATTGGTAAATATGATATAAAAGACCCGAATTTGTTTAATTTACCGAATTACCAATCTACAATTAAAAATGTAAATCCAAAAATTTTAGATATAAATAATTCATCTTATGTCGACGGTTTTTTTGTATTTTTAACTTGTATATTAAAAAACACAATGGGTTTTTTACATGGTATAGATTATTATGGGTCATTTTTATCAATAAAAAATAATTATAAAATAAATGTAACTGATGAAGTCGACTTCTTGTGCGAATCTGACTTTTTTAATAAAAATCAAAATATATTATTTCATATAGATAATTACTTACTACAAAATAAAAAAGAACCAATAACCATTGACTATTCTGTTAGTCTAAAATCAAATCTTTCAATAAAATCAATAAATGATGATTTGTTTGATGATTTGTTTGAAAAAACGCATATTGATTTAGAAGATGTAAAGTCATATACATTAGATTTATGTGATATAACCAACACTAAATTAATTACGGAAAAAGATAATACAACCACTTTAAACTCAAACTCTACATTTTCTTCAAGAAGTTCTCATACTTCTAGCACAATTAGTCAAAATAGTATTGAAGATGAAAATATAGATGTTGTAGACAATAATACAGAACAAACCAATTATAAAGGCGATGATTGTCAAGAGACTGAAGAATCAGATGATAGTAGTAGTAGTAGTAGTAATTATTCAGAAGAAAATATCGACGCTACATTATATAAATTTCCAGTCCATGTTATTTGTATGGAACAAATCGAAAATACATTTGACGATTATATTTTAAATAATGAATTAACGGATGAAGAATGGTTAGCATATTTTATGCAGATTATTATGATTTTAATTACTTATCAAAAAATGTTTTCTTTTACACATAATGATCTGCATACAAATAATGTTATGTACAATACAACAAATATAAAATATTTATATTATTGTTATAATAAAACATACTATAAGGTTCCAACATTCGGGAAAATATTTAAAATTATAGATTTTGGTAGAAGTATTTATAAATTTAATAATAAATTATTTTGTAGCGATAGTTTTAATAGTAATGGTGACGCATCAACCCAATATAATACTGAACCATATTTTAATGAAAAGAAACCTAGATTAGAACCAAATTATAGTTTTGATTTATGTCGGTTAGCATGTTCCATATTTGATTATGTAGTGGATGATATTTATGAAATTAAGGATTTAACAAAGTGTGGACCTGTAGTAAAACTAATTGTGGAGTGGTGTTTAGATGATAAGGGTATAAATCTACTTTATAAAAATAACGGAATGGAAAGATACCCTGATTTTAAATTATATAAGATGATTGCTAGACATGTTCATAATCATACCCCACATGCACAATTACAAAGAAAGGAATTTAGTTCATTTAATATTAGTCAAAAGAAAATATCTAATAATGAGGTTATTTTCAATATTGATGCTTTACCAGTTTTGATTTAGTATATTTATATATTATTTGTAATATAAATATAATTTTAGTTGCTGTAATATTACAATTAAAATTCTGGATTATCTGTAAAAACAACAGGAGCATTTATAATATCATTAATATTTATAACTGGCATTAATTGGTCAATTAAAAAGTTTCCAACAATCACCGAAAAATATACTAATAAGGTATCTCGAATTAATAATTTTAATGGTTTACTTTCTTTTTCTATAAATCTCATTTCAATAAATTTTGAAATAAAAAAAACAATAGAAATTATTGTGGCAAATATAAAAATATTATTCATTTTAAAATGAATAATCATATTCTTATTTTACATTTTACGCAATTAAAATAATTATTCTAATACTTCAATATCATCAATTAATAAATCAGGCAATAAATTTGTTTCTAGAAGGTCCATATTCTGCACATCAAAGTTGTCTAAATTGATGTCTTGGTCCGAAATTTTAATTTTAATATTATCGTCGTCATTTTCAAATTCCAATTTTCGTTGATTATTTCTATACTCGCTTAACTCTTCTAATCGTTCAAGTGTTTTGGGTGCTTGTATATTACTATCATTATTATTTGTATCACGAATATAATCAGTATCATTAAAGGATAACTTAGAGACGTTATTAACAGGTTCATTATTAACAGTCTCATTATTTGGTTTTTGCTGAATAACTGGTTCAGGGGTTTCATGAGTAGGTATTTCTTCATTTATTACTTGTTCTTTAATTTCCTCAATAACTTCTTCTTCAATTGTTTCATCCATATATGCCTTTAAAATAGTCTCAACCGGTATACTATCTCTGATAGTATTTAAAATACATTCTTGAACGATTATTTCCATTTCTCTATTATATTTTTGAATTTGTAATGGTGAAATATTTATTTCAAATAAATATACATTTTTATAAAGTTTTCTTGCTACATTAATATATATTTTATGAATAAATTCATCTAATTTTGGGATATTAATATCAATCTTTTTTTGTTTATTACCAGCACGCATACTAGTTAAAATTTTAAGTTGTATAATATGTACACAAGTTACCAAATCTTCTAAATAGCCACACCCGCTTTTTTCACAAATTCTTTTTTTTTCTTGTTCAATAATAGAAGTATTCCATTTTGGAACTCTTGAAATAAAATTTTGAAATGTCATTAAATACTTATTGAGTTCATTGTTATCTTTACATAGTTTATATGATTCATCAAATATAGATTTATAACCTTCAATTATAAAAGGTGTTAAAATGGTAATTAATCTTGCGCACCATTCATTCTTTGATTCATGAAGCGAACTAATATTAAAATCATCCATAATATTATGTTATTTATATTATTTATATTTTTAACTAATGATAAATTACATGAATGAAATATTTTCTAAATTATAATTTCTGTCTAAAAACAAAAAGTTTAAAATAAATAACATTAATAACTTTTCATTTCTAAAATCCTTTCTTACTTTATTATATGCTATGAGTAATTCATACCTTTTACAAGTTGCGATATTTAAAAATTTGGTGTTTTCGATTAAATTTATAATATCTATTCCATTATAACCTTTTTCATATAATTTTGTTGACAACTCTAATAAACCTGCTCCATTTATTATTTCGTTTTCTTTTTTTAAAAGTTCTTTTTTTAAACAGTCGATTCTTAGATTTTTTATGGGTTGTATGTTATATGTCTCACTTAAATTATACTTATATAAATTAATGGTGGAACCATTATATACAGGTTCATGAACATATATTTCACAAAATCGTGAAAGTATAGGTTTTAATAATTTATATTTATCTTCGACAATTATAAAAAAACGGGTATTATGGCTAAATAATTCAATACATCTGCGTAATGCGGATTGAGCATCCATTGTTAATTTATCCGCATTTAATAAAATAATGCTTTTAAAAATGAAACCTCCATTTGAGTTTATATGTGTTTTCGCAAAAAATTTCAATTCTTCTCTTATAAATTTAATTCCTTTACCATGTGCGCAATTAACATACATCACAAAAGATTTGATTTTATCTTTATTATTATCATAAATACTATTAACAAAATTATGAACTATAGTTCTTTTTCCACAGCCGGATGGTCCATGAAATATAATATTTGGTATTTTATGTATTGTTCGAAAGTATTCCAATTTTTCTGTTATAGAATTGTGAATATTAATCATTTATTTATTAATATTAAAATAATGTTTTTATATTCGTATATTTACGATTATATTTTGAATTCATCGTGTACGAATACTTATTATACAGAACTTGTGAGAGAATGGGTATATGGATTATTTTTAAATGCTTGTAACAAATCGCCTTGGATTCTACCACACCCGATTTTATTTTCATCATAACTTTGTGGTGTTTTAATGCTTCCGTAATTTTCTTTCATGGGTGGTTGTTTTATAACAGATGATGGAGTAAATAAACGATTATTATATCTATCTGTATCTTGTCTCGCAATAGAGACATTCATTGATTGATTAAATATTTGTGTTCCACCTTGATTTGGTCTATTGTCAATAGTTTGAGATTTAATATCATTATTATGTTGGTTATATGCCGCATTATAAACCATTGGACCATTTTGGTTTGATAATCCTCCAACATTCCCTATAGTATCACAATTAGTTGTATCTCGTTGTGTTAATTCTGTTGGAGAATAATTGTTGACATAGATACCTTCTTTTTGATTATTGATATAAAAATTAGGTGAATACATGGTTGTTTCTTTTACGGTTGTATTAGTTATATCATTATTATTAATAACATAACTTTTTGAAACATTTGAAGACGCCTCTCCATAAATTCTACAGCTATTAATAGTTTCTTCTTTTCTTGATGGTTTTAATATATCCATAATTGGAGCTATTACAGCACCAATCGCACCACCAAAACCACTTCTTAATGTTTCCGGTTGTCTAATGGTTGAACGATGATTTTTATAATTCGTATGACTTTTATATAAATTCTCTATATCATTAATAGGACCTTTACCTTTTGCAGAACAATGTGTAACATCAGGTGTGTTTAATATATGTCTTTTTGGTTGTTCAAATTCAGTTGGCGCGTGTCCAACTTGAGCTTCTATACTTCCGGCAGGTCCTTTATAATCAGATAAATTGTTAACTCTTTTTATTACTCCCATTTCTTGAATAGGTCTTAATGTTTCACCTTTTTCTACACCGGTTGTTGTAAGCCATCTATCTTGTGTATTAAAGAAAAATGTATCTGGTTTTTGTTTTTCAACTCTACCAATCATACCTAAATTTTTAATTTGAGAGTTTGCCGGACCTTCTAAATTTGTAAGCGTATATTCTAATTTTGGGTTGGTAGAAACCCGAAGTTCATCGACTGTTTTAGGTAACCATGTATCTCTTGATTCCATACCAGAATTAAAACCATTACTACCTGCGGTTGTGTACCCGTGATTTAATCCAGGGCCTACATTTACAGTTTCAAATGGTTTAACATTATTCGAAATCATTCCTGGATTTACTCGTGATTGGTAAAAATCACTATTATTTGGTGCGCCATAAGGATATTGTACATTATCTTCTGGTTTAAATAATGGGGCTTGTTCTATTTTTTTTATTATTTGTGAACCATTGCCTGCCATATTATCTAAAATTGTTTCGGCAAATTCATTTGTATAAGTATATCCTTGAATTTTTCCTTTTACAAATGGAACCATATTATTATGTTTAAACTGGTCACTTTCTAAATAATTTCCGGTCAATGAATATATTTGTTGAGGGTTATTCCCGACATTTTTACCTTCATTAACCTTTTTTTCAAAATAATCTTGATTAAAATATTTATCTGTCGCTGTATTCGGATTTGGGTATTCTTGAACAGTATTTATTAATTGTGGAGTATTTGTTACTGGATAATTTTGTGGTGGTGTATTAAGATTTGGCAAATAATTCGGTGAAGAACCCATATTTGTAAAAGTTTCTTGTGTCATTTTTTTAATTGTTTTTTTTTTACTTTCATCAGAAGATTGTGATTGACTATTAGATATTACATAAAGACCTCCTAAAGCTAAGATTGGTATTGCGATTTCCATATTATATATAAAGTATTATATTTTTTCAATTAATCAATATTTATGTTGACAACAATTAACTATAAATACACGGTTTTTTTGAATTAAAAATATCCTTTTCTAAAATTCGAGTATTTAAATTATTTTCAAAAGACATACATGTGTTTTCTTGAGGATTTAAAGGTGGATAATACCAATCAACCTGTTCTAAATCTCTTGCGGTCCAGGCAGGCATAATTGCTCTTGGTTGTTCTGTAAATAAATTTGTACATGTTGGATAATTAATTGGGTTAGTTGGGACTGTATAATTTTTATAATTATCTTTATTTAAACAATCTTTGCTTAAAGGTTTATTTACTCCTAAAAGTTCGCTTTCTAAATTAACACAATTTGTCCAAATATTTGCTCCCCATTTTTGCATAATAATTTGTGGATCTTCTATGTAACAAGGTGTATCTCCGTTACCTGGAACATTCATTATCCATCTACCAGGTCCTGTAGACTGTTGTAATTGTTTTTTTGTTCTACATTCATCATAATAAAATCTTGTAAATGACATTTATATAATATATATTTTTATTTATTTATAATAATAATAATTTAAATAAAAATTGTGAATGAGTTATAATGAGTACTCCTCCCACATTATGTATAAATATGATAGTAAAAAATGAGGGTAAGATTATTACACGAATGCTTGAATCAATCCTACCAATTATCGATTATTATTGTATTTGTGATACAGGATCCACAGATAATACAATTGAATTAATAACCACTTTTTTTGATAAACATAATATACCTGGAAAAATTATATTAGAACCATTCAAAGACTTTGCGTATAATCGAAATTATGCTCTTCATGCTTGTATGAATTTAACCGATTATGTTTTATTAATGGATGCTGATATGGTTCTTAAAATTGGGTCTTTTAATAAAGAACTATTATCTAATGCGGACTCTTTTCATATTTTACAAGGGTCGGATGATTTCTATTATCAAAATATGAGAATTGTTAAAAATAATGGGTTGTATAATTATGCCGGTGTAACTCATGAATATGTTAATACACCACCAAATAACAATAATAAAAATATATTAAAAACCCAATTATTTATAGAAGATTATGGAGATGGAGGTTCTAAATCAGATAAATTTGAAAGAGATATCAAATTACTTACAAATGGAATTATTGATGAACCTAAGAATGAAAGATATTATTTTTATTTAGCAAATACATATCATGATTCAGGAGATTATAATAATGCTATTGAAATATATAAAAAAAGAATCGTCTTTGGTGGATGGGACCAAGAAGTTTGGTATAGTTACTATAGAATTGGGTTATGTTATAAAAATTTGAAAAATATACCTGAATATATTAATGCGTTATTATCTGCTTACAATTTTTTACCGGATAGATTAGAATCCTTATACGAAATTATATGTCATTATAGACATTCAGGTCAAAACAAAATAGCCAAATTATTTTACGATTCAGCTATAACAATTTTAAATAAAAAAAATCACATTGACGATTATTTATTTTTAAGTAATGATGTATATAGTTATAAATTATATTATGAATACTCCATTATTGCTTCATATAATAATATAAAAAATATTAATGATGAAATCATTCTAATTTTAAATAATACATCACATAGTGATATGTACACTAATTTATTTAGTAATATGAAATTTTATAAAAATATTTTAGTTCCTTCTCAATTAATTGATTTTGGGTTTTCTATAGAAAAATATGTTGGTCATAAATTAATTAATTTTAAATCATCATCATCTTCTATATTAAAAAATAAGGATGGATATTTAATGAATATTCGTTGTGTCAATTATAGAATTGATAATCAGGGATGTTATCATGATTGCGATGATTTTATCATATCAACAAATAAAGTGGTTTATTTATCTAAAGATTTTAGAATTTTAAAAGAAAAAATATTTGACCTTGAATTTTGTGATAGAAGATATATTGGCATTGAAGACCTAAAAATATTTAATGATGTTGTCACCAATGAATTGAGATATATTGGAACTGGATATCACATGAATAATCAAATAGGTATAGTTACAGGAAAGTATGAGATAGTATTAGATAAATTAGCACCAACAACAGAAATCACATCTTCATTTAATAATAGTTCTTGTGAAAAAAACTGGGTTTTTGTTGATTATTTACAATCAACTCATATTATTTATAAATGGTTCCCTTTACAAATATGTAAATTAGATAGTGATACAAATTGTATAAATTTAATTGAAACAAAAACAAATATTCCAAGAATTTTTTCACACGCACGTGGTTCTACTTGTGGATTTAAATATAACAATGAATTATGGTTTATACTTCATGTTGTATCTTATGAAGACCCAAGACATTATTATCATATGTTGGTTGTTTTTAATGATAACATGGATTTGTTGCGATATTCAGCACCATTTAAGTTTGAAGGCGAACCTATTGAATATTCATTAGGGTTAGTTGTAGAAGACTTTCGAGTATTAATAACATATAGCGTTTGGGATAGAACAACCAAATTAGCCGTTTATTGTAAATCATACATTGATAATTTATTAAAGTATAAATAAAGTATAAAATAATTTAAAAATATTATTTTTAAATTATTATATGACAACTTTGGTGAGTGCGTTTTTAACAAATATTAATAATTATAGAAGTATTGATAAATATATTGAATATGGTAAAAAATTAATAAATTCTGAACAAAATAAAATAATTTTTATTGAAGAATCTATTTATACAAATTATATAAAGGATGAAATCATAGACAATTCAAATACTATATTTATATTTATTAATTTAAAAGATTTATATCTTTATGAATATTATGACAAATTAATAAATTTTGATATAATTACGGATAATTACAATAAAGATACAATTGAGTATATGTTCGTTCAGTGTAATAAAACAGAATGGGTAAAAGAAGCAATACTTAAAAATCCATTTAATAGTGAACAGTTTATTTGGATAGATTTTGGTATTTATCATGTTATAAATAATGATGATGATTTTTATAGATGTTTAAGTAATTTAAATAATAATACATACGACAACATACGTATACCTTTAGGATCACCAGATTTTACGAATAAAGATATATTTAAAAATATAATTTGGTTTTTTTTAGGTGGTATATTTGGCGGACATAAAGACCCATTACTTCAATTTGCTGATATTATGAAAAAAAAATGCATTCATATTATAGAAAATAACCAAACTATATTTTGGGAGGTTAATATTTGGTATTTAATACATACCGAATTCCCAGATTTATTTTTAGGATATAATGCCGACCATAATTTAACTATGTTACAAAATTATTAAATATGTTTGTTCACGCATAATACAATTACATATGAATAGAGAATTACGCCAAATACAACAAGAAATACTTGTTGTATTTAGAAAAAAATATTTTTATAAAAAATTTGTCTTAAGTTTTCTATCCGTTCGGTGTCAATAACAGTAATGATGCTAAATGAAAAATCACAATATAATTAAATATTTAAAACTGGAATGGTCTTTGATTTTTTTCAATTACTAAAGGTTCCGGTATTAATACAGGTGTTTTTTCGTATATATTTTCAGATTTTAATTGTTTTAATTCAGGTGTAAAACAAGGTCCTTTTTTAACTAAATTGGTTGAATTCACCCCAAATAAAAATGACTCAATATCGGGAGCATTATATGACATTTTATTCCATGGAATCTGTCCTGGATTTAATCCATTTCCTGCCCATTTTGTATCATATGCTTCACCATATTGTGAATTTTTATATAAGGTGTATGCCTCACTTTGGGTATATTCATTTTGTTCTAAACAATAATTACCAGGAGTATTTTTATTACGTGTAGACGCCATTTATAATATATAATAATAAAACAATTAACAGTTTAACAAACCATTTGTAAAAGTGGATTTATTTTTTCAGGAGATATTGTCCCCGTTTCTAAAAAATCACATATACACGGATGTGTTAAATATAGTAAATCAAAAGAGTATAATAATAATAAACCAACTCCTAAATCTTCTGATATCATTAATCCTGCCATTTGTTTCATACATTTATTTAATTCTGGATGATTTTGTACTTTATGTAATATACCGTTAAGAGAATTATTTATAATAGTTTCATCAAAAATATCTAACATAAAAATATTCATTATATCTTTTCTATATATGTCGTCTTGTGTTGTATCATATTTTGCGTAATTATAATTACATGTATATTTTGTATTATACATTTAATTATTCTGTATTTTAGTTTTTAAGTTATAATATTCTTTTTATATTTTCGTATTTAATTTGAGTCTCTTACTAATTCACGAGATGGAACACCACCTCTAACCCATCCCTCTGATGCGGCACCTTCTACGGAATAAGCGGGATTATTTATTCTATCTTGAATACTTTTTAAAAGGGGTGTTGAATGATATTTAATATAACTTTGTTCGCTTAAATTATTAACACTTCGTTTATTTATCATTAATTCACCTTGTTGTATTTGTGATTCAATTATAGGATTAACTGAACCTCTTCCTAAATATGGAACTGTTGAAAATGGTCTATGAAATAAATCAATTCTACATTTTGGATGTGTTTGAATACTACCAATTTGTAAATTAGAATTACTATCAATATTACATCCTCCAGCACCTGAATTATGACCTCCAGTATAATTTACACAAGGTTGAGATGTTGCTAAATCAATTGGTTTTTTCATAGAGCAATCAGACGCAAAAAAATTTTGAAGCATATAAGTACTATACTCTACATTTTGTAAATCTGATTGAGATTGGCAACACGGGTCTAAACCTATTCTTGATACATTATCAAATGTATAACTATAATAATTCGACATTTATATATATTATACATTATTTTTTTACTAAACTATTATAAAAATAACTAATAAAGCGTATATCTATAACTATCTTTAACTCGTTGTATTGCCCCGCCTACGTTACTTTCTTTTGAACTAGGCATATTTCCATATAAATATTCTCCAAATGCGGTTTGGTCATTAGAAACACGAGTATTTGCTGTGCTATAAAAAGAACGGTTTGATTGGTCTAAATAAAAATTGTCAGTTAAATCACTAAATAATTGTTTATTTGTATTTTTAATTCCTGGGTTCATGTGTTGTACAGATTTCTTTATATTTTTAGTGATGTTTTCATCAATTTCAGGATTAAATGCGGGAGGAGCTGCGTTTCTATCTGGGTCATCCATAATATCTGTTAAAAGAACATTACTAAACGGATTTTTTTTATTTCCTTCTTTGAATTCCTTCTTTGAAAATGTTTCTAATGTTTGAGGATTTGTTATATTATTTGATGTCATCAACGAATTATAAACTTTGGGTGAGGTATCTTCATTATTATTAAACCCTTCATTAATGATGTTTTGTTGGCGGACTTTATATAAAATAAATATAAAAAATAATATTACTAAGCAAACTAAAACTAATTTTATGGATGTTGTAAGAATATATCCTAAAAAGGCAATATATATAATTAAACGGGTTATAGAATTCATTTTCTGTTCATAACTCATTCCTTGTTTTGGAATAACTTCAAATATATAATCTTTGTTAAATAATATTAACGGATCATTAGACCAAAATGTAATTGTCATTATATATAAGATTATTTATTTTTTATTTTAGAATACCGTAATATAATCTTATATATAAATTTATCATAAATATTATGCCTTATGTTTGTAATAATAATTCGTGTATACTGTCTAAATCAGTAAACGCATTTGGATATTTTTTTTTAAACTCTTGGATTTTATTAAAATATAATTCTTTATTTTGTAATAATAACTCTTCTGTAACGTCTTCCCATTTGTCAATAACTAAACAAGGGAAAATATTGAATAATTTATCAAATGCAGTATTTGTTCTTTTTACAATAGGTATGCTATCTAAATAAATTGCTTCATAAAAACGATGACAATCTTCACCACATCCTCTTGGTGAAATGGTATAATCTGATCTATGTGTATAATAATAATTTATCCAAACAGGTACTTTTCCACAGTGAATTGAAGGTTGTTTTTTATACTCATTCTTATTTAAATTTGTTATAAATGACTTGTTGCTCAATACGTTATAACAGACATTTCTATCATTGTGTGTAAATGAAAAACACAATAAACATAAGAATTCTTTGTTACACACAACATTTCCTTCATTAAGTAAATAATTGTGATTAAACCCTTTATGGTTTGGAACTACATACTCACAATCTCTAATTCCTATAGGCATAATATGTATATTTGGATGTTCATAAACATTATTATTCGCAAATATGGCTAATGAATAAGGCAATAGTCTGTTAATAATATCTCTAGGAATAATAGGTTCACCCATTAAATAAAAATAAACTTTAATTTGTTTCGCATTTAAAATATTTGTTAATTTATTTAAACAAATATTGATTTCGATATTACAAATAAATATTTTATCGCCATTTTTTAATTTTGATACAATATTTATATCTTGTGGTATTTGGTTAACTCTATTAGTAAACATCGCATTACAATATAGTGCGTATCCTATTTGAGAAAGTTTAAATATTAATTTATCATTAACTTTACTTTTTATTAAATTATACTCTTCCATGTATAAATAATGTAAATAATGTATTTATATTATTTTAAATTAAAAATGGATTATTTATTTTTTCGTTTTCTAATTTCAGGTTTAAAATCAGCTTTAAATAGGTCATCTAGTTGTGTGTCTGATAATATTTGGTCTAGCAGGTTTGGTTGTGTATTTAAAGGAACCATTTTTGATTTATTATTACGGTTATCTTCCAATTTTTTGTTCATTCGTTCTTTAGATTTTTCGAATTTTATATTTTGATTTAGTTGATTTTCTATAGCATTTAAATTTAATTTACCTCCACCATTACTACCTCCAATACCAGACAAACCAAATTGAGAAAGCATAGATTGAAAGTTTTCCATTCCTGGAATATTCTTCATTTGGGTTAACATCTCACTTGCTTCACTTATTAATTCACTCTCTTTAATTTCCCCAGATTTTAATTTATTATCTAATTTATCACCAATATTTTTAGCTAACCCCATTAACTTGTTCGGATTTTTGAATAGATTCTCAAAAACACCTTTCATATCTGTGATGTTATCCATGTCAAGGTTCAATTCATTAGCCGTTTCTTCAGCAATTTCTTTTGCTAAACTTCCAAGTTTACTATCAAGAATATCTGTAATGTGTTCATGAATTTGTGTTGCTTTTGGAATATTAATTCCAGAAGATTTTTCGATTGAAACATTATTTTCGAAAAAAGTGTGCATTTGGCTAAAGGTGTCCTCAAGTTTATTTTTAAACTCATCTTCATTGATAGTATCAAACATCTTAGAAGTATCACCAAATTCGGTCCTATCTTTTAATGTTCCTATTATTGAAAATAAAATAAGTTGTAAATAATTCCATATTGTACTGCGTGTTTTTTCGGTAATATCACACTGCCATAAATTTTTAAAATGAATGTAAGGTAAAAATTCAGTATCTACTTCTGATTCTTCTTTAAATAATTCTTCGTTTTTATATAAAATATCAAAAAATCTTGGAGGAAACTTTTTTTTACAGAATTTAAAAATAAATTCTAAACTTTTTGTTTCAGATTGTTTAATTGCGTTATTTTTGTCCTCTTCATTTTGAATATGTTCGAAAACAGAATGTGGTTTCCACCATTTGTTGATAAATACACTATATTCAGGAAAGGTCACGTTAATGTCATTTACAAAATCTTTTATTATTTTTGAAAATTCATCTGGAACTAATAATTCATTTGTAGTCATTATTATGTATAATATATAAATTCTTTATTTAAATTAAACTATTTGAAATATATATATATTAAATTCGATTATTTACACAATACAGATAATTTTGTTAAAATTTGAATATATTTAATTGTTTTATTCTTATCTTCTTGACACATAGATTTAACTGGATTACGAAACCGGTCAATTGCTTGAATAATTTTATCAGATTTGGATGCGTTTATTAAATCTGATGAGTAATCCTTATTTATAAAAAAGTCTAAATCACCGTTCGCGATTTCATTACTGTATTTACCAACAATAAAAGTATTCCAAATGTTGGGAATAATTTTAGGGTTTACTTTTTTCATCGCAATAAGAGAATTTTTGGCTACTAATAATTCATGATCGTCTGGAAATAAAGTCTGTATGTAAGTAATAAATTCTAAAAAGTGTTCATTAAATGCGCTTGTATAAGAGATAGACATAATATATATATATAATTGATTTTGTTTTTAAATAATATTTTAAAATTAATATATTATAAGTTGTTAAATTGATTTTAAATCGTGTTCTCGTTGTTGTTGTAATTTTGCGATAGTCATATCAGGAGATACTTTATTTGAACCTCTTGGTTCGTCATCCCCTGCCGAAGTAGATATTTTATCGTTGTAATGCAAGTCTACATAATTATGCATTTGTCTTATTCCACCATTCCCTTTAGCAGATAAAGAATCAGAATCCATATCTAAAAAACTATACTGATCAGAAACAATACCAAACATTCCACCTCCCAATGAAAAAGCAGAAGGTTCTAAATTATTGAATGTTGCTTGTTTGACAACAACCTCTTGTTTTTGTTTAAAATATTGGGTGATTGATTCACCGTATAATATTTCATAACCTTTATTTAGTAACAGAAGCGCAGGAACTCTAGTTATTTTTTCAGGCATAATTATTTTCTGTCCATTTTCTAATAAAATATAAACTTTATTGTTTTCATCCTTGATTCTTTTATCAATACAAATAAAATGGGTATCTTTTACTAAAGGTGTTTTAGATAAATTTTGTAAAAGGGTTTTAGAATGGTTACAATAATTACTATAATAAAGAATAGAATTCATATACTTTATTTTATATAAAGTTAATTGCCTGTAATTTTTAACTCAATTATAAAAAATTGATTTAAAAATACATTTTAAATATATATTAATATATAAATAATATGAACCCTAAAGTTAATAATTTAACAGAAAAAAACGATATTTTAACATTTACCCTTAGTGGAATAAATGTTAGTTTAGCTAACGCTCTCAGGCGAACTATATTATCAGATATACCAACTGTTGTATTTAAAACATCACCCTATGAAGAAAATGATGCGATTATAATTTCAAACACTTCTCGATTACATAATGAAGGTATAAAACAAAGATTAAGTTGTATTCCCATTCATATTGTTGATTTAAATATGCCATTAAACAATTATTTAATGGAATTAAATGTTGAAAATATAACAGACACAACAATTTATGCCACAACTAAAGATTTTAAAATCAAAAATTTGACAAACGATAAGTATTTAACCGAAACAGACACACTAGAAATATTTCCTCCAAATGAGTTTGGTGATTTTATTGATTTTGTAAGATTACGACCTAAAATTTCAAATGAAATACCTGGTGAAAATATACATTTAACATGTGGATTTTCAATTGGAACCGCAAAACAAGATGGCATGTTTAATGTTGTGTCGACGTGTTCTTATGGTTTTACTATTGATGAAATAAAAATAGAAGAGGAATTAAAAAAACAAATACAAAAGTGGAAGAATGACGAAAAGGAAGAAAAAATTAAAAAAGATATAGCTTATGAAACAAAAAATTGGAGATTACTTGATGGTATGAGAATAACAAAAAAAGATAGTTTTGATTTTATTATACAAACAATCGGGGTATTTTCGAATAAAGAATTAATTCGTAAAGCATGTAATATTTTAATTTTTAGATTAGATGAATTAAACACATTCATAGATACTGATAAATTGGATATACAACCAAGTAAAAACACTATGCAATATTGTTTTGATATTATTATTGAAAATGAAGATTATACTATTGGAAAAATAGTTGAGTATATGTTATATTCAAAATTCTTTGAAGGGTTACAAACAATTACCTATTGTGGATTTAAAAAGGCTCATCCACATGATACACAAAGTATTATTCGTGTTGCGTATCGTGATAATGTTGATAAACCAATAGTAAAACAATATTTAAAAGATAGTATTATAGATGCTATTAATGTATTTAAAAACATAGAAAAACAGTTTTAAATAAAAAATTTGTATAATATATAAATGAAAACACCAAAAACAAATAGTAGAATTACAAAAACGGTAAAAAATAAAACTATTAGAAGCAACCAAACAAACAGTCTTAAAACAACCAGACCTAAAACAATTAAACCTAGAACAACCAGACCTAAAACAACCAGACCTAAAACAATTAAACCTAAAACAATTAACAACATGTCAGTTTTTTTAGGAACTGAAGGAGAAAGTGATACAGAGGCTAACTTATCATTTTTGATTGAATTATTAGGAAGTAAATTATATGAAACATATGTTGAAGATATATTGAATATTGAATCAAATCAACATATTAAAGTGGTTGAGGTTTCACGACCTACATCACCACCAGAACATTTTTTTATACCTGGAAACCCCATAATATTTTATGGTAATGGTTCAGGAACTCATTACACTTGTACTGTTGATGGTGTGAATTTATGGAATTCATATAAAACAGGAATACAACTAACAAATACAGACCATTTTTGTCAAACATTTGCTCTTATGCGTATGCAGTATGAATTTTTACCAAATTCACATATAGGCCAAGAATTTTTAAAATTACAAAGAGGTGAATATATGGATAACGCTTTTATAGCAAAAAATGTAGCGTGTGATATATTGGAATTATTAAATACCCATTTTGATATTAATAATACCGTAGAATATGCTTTACAATCAAAAGATAGAAGCGGAACATATATACATAAAATAAACCCAAAAAGAACTTTTACAGTTAAACAATTAATAAAATATTGTCGTAGTTTAACAAAAGCCCAATTATGTAATGGAACATTTTATGATAAGGTATTTCTAATATAAAATAATAAATTCACGCAGAACCCCACTATAATGAATTCAATCGTGTTTGAATCGTTTTTTATTTTCGGAATATCTAATATCACTCCATTGATTTTATTATACAAATTTTTCTTTATTTAATTTTAGGGATAATATATGTGTGTTTCATTTAACTAGATATTACTTCAATTCAACCTTATTATAATTATTATTATCAAATTAAATAATTATAATATACTTTATCTTAAGCATAAAAAATTCTACAATAAATATAGAAACAAATGACATTAAATATTAAAAATAATAATTATGCATCTAAAAGTTTTGAATTACAATTAGGAGATATTATATCAATTAAAGATCCATCAAACACAAACCTGAACGATAACACTTTTTTTATAGATTATATAGATACTTCAAAAATTAAATTAATTAATGTAGACAACTTGACATCTATAGAGTTAAACCTAAATGAAGATAAAACAATAGATAATTCCACAATTACAACAATAACATTATTAAATCGTAATGATAACCCCGGGTACGCATTACAAAATAATTTATTACCTAATACATGGATAAATGTATACTTTGGTGGAGAAGTTCCTATGGTAATAACTGGCGAAATTACAAATTTAGAAGGTGATATGATAGAAATAAAAACATATCCATCAGGTGATGTTATTTATTTAAATTTCGATTATAAAGGTATTCCTTTAAATATTCCTATTGAATTAATTGAAATTAGAGATAAAATAATAAAACCAACAGAAGATGAGTTCCAACCAGAAGATGAACCACAACCAGAAGACAATGAAGAAGAATATGAACCACAGGAAGAACCAGAGAATAAAGTAGAAGTAAAACCACAAATTCGTGAGTTTATAATACAAAAAAATCAAGTTCAATTTGGAAGAGAAGAATATGGACCTATAGTTCAACTTGTAGATGTCGACACAAATAGACAAAGATACAGTATTGAAGAACAAACAAATGACTTATTAGATGATTTATTGTCTACCATTCCAAACATTAAAAGAACAAGCATTGTATTAAATAATATACATACTACTATTGAAAGATATAAACAATTAAGGACAAGCTTTTCAATTTTTGATGAATATGGTAATGTTTTAACATCATATTTAAAAAAACATAATTGGAAACCATTATCAACCTATTTTGAAAAATTTAATCAAAATTTATATTGGATTTTACCTAATGTAAAACATATAAAAAAAATATTCTTAAGTAATGAGGATGAAGAAAATAGTAAGGTTGAAGAAAATAATGATGTTGAAATTATTGATTTTTATAAAGATAATCAAGAGATTAGTGAAATTTTTAATAATTATAAATCAAATACTTTACAAAATACGGATAATAAATATTTGACTTTATTCACAGATTTAAATCCCCATTGGACACCTTTTAATTATATTGATTCTGAATCAAAATATGATATTATTCATGAAAAAGAGGTTGAAACAGACATTAATGTATTTATTTATGACATAAATAATGTTGAATCAACGCCTCCATATTTTACAAGATATAATACAGGTCTTAAAAGATTAAACGCATATAGTTTTAATGGGAATAAAATGTTAAGTAATCGTGAAAATCTCACAAATCCTGATATTTTACAAATTGTATCATTTGTCACATTGCCAGAACCAACCATACGATTTTCTCGGGTGAACCTTCCAAATACTTCTATAATGGATAAATCTAATTTAAATATTAATTTTTTGAATTACTGGCAGTTATTTCAACCAACCAAGTATAATATAAATAATATTATAGTTGAGAATGTGAATCAAGAATTAAATTTTGATGAAAATAATTTCGTCAATAATATTAAGAATTTTGTTTTAAATTTACCCGAAAAACAAATAAAAGGAAATTATCCGGATTTTGTTGATACAATTATACCCAAAACACGAATTTTATTTAATTTAATGAAAAAATATATTATTGGGAAATTATCTATTATTGATGTTGTCAGTTATTTAGAACCCTTTTTGGTTTATTCTGATGATTTAACATATTCTCAATATAAAGAAATAACAGAGTTTATTAATTTAAAAATTTCAGATTATAATAAAAGCTTTATTGAAAAAAGCAAGGTTTTACAAGAATTTAAAAGAATAGATGAAAGATTTAAATTGAAAAATAAATCATTGCCATTATTTAATTTATTGTCTACAAAAGATAATTTAAGTCAATCTGTATTTGAAAAATATGATTTTACAGATAAGTTAGGGTCTGTTTTTACAAATTCCGAGTTATTAAAACAAATAGTTTTAAGGGATTTTGGAGATTTATATAATAGTGCTATCAGCATTGATACTTTATATCTTATGTTTCCTGAAGACATAAACCATATGTTAGAAAAGGATAATGAAATATTAGAGAAACAAATACTAAATGAGAAAAAAAACAATACATGTAAAAATTATATAATTTCTAAGCAATATTTTGATATTTATGATTTGGAGAATGATAACGATTCAGTTATTTATTTCGATAAACAATATGATACTACAAATTACGGTATTTTGGATAATTACACAAAGGAATTAATGAATATGCCACCAGAATTATTTATGGTATTTTTAATTGAAAAACTTAAATCAAGCATGAAATTAAACGAAACTGAATCTGAATATTTGGCTGATACTTTAATAAACGGAGTTAAACAGGTATTGGATGGAAATTATGCTATATTAATGGATCTCCCAAAAATAACTTATTATGTTCGAAAAAATAATAAATGGATATTAGACGAGCTTGTAGAAAAAAATGGAATAAGTAATAATCAAAATATTCTATGTAATCTACAATTTAATTGTGTTAGTTCTGCAGAAAAAATAAATGATAAATGTGAAACTTCTAGATTATCTAATTTAAATTCACAAAAAAAACTATTAAATAATATTTTAGGCGAGTTTGACCAAAAATACGAAACATCACAGATACAACTTAAAGAACATATTTATAAAATGTTTGATTATTATTTAAAAATAAATCCAATCTTATCCGATTTAAAGTATTATGAAATGTTTAAATATAACGAACAAAAATATAAAATTGGCACACAAAATAATTATCAGGATGGTGTTGCTGTTATTTCACCATATGCTAAATTAAGAGACCTTATATTAAAACAACCTGAATTTATAAAAAAACAAAACTATATTATCAAATTTGTAAATACATTTACAAGACAACATTATAATAAAATATTAACAGAGTTACCAGTTGAACAAGAAAGCGAACATTGGTTATATTGTATAAAAACGAATGTTAAATTATTGCCTGTCTTTTTATATAAATTAGCGATTGCTTTTTTTAAATCTCCTGATTCATATAATATTGCTCTTCAATTAATAATACAAGAAATAGGTGCTTTAAGTGATGATGGCGATTCATGGGTTGATAAACACAGCGGATATGTTATAAAAAGAATAGATTTTGAGGTTGAGGAGGAATATGAAGATGGGTTTCGTGTCAAAACTCATGATGTTTTAGAACGGACTATGGGTGATGCGCTTGCTCTTCCTAAACAAAATTTAAAAATTTTCGATAGTCCGGAATTTACACTTATCTACAATATAATTAATGTATTATCCATCCTTATAGGAGTTAATATTGATAGTCAAATTGAATATATAATAAATACAGTATCGAATGTAATTAAAGAAAACGTTAAAAGTGAAGAGGCTTATTCAAAACAATATAATGATGCGATGAATAAAGGTAAACCAATACCAACATATAAAGAATTCTATAATACCGTAATGTTATACACCACGACAGGAATGTTTTTAATTAGTATACAAACAAGCATTCCTTCTATAAAAACAAGAAAAACATATCCTGGATGTGTAAAGTCATTTGATGGTTACCCGTTTGAAGGAGTTGGAGATTTACAAAGTGTGAATTACTTAGGATGTGTATTATATAAGTTAAAATCTAAAAAAAAACCATGGAACGTTCTTGAAAGAAAAAAAGAAACTGTTATTGCGAATTTAATAAAGGTGGCGATTGATAATTATTTGTTACCATTGCCTGATATAACTCGTAAATTTAATGAAAAAACCGAATACCTTTTAAGAAATCCTGAAATATTAATTAGTGAAGAATATAAAATTACAAATTGGACGAATTTTTTACCTCCATTATTTGAATTTAAAATTAAGAATTTAGTGAATATCTCAACAGAATTTAAAAAATCATCATTTAATCAAAGCGAAAAAAACCTTATTATCGAAGGTAAAATAATAAAATTCTCATTAGCAATACAAGAAAAAATACAAGATGTAATTAATAAACAAAAATTATTATTAGTAACCGCTGATAATAAGCCTTATATTGAAAACGCGTGTTGTAATGAAAATAGCGATATATCTACAATTCAATATTTTAAAAATAAAAATAATGACATATCACAATTTAATATTAATGTCGAACAACTATCATATATATTATATGAAATACATCAAATATCTAACGCTTGTTTATTCTCAACTAAAATAAACTCAAAAAATGTATATCCAAAATTATCGTCTGATTATAGCGAACAAACGATTTATTCCGCATTTATTATGTATTGCCATTTTAAAACACCAACGCCTATTAATGAAATTTTAATACCATTATGTAATATAAAACCTGATTTTATTAATGATAGTGATTCTATTAGTGAAATTATCCGAAAATTAAAACAAGAAGGAAAAACTTATTCAATTGAAAACTTTTTAAGATTATTACAATTAATTAGTAGACAAAATATAATTAATATAAAATACCCATTAGTAAATATTCCAGAATTTAATAGATTAAATGACCTATTAACATCCTTTAATAAACATAATGAAAAAGTTATTGAACCTGAACTACAACTTTTAATTAAAAATCTTATTAATTCAAATAATGTCGACGTTTCCACAAAAAATATTAATAATTATTTAATTAAACAAAACAATAGTATTAAACTTAATATAATAAACTACCTTGAATCTAACACAACTATTAACAAAAGAAATATTAAAAATGTCGTAGATAATTTAAATGTTTGGGAAGGAGACAAAATTACAAAAAATAAAGAAGGTGATGTTTCGAATGATTCCTTATATAATAGAATTCAATTTTTTAAAACTTATATTCAAAATATAGTCATGACCTATCCTAATATGATATTAAATAAAACAAAACACGTTATACATGAGGGATGGCCTTTTACTAAAGTGTTATCTTTAAAACATTTTGTTGATGTAAGAATAATTATCGCGGACAATTTAAAAAAATTACAAAAATATTATAATGACTCAACCTTATTTCTTATATTGAGAACTATTCAAAAAACATCAAAAAATATATTACAATTATCAGAAGAGATTCATTGTATTAATGATTCAAAACAAATATTTAATGACAGAACATGTAAATTTCTATTCGAACATTTATTTTTGAAAGTTTTAATGAATTATATTGATTTGTCACAAGATAAAAAAATGATTGTAACAGAATCAATTCAAGAGAATATTGTAAATAATACTTATAGTGAAGAAAATACCTATTCGATTATGAATTCAGTAGTATATAATTTAGATATAAATGATATAGAAACGGATGTAAATATCATTCGTGGTAATCAAAAAAAATTAAGACAGAAAAATGCTGAATTGTTATTTACTTATATTGAGTTAATGACCGAACATAAAAAAGAAATAGACACTTCAAATGAATTAATCGTTGATAGAATATTTAAATTAAAGGAAAAGGAAAAAGACACATTTACAGATAGATTAAAAGAACTAACTGACGAAGAACGCCAGGCAGATACAATGCTTAAAATAAATAAACTTGGTGTTTGGAATAAAGGATTACAAAAGGGATTAACTAAATATGTAGGAGAATATTATGATGATGAAATAGAGATGGATAAACATATAAATAATAAAAAAATGGAACTTGAGAATATGATAGCAAAAAATAAAAATGTACATTTCGAAAATATGGATATGTATGTGGATGATTTAATGGAACAGAACGAGATAGATGCTGAAATTGACCGCGAGAATTATGATATGTCCCATATGACGGAAGATTATAATGATGGAGATTATGATGGTTTTGAAAATACAAATGATGATTATAATGATTATAATTAGTTGGTTGTCGACACAAAAATTATATAATACAATATATAATTATAAAATATTTTTGTAATTATATATAAATGTTCCGACAATTTGTGAGAGAAAATATAACAATGACATCTATTGTTTTATTTATTATTATATTTGGATTAACTCAAGTAATTAAACCACAATTTTTATATAATTCTGACGGAAGTATTCGTGTTTTTGGTATTGGTTATAGAAATAAAACAATTCTTCCAGTATGGTTATTATCAATTGTTTTAGGAATATTATGTTATCTTTTTGTAATGTATTATATCGCATATCCACGCTTTTTTTAAATTAGTTTGTAATTGTATAAGTTTGAGAAGTTATGTTTTCTTTTTGCTTTTCATTTATTTTTTCATTTTCTAAAAATGTCTTATAATTTTTCTGCATGGTTGCTGTATCACTAACACATCCTCTCGATGAAATATTATATTGAACGATTGATATCAATAAAATTCCGGTGTATACATACCACATGGCTTCTCCAACATTGTCTCTAGAAATAACAATATTTAATAAATCCGTTCTTATTTGTTCATTAGCATTATTTTTATATTCTGGTTTCATTAATGGATCAAGTAATTTCCAATAATCTATAAAATTAGATGGAACAATTTGATTTATTAAAATGCCCATATTTCCACATAATTTTATAATAACATTCGCGGCGTGTTTCATTGCTTGTTGGGTATTAGCATCATTTATGGTTGCCTTATCTATATCAGTTGATACTTTTTCATCAATTAGTAATAAATTACTTAGTAATGAATGTGCAGAATTAGAAACATAAAAATATCCGATTACATCAGAAAACGCAGATTTAAATCCTGGAAATATAATTAGAACAATAATAATTATTCCAAAAATTAAAGTCCATGGTATAATTGTAAGCAAACTAGCAACCCCAATATTTTTGGATATACTACCACCACACGAATTAATAATAAGAGCTGAATTTAAAATAATTTGACTCAATAAAACAAATAAATAATATACACCTAAATAAGTATAGTTACTTTTAGTATAATTTAATAATTTATTGGAGTCATTTAGTATATCATATGTTAGTGTCGGTTTTAATTTAAAAAAGTATAATAATGTAATTATTATAAATGTTATTAGATTTATATAACTATTCATAGATATTATGTATAAATTAATTTAGTATAATAATACTATTTATTATGGAATTTGAAGAAGTAATTAAACCAACTTTAGTAGAACCTGGTGTAAAATCCTTTTTAAATCAAACATTAAAACAATGTCGAAACTTTAAAAACATTTTTAATAATATTTTATTTAACATTTTTTTATTATGTATTTTTCTCACAATTTTAGGAACCTTATTAATTTATAAATATAAAGGTAAATTAAAACCAAAAGAAATAGAACAAAAAAACAGAGAAAAACAACAATATATATTATCCAAAATTAAAAATTATCAAAATGCTAAAAGAAGAGAACAACAAGAATTAATTACTGGACTACCTAATTGGGATAACGAATTTGATTTAATACATAAAAATAATTTAAAATATATCTAAATTATAGATAATGACAAGTATAAATTCTGATGAATTTACTGATGCTTTATATAATTATTATAATATAAAAAGTCAATATAAAATTAATACCAAAAAGGACATTTCCGATTTTAAAAAGAAGGTTGAATCAGGTGATATAGATGTAAACAAAGTGTTTAACCCCAAATGTATTAATTGTGAAAGACGTGTAGGATCCAAATTTTATACCACTTATAATCCAGAATTAGATAACAGAAATTTAATGGCTATTTGTGGAGATAAACAAAAACCGTGTGAATTAAATATAAATATTAATGTTGGCTATTGTAATTCATTACAAGAAGATTTAAAAGAAATTGAATCTCTTATTCAAAATATTAAAAATGATATTATTTATGATAAAAATAACACAATGTTTGGTTATATTTTAAAAGATAAGGCATTAAAGAATTTCGAGACATTTAAAAATGATATATCAGAATATACAGACCGTTTAAAAATAGATTTGGAACAGTACGAAATGATTATTAATAATAAAAATGACACAGAACAAATAAAAATCACAGAATTTGATATTAATGTAAACATTGACCAAATTAAATCTTTAATGAATGAATATAATAAAACAAATAATACACAGTTTGTATTGGACCTTGTTGAACTGTATCAAAATACATTAAGACCCAACTTGGATAAATTGCGAAATCTTAAATATAAGTATAACTTTGTGGAATTTAATGACAGAACGTTAACATATAGTTTGTTTCAACTTCCATATTCAATAGAAACATTTGAAAGATGTTATGGTGACCCTAAAATTATAAGTTTTAAATATAACCCAGGTGTGTATAATATAAATAAATCTAAACTTCAACCCACTGAACCAAAACAGATAAAACCCAAAAAAACAAAACCTCAAAATCTCGGTCAAAATCTTGAACCAACAAATAAAACCAAAAAAATAAAACCTATAATTGAAAAAAAAACAAAAACATTAAAAGCACCACAAATCCCTACAAAAAATGTACCAGATGTAATAGATAATGTACCAGATGTAATAGATAATGAATCATTGATGAATAGTATTTTTGGTGTGGATTCTGTTGAATCAAACATGAGTATTAACAATGAGGCTGAATTAAATAATGATATACTTAAAGAATCAGAACATACTAATACCGATTTTTAATAATTATATAATATATAATGTTAAAATATATATCAATACCTATTTTTTTAATTAGCTTATTTATAGGATTATTTTTTATTTATATAATGGGTCCTGAATTAAAAACAATTTATATTTATCCAACACCAGAAACATTCGACAAACTATTATTTAGAGATAAATCAGAAAACTGTTTTGCCTTTAATGAAGTACAATTAAATTGTCCAACTGATGAAAGTAAAATTAACCAGATACCAATTCAAACATAAATAAAAATAACATAATATATATATCCGTTAATGATAAATTTTGAAAAATATATACATACACAAACTGGTAGATACATTCTATCTATTTTATTAGGTTTAGGATTAGCCTCATTATTTAGAAGTGTTTGTAAAGGTAAAAACTGTCTCACTTTTTATGCCGCAAATATAGAAGATATCACAAATAAAATATATAAAACGGATAATAAATGTTATAAATATGTCCCAACCCTTTCAAAATGTTCCAAGGATAAAAAAATAATTAATTTTGCGTAAATATTATTAATCTATCAATATCTATAATATTTATGAGCGATACTACTAGTATTTTAGATTTACCAACTGATTCAATTTATGGTGCCGGATTAAATACAAATAATATCAATTTAAGTATAACTGAAAAACCCAAAATGAATGAGCAGAATAACGGTTTAGACCAAACAACCATAAATCAATTAATGAATGATCTTCAACAAGCAAATAATACAGGCGCAACACAACTTCAATCTAGAGATATACCTCAAAATACCAATATTTTCACTCAAGATGAACAGATACAACCTAATTATATTCCACAGGAGAAAAATAAAACTGATTATATATCCAACCATGATATGTCAACTCAACCTACACCAAAAACACATAATAACACTTTAGATGAAATGTATAATGAACTTCAAATTCCAATCTTATTAGCAGTATTATATTTTTTATTTCAATTGCCTATTTTCAGAAAATACTTATTTCGATATTTGCCTATTTTATTTTTAAAAGATGGTAACTTAAATATTAACGGGTATTTATTTACGAGTATTATATTTAGTTTATTATATTATTTATTAAGTAAAATAACTGTTTATTTCACAGTTAAATAATTTACCAGAAAATACCTTTTTTTTTTAAGGTTTTATTTTTCATTTTATATTTAAAAGCTTTGTTTTTAGTTTTATTGCGTGTCATTTTCTTGTTATTAATTATGCTATTTTTCTGTAATGGTGCGTAATTTAAAAACCATTCTTCATATTCTTTTGTTCCCTTTTTATCTTTTAATTCAATGAATTTTTTAGCTTTTTCTCGTTTTAAATCTTCTAAACTTGGTTGATAACCATAACAATCTATACTAAACCGTTTTAATAATCCTTTTTGTTCTAAACGGTTGTGTTTCTGTACTTCAAATAAAAAATTAGACATACATAATATACGGTCAAGATCATAATAAGGTTTATTCGCATACATAAATGCTAAATAAAAACTTAACATGGTATCAATTGTTGCTATTTTGATTTGTTTATGGTTAGAATTTAAAATATTATAACTATGACACCCTAAAGGTTGATAAATAAACGCAATAGTATCATTTCCTATTTTTATTTCATAATTTAAAGGTAATATTTCGCCGATACTTGATTTTTTTGATATTGAGACATTATTTATTCCGTTTTTATTTAATTCGTTTTTTATTATGTTTGCGGTTTTTAACGGCTCAATAGAAAGAACATCAAAATCTGCTATTTTATTAACTTGTTTCTGTATGTGTTTAGGCATATATCGCAAATATTGTGAAATCGCAAAACCTCCAAAAAATACAACATTGTTATTAATTAACGCATTCTTGGTAATTTCATAAATTTCATCATTTTTATACATATTCTCCATTTTTCGCTGAAAATGAACTTTATTACAATCATTAGTTGGCAATGGGTAATATTTATTTATAAGTCGAAGTCTTTTAAACACCTTTTCCCATCGACTTGTATCTCCATCTGGTCTTGATAATTCCAGGTACATAGACATTTGTAGAAGAACCGGGTCTGTGTATAAAATTCCTTTAACGTCAACCGCCTTTTGTTTAATAGCATTAAATAACCCTTTAGGTATATTAGTAATATCTGCCATCCCTTGAAAATTTACAAAAACCTTATATGTTCCATGATGTTGGCCTGATTTAGCTTCTACATCCGTATAACCATGTTTAATATAAATATTAACAAGTTCTTTAACATCATTTAAAGCATCTGCAGAAAAAAAATCATAATCAGGTAAATCACTTTCATCATAAATTTTGTCGTTTTCAGGCAATAACGCATTTATCGCAATTCCACCATAACAAATATTTTTTTTTCTTTTTAAAAAGTCTTCAATAATTTTAAACATACCAGATAACTCTGCAGAATGTTCAATAATATGTTGTTTTTTTTGTTTATATTCACTCGCGTCTACTTGTAATCGTAAAATTACTAATTCACACTCGCTAAAACTAACAGATTTATCACATATTTTAGGTTTCATAATATATAATTATTAAATATTAAAATTATAATATTTGGAAGATATGTTTCTTGTTTCATATGATAACTCAGGTTTTTGAGGTATAGGGTCTGGCAATATAACCGGAATATATCTTAACCTTTCAGGTTTTAATACAAACGCAAAACCGTTTTCATCAAAGAAACTGATGTTTTCTTCAATATATTGGTCAATATATTGATACCTCATAGCTATAAATTGACATCCAGTTTCTCTAACAACAATACCACTTGGGTTTGGTGGATTTGAACCTATATCTGGCATAGCAATTGTCATATTTTGCTTATTATAATTTTGTAATTCATTTATATCAGGAGTATTTTTGATATCATAATAATGTAACGCACGCATGAAAATTGAATTACTGGTAATGTTTACATATTCTAAAAATGGTTGGTTATCTAAAAAAGATGTGTTAGATTTGTCGACAACAACAACAATTTTACCCTTTAAATTTAATATAGGAATATTTCCTATATTATTACCGTGATTTTCATAACTATATTTTTTACCCAGCAATAAATTATTATATGACTCAAATACTTGTGCAAATTTATTAAACATTTTTTGATTATTACTTAATATTCTTAAGTGAATAATAATTGGATCAGTATAATTAGGAGAAGTGCTTTGTGAGAAAGCATAATTAGATAATATATTCATAACATCTGAAAACTTAACATAATTATAGGTTTCTTTTACATAATAATTATTTGAAGTAGAAGTCGCAACTACTGGATTATCATCAATAGAATATATTTCAAAATCAAGACCTCTACAACCTTGTTTTAATACATTAATTAAATTACACGTGTTTACATAATCATTTTTATAATTACCACCACTACAACAATTATATGATGTTTTAATATAATAATCTAATAAATTGTTATTGAATGTTTTATATTTTGAATCTATAGGTTTAATTTTATTATTCAATGTTCCATAAATATTAGTCATAAACTTACATTCTCTTGAATTCAAGTTTTTTTTATATAAATAATAACATATAGCTAAAATAATTATAAAAATTATACTAACAAAAATAATTGTTGATATTGTGTTTTCTTTAAGATTTAATATTTGGTTTTTTAAATCACTTAATTGTTGTGTTGTCATACTTATTATAATACTATTTAATAATAAAAAAAGTTAAATAATATTATAGATATAATATAAATTATAATGCCTGGAGGATTATTAAATCTTGTTAGTGAGGGTCAACAAAATGTTATATTAAACGGAAATCCAAGTAAAACATTTTTTAAAAGTACTTACTCAAAGTATACAAATTTTGGTATGCAAAAATTTAGGGTTGATTTTGAAGGAGCAAAAACTCTACAATTAAATGAATCATCACAATTTGTATTTAAAATACCTAGATATGCCGATTTATTAATGGATTGTTATTTATCTGTTAATTTACCCGACATTTGGAGCCCAATCCTACCACCACAAGACGCGAGTTCAAACTGGGCACCTTATGAATTTAAATGGATTGATTATCTCGGAGCACAAATGATAGAAAAAATAACAATTACTTGTGGAAATCAAAAGCTACAGGAGTTTTCAGGAACATATTTATTAGCATCTGTTTTACGAGACTTTACAAATTCAAAAATAAATTTATTTAATACAATGATTGGAAACACATCCAATTTAAATGACCCTAAAAAAACATATTCAAATTCATACCCGAACGCGTATTATAATACAAGTAATGTAGGCCCTGAACCATCTATTCGTGGTCAAACATTATATATCCCATTAAATGCTTGGTTTAATTTAAATACACAATTAGCATTTCCATTAGTAGCCTTACAATATAATGAACTTCATATAACTATAACTATGCGTCCTATAAAAGAATTATTTGTTATTCGAGATGTATTGGACTCAACCAATTCATATCCTTATGTAGCACCAAATTTTAATTTATGGTATATGCAATTTTATCGATTTTTACAACCACCGCCAAACGTTGCGTTAGATTATAAATCATATGTCAACACAAAAACATCATGGAACACAGATATTCATTTAAATTGTACTTATTGTTTTCTTTCTAATGATGAATCGAGATTATTTGCGATGAATGAACAAAAATATTTATTTAAACAAGCACACGAATCTATATTTTACAATGTAACAGGACCAAATAAAGTTCAATTAGATTCCGTTGGGTTAATTTCAAATTGGATGTTTTATTTTCAAAGAAGTGATGCTAATTTAAGAAATCAATGGTCTAATTTTACAAATTGGCCATATGACTATATACCAAGTGAACTAGACGACGCACCTTTAACAGGAACCTTTCCAAACCCAGGTACCACCCCCCCCACAATTGGTCCTGGTGAAAATCCAGACCAATCACTAACTGGATTAATGATTACAGGTGATTTTAATATAGAAAATATTCGTAATATTTTGATTTCTTTAGGTATTTTATTAGATGGTCAATATAGAGAGAATCTTCAACCTTCTGGTGTATATAATTATATAGAAAAATATACAAGAACAAATGGATACGCACCACCTGGTATTTATTGTTATAATTTTTGTTTAAATACAAATCCGTTAGTATTACAACCAAGTGGTGCGTTAAATTCAAATAGATTTAATTTAATTGAATTTGAATTTAATACTATCCTTCCAGCTCTGGACCCGAATGCTCAAACATTAACTATTTGTGACCCATCCACCGGAAATATAATAGGTATAAATAAACCTACATGGAGAATTTATGATTATAATTTTAATCTGGTTGTTTTAGAAGAGAGAATTAATATTGTAACTTTTGTTTCTGGTAATGCGGGTTTAATGTATGCTACATAAATTTAATGTAAATATGAGTTTGACGCAAGTGGACCATTATTTAAAAATTCACCAGTTACTGTAAACCTTTTTGGATAATTTACCATGGTATTTGAATTATCTAAGTTGTATCTATTATTAAACAGTTTTTCACCTTCATTAAAACTACTTCCCCATGTATTAATACCAAAATTTGCTTGAGGCGCACGACTTAATTTGTTTGTTGTATATAATTTAGATTGTGTTCCAATATCAGTCGTTAATGTTGAAAAAGTAGGAGTAACCCCAACAGTCATTTTACCTGATTCATTTTCACCATTAATATTTGGTGTATTTGTTGTATTTGATTTACTAAAAGGAAAATATGGTTGACAACCGGGACAATCCACATCAGATAAACATTGTTCTTTTGTTTTAGAACATCTTGAGTTAATACACATATTTGTGCAACTAAATTTAGTTGTTAATGGCATATTAACTGTATGAGTTGTTGTAAAATCACCTCTATCTTTTATTGGCGCAAATGTGTTATTATAATAATTTTCGTAACATTCTTTAATATAATTATTTGTAGTTAAAAAATGTATCCAACTAAATATAAACCAAATTAATAAAATACATAATACGAACAATTTATGTTTTTGTTGAAACATATTATAATTGAATATTATAATTTGATGTTATTTAGAGAATTAAATTTTAAATAATGTTTTTTGTTAAGATGTACAAATAATTTATTTATTATATCATTTTAATATAATATGTCGACAACTGATGAAGATACTTCAATAATTGATAATAAAAAAAATAATACAACGCAATCTAATAATACAGGCAAACAAATATTAACATATATAAAATCAATTATATATTCTATAATTATATTATTAATAATTATATGTATTGGAACCTCCATATTATATGCTTGTAAGGTCGCACAATCAAATATATTACCAACCGATTTATTGTGTAATCCTTATAATGATACTCCATTAGACCTTATACCAACCATTAAAAATATAAACATTAATGTCACAAGTATAAATGATATAAAAAACTCTGAAAAAATAAAGTTTTTATATGAAAATAATAATAAAAATGTTATTATAGATTCTTTAAAAAACATGACAACAAATCCAAAATTAAAACCTGTAGTAATGTATTTTATAACTATTTTAGAAAATTTATTGTGTTTTATTTATAGCAGTTTAAATGTATATTTAAACTTTTTGAATAAATGGGTTTCCGAATCAGTAATTATATTGGGCTCACCTTTTATTACATTATTGTATTTTTCATTAATTTATTTATTAAGTTGGGGATATTTAATTATATTATTTTTTACAAAAATGTTTTGGATATTTAAAATAAATACAAATAATTCTAACGAAAATAATATTATAGAACCAACTGATTATTTTAAACAAGTATCATTTTTTAGTTCAAATTTTATTATTTCAATAATCATAGTTATTATTTTATTATGTTTTATGTTATTTTTTATAACTGTTGTATTTCCAGTTTTGGTGTTTTTTAGTTTAATTTATTGCTTTTTATCTACAGTTACCATGACATCTACAAAAGTTAGTGATGGGTCTGATTATAATTTTATTAATGCTTTAACTGATGTATTTTATTATAAAAAATCATTATTATCATATATAATATGTTATGCTGTTATCTCAAAAGCATTTAATATTTTTGGAACAAATGGTGGAGTATTGTCATTAATTATTATTTTATTAATTTATTTTAAAATACTTAAAATACCGTTATTTTCAAATCCAGAATTAAATTTATCTACATTTGGTGAATTATCAGATTATGATATTGCCGAAAAAAGTTGCGGAGGGTTGTCAACCATTAATATAGATACCTTATCTAAAATAAATAAATTAAAAAAAGATAGTTTTAAAAAAACACTTGAACTAACAAAAGTTAATCCAGAAAAAATCAACTCAGACCAATCCCTTCCAGAAATAGAACCAAAACTTCCAGAAATAGAACCAAACCTCCCAGAAATAGAACCAAATATAATTAAACAACCTGTTCCATAAAGATTAAATAATAATAAATTAAATAAGTATTTAAAATAATTAATATAATATTAATAAATGAAAAAAACAGGGTTACCCTTTATTAGTATTTGTACACCTACATTTAATCGTAGACCATTTATACCCCATATAATAAAGTGTGTTAATCAACAAACATATCCAAAACACAAAATTGAATGGATTATTATTGATGATGGAACTGATAAAATCGAAGACCTTGTAATTAATATACCATTAGTTAAATATATAAAGTTTTCCGAAAAAATGACATTGGGTAGGAAACGAAATATTGCGCATAGCAACTGTAAAGGAGACATTATAATTTATATGGATGATGACGATTATTACCCACCAACTAGAATTATGCATGCTGTAAAAACCCTACAACAAAACCCATCTGTATTATGTGCCGGTTGTAGTGAATTACATATATTTTTTAAACATATTAATAAAATGTACCAATTTGGACCATACGGACCAAATCATTCTACAGCTGCTACATTCGCATTTAAAAAAAAATTATTAAATATAACAAAGTATGATGACAATAGTACATTTGGAGAAGAACAACATTTTTTAAAAAATTATACTATTCCATTTGTACAATTAGATGTATTACAAACCATTTTAGTATTTTCACATGATCATAACACTTTAGATAAAAAGAAGTTGTTGGATGATTCATTAATGAATCCACATGTAAAATTGTCAACACGAACCGTTGATGAATTTATTAAAGACCCAGCATTAAAAAAGTTTTATACGGAAGATATAGACAATTTATTAGTTGATTATTCACCTGGTAAATTAGAAAATAAACCGGATGTTGTAAAACAATTGGAAGTTTTTTTTCTTGAAAGAGATAAACTAATTGAAGAACAACGCAATAGTCAATTAATGAATACACTTATAAACCAAAACAATTATTTAGAAAAAGTACTTAACGAAAATAAAAATCTTAAAGAACAAGTTGAATATCTTGAATTCAAAATTTCAACTTTAATTAAAGAACGAATTGCGGAAAAAATCGCACTAAAAAAAGGCGCACCCGAGAAATAATAAATTTATAAATTATTTAAAGATAATAAATAATTTATATTATATAGAATGATATACGATGACGATAGATTTCATCCAATGAACTATAATGATGTAGATAATAAACAATCAAGTAATGATAATACTTCAAAAGATACCGGATATAATAAAGTTATTAAAACTTATATAGACGATAATAACATAAAACATAAATATTTACTAGAATATTATTCATCTGGACATAACCAATCCTTAATAATAAACGCAGTAACTGGACTTAAATATAAGAATTTACGAGTTGGAACAAAGGATGAGGATATGTTATTCAAGATTTCAATAAATACATGTGAAAATAATAAGACCAAGGAGGTATTGTTTTACGATTCACCAGAACAATACGAAACACATCAACATTATAAACTATCGACCAAAACAATATCAAAATGGTATGAAAAACAAAAACATATAATAAGTTAATGCTTTAATCGTATATGCTTTCATCATCATTATTAGCTTCATTTTCGTCGTTAATAGTTTCCTTTGTGTATTTTTCAAGATACCTATAAATACGATTAATATCTAATTTATTAATTTCATAATTTTCAAAAATTAATAATAATTCATTGTCTGTATATTTATTTTTTAAATTAAGAAAAAATGAAAACAAATCCTTTTTATCCATTCCAAGTTGTTGACATAAATTTTGAATAAATATATAATTATTATATTCAGTTGAATATTTTGTAAGAACCTTAGTAAATCTTACTTCAACCGGGTTATATTTCATCTTTTTTTTAAAAGTAGTATGATATAAATTATTATTTTTAAAAGTTTTTATAAGAGAACTCATTTCATTAAATTGCCATATTTGTTTTTGAAAAGTAATTCTATCAATATAATCCGCAAAACATATATTGTCTAATTGTTTAATATAAAATGGGATTGATACATTTTGTTTCATTTTTCCAATTACATCAATAATGTTTTCATGCCATAATAACCCTACAATAGTTCTATCTGTTTCATTCATTATTTCCATATGTTCGCCAATATTAAATTGCTGATTTAATAATTTTTGAGTAATTTGTTTGGTATCATCATTATAAGATTTTATCTGAAAAATGTCCTTAATAAATGTTGAATTCAATATGTTATTATTTTTCTTATAAATGTTGTAAATATTTATTAATTTTCTTAAATCTCCTTGAACAAAATTAATTAGATTTGTTAGTAATTGATTATCTAAATTTGGTATTAATTCATTAATTAAATTAGTAATCTGAGTATTAGTTGGTGTTTTTAATTCAACCGTGTTGCATACCTTCATTAATTCTTTAATCTTTTTATCAATGTGATAATTACCGATACAAATAATTGGGTTCATAGTTACCTCTTCTAATTTTTGTTTTTTTGTTTTTTTTGGTCGAATTAATTTAATTAATGTATTGATTCCTCCTTTATCACCATTATTCATCCCATCAATTTCATCCATTATTATTGCGATTTTTTTTATTTTACCGTGAAATAAATTCATAATATTTTTATCTGACATATTATGTTTAGAAATAGTATCAATAATAGATTTATTTCTAAAATCACCTGCGTCATATTTAATTATATCATAATCCATCTCTTTTAAAATATTTGTAATAAATTCTGTTTTTCCCGAACCAGGACTGCCGTAAATATATATTCCTTTTTTTATGGTAAGATTATTTGTGTTTTGAGAAAATAATTGTAAGCATTCTTTAACCATAGTTACATTTTCATCTCTATTTAATATTTTATTTAAATTTAAACTGTTCATTTTATACATTTAATAATATTCTTTTTATGTCTATTTTGACATAATTGTTTTTGAGCTAAAAATTTGGTTATCATATCACAACATTTAACGGATTCGTGCTCAATACAAAAATTAATTAAAAATAATATATAATTTTTATATATATTATTTTTATATACATAACCCTTTAATAATATCCACTTTTCACAATTTTCATAAATTAGTTGTTTAAATACGAATTCACAGTCTTTTTTTATTATGCTTCTAATGTAATTTTCATAATGATTTTTTATAATATAGGGTCTTAAATATTTATGATATATCATATAATTATTTTTATTTGTAAAAATAATTGTTAGCACATCTAAATATTGTTTAATCATATATTTAATATCATCTGGCATGATATAAATTAAATTTAATAATGAATTGTCCTTGAATGATACTTCCATTTATATATATATATGAAATAATTGTGTTTATGTTGTTGTACATGGATTATTTACACCATAAGTAATTCCATCCCAACTTACACCGCAATTATTTGCCCAAGTATATTTAGCACATAACCCGTTTGACCCTGTAAATTGTGAAGTTGTAAAATCCATATTTAAATGTTTTCCAGATGAAGACTTACAAGTTCCTAAATCCTTTGTATTTACACATCTTGCGCCATTTCCTGAAACATCTACCCAATAATCTGGACAATCTCCAATAATTGGTGGCCAATTACTCATCTTTTGTTGATTCAATTTAACGCCTATAAATAGTAAAGTAAATATTAATATAACTATCGCAATAATTAAAACTATTCTTTGAAATGCTTCCATAAAATAAATGTATATAATTTTTTATATTTTATTATTATAAATGAATTATTCAAATGGTAGAGTTGACATAAAAAGTCCTAATACATCCGTTTTATTTAATATGTATGATAAAATTTCAGCAAATCAATGTTCAACCTTTAGAAACCCAACATTGGGATTATGGAATGAAACACAACTATCAACATGTTTTTTTTCTAAAGAAAATATACAAATAATACAAAATGGAATTAGAGCTGGTGTATATAAAAAATCAAATAATCAATATCTTGTTGGACAACAGGATTGTGATTCTTTGAAAATTATAATGAGAAGTATTTTTTTACAATATGCTGCAAATAAAGCAAATAATATACCATCGCAAATAAAAGAGCTAAATCAAATGGTTTTAAATTATTGTATTGAAAGTGTATATGGGGAGGCACAAGGATATATAAAATATTTATATGATGCGAGTACACTTGTCGTTCCAATATCACATCCAGTGATGGCAAATAATTCAGATAAAGAACTTGTTCTTAAAAGTTGGTTTTAGTTTATTTCCAATAAAAAATTTTTAATTTTATATACTATCTCTACAAATTTTTACACATTTTCTCATTTCAAATGCCCAGTTTGAAATGAGATTTATAAATAAATCTAATTGGTTTTAAACATTTATTTTTAAACATTTATTTTTTTTAATACCTATCTTTTTAATTTCTGGTATGATTTGGATGTTTTCACACGAATTCATTTTCTCTCTATCTTTCTTATAAATAATATATTCATGTTGTAAATTATTTAATTCTGTATTCCACATTTCAGTAATAGTCTTATTCTTAATTTCTTCTATTTCATTAATTTTTTTATTATATTCATTAAACAGTTTTTCTGCGTTTTCTTCTGTAACACTATCCATTGGCATTTTTGTCAAATATTTATATTCTGTGTCGTTTTCTATTATATCATATCCTTTACTTGTTAACATGTCAATAACATCCTCTTTTTTTTTCTTTCTTAAATCAATGGTATCATTCAAATTTTCTTTTATATATTTAGTTCTATTTAATAAAATAATTAGTTCTTTTTCTAAAATGAGAATCATATAGTCTTTTCTTGTTTGATACATTTTTAAGCGTGTTTCGTAATATTCATCTATAATATCTTCTACATTTTCATATTTTTTTAATTTATCATTTGCGTTAAATAAACGCATATTGGTTGTACTAGAAGTTGTATATAATTTAAATGTTTTTTCGAATAAAGTACATCCATAATCTGCCATGGATGCTTCTAACTCTTCAAATTTACCTTTATTTAATGTTATGATAAAATCAATATTTGTATCTTTGCTCATATCATCATAATCCTTTACAATTGGAATAATTTTTTTCCCGGTTTTATCTACATTTTCGGTTAATAATTCCAATAATTCTTTAAAATCATCCGTCCATAATCCAACAGGCAGTTCTGTAATACGAACCTTATCTATACCTAACTTTTCATAAACGCCTTTAATTAAATACTTTCCAGGAATAATTTCACGGATTGTTCCTTTAAACCCTTCATAATAAGGTATAAACTTAGCATTAAACAACTCATCATTTAATTTACATTTTAAATATTGGATTATTTCTAATGGATTATAGCACATGATCTCGGTACTAAAACCGGTACCAATACCTTTAGTTCCATTTATCAATATCATTGGAATAATAGGCGCATAAAATATAGGTTCAACTATATTTCCATCATCATTTAAATATTGTAAAATATTATCATCCATTTGAGGAAATATAATTCGTGTTATTTTATTTAATTGAGTAAATATATATCTTTCTGAAGCACTATCATTACCTCCTTGTATTCTTGTACCAAATTGTCCATTTGGCATAAGCAAATTTATGTTGTTTGACCCCACAAATATTTGAGCCATACCTACAATTGCGGAATTTAAACTTGCCTCACCATGATGATACCCTGATTGTTCTGAAACATAACCTGTAAATTGCGCAACTTTAATTTCTGTTATTAAATTCTTTTTAAATGCTGAGTATAATATTTTTCTTAAACTAATCTTTAATCCATCCATTAAATTAGGAATACTTCTATCACAATCATATTTTGAAAAATGAATTAGTTCTTTATTTATAAATTCATCATATGTTACCATTGTTTTATTTGTATCTAAATAACTTTTACGATTATAATTTTCTAACCATTCTTTACGGTCATTTGCTCTTTTTTTATTAAATATCATATCAATCGCGTTATCACTAATATCACCATTATGTTCAAAACCAACCATTTTTTTTGATTCAAAATATTCACGAAATTCTTTACCGGTACTTGTTCCTAACCCTTTATAATATTTAATCTTCCATCCTTTATAATCATTATCATTTTTCCACAATTCATATTCTCCATCATTATAAAATACAAGATTTTGTTTTCCTTTATTTGCTTTTAATATTGGTGTATTCATAAAACCAATAAAACCAGGAATTTTTAAAAGAGATGGCCATTCAGATTGGAATAAATTAATACATAATCCTTTAATATGATGACCGTCTAAATCAGCATCTGTCATAATTAATACCTTTGAGTATCTTAAACAAGTTAACACATCTTCACAACAATATTCCTTACCTATCTCTAACCCCAAAATCTTTTTTATTTCACATATCTCCTTATTTTCATTTATTTTTTTTATTGGTTCTCCGCGAACATTCATAATTTTACCTTTCATTGGATATACGCCATATGTATTTCTATCTTCCGATGATAATCCAGAAACTATTCCTGCCTTTGCTGAATCACCCTCGCAAAATATAATAGTACAATTACCTGATTTATCTGTGCCTGCCCAATTCGCATCAATCAATTTGGGTATTCCACGAATATTTTTACTTTTAGTTCCATCTGTTTTTTTAGATATTTTATTTTCTTTTAATTCTGTAATGGTACACGCAGCATCCATTACACCCATTTTTGCGATTTTTTCAATAAATTTATCAGTTACAACACATACAGAACCAAATTTATTTGATGGTGTATTCATATAATCTTTTGTTTGACTATCAAATGACGGGTTTTCAATATCACATCTTAAAAACAAAAACAGTTGTTCTTTTATGCTAACTGAATTAACCTTTATTTTCTTCTTCTTTTCAATATAGTCAACTAACTTTTTAGTAATTTGGTTTAAAATATATTCAACATGTTTTCCTCCTTTAGAGGTATGAATGCCATTTACAAATGATACCTGAATAAACTCGTGAGATGGTGATATTGCGACCGCATATTCCCAACGGTCACCATTATCTTCATGTGTTCGTGTTATTTCTGTTTTATTTCCAATGTATAAATCAATATATTGTTGGAAATTTTTTATTGGAATCAAGGTAGAGTTATATTTTACCTTTAATGATTTATCTGTAATTGCGGCAACATCATATATCCGTTTTTTCAAAAGAGATATAATGTCAGGTGTTAAACAATTCATACCTAATCTTTTATAATCTGGTTTAAATGTAATTTTTGTATATGGCTTTTTACCTTTAAATTTGGTAATTTCAGGTTTACAAATCTCATCTAAATTATTCTTAAATTCTTGTTTATATTTTAAACCTCTAACATGATCAACTGTTTCAATTGAACCATATATAGACCATACAAGAACCAACTTAAAACCAAAACCATTTTTACCACCAACTATTTTTTTTTCGGTTTTATCATAATTTGTAGATGTTCTAAGATGTCCAAAAATCAATTCTGGAATCCATATTTTATACTCTGGATGTTCAACCACATCTATTCCGTTACCATCATTTATCATAATAATGGTTCCATCTTCTTGAATTGAAATATCAATATAAGTCACAGGTAATGAATCCTCTGTATTATTCGAGATTAATTGTTGCATACGAATTACATGATCTCGACAATTCACAATACCTTCATCAAATAACTTAAATAAGCCTGGATTATATGTAATGTTTTTATCAATGATTTTATCATTCGTATCATTTAAAATCCATAAATTAGAATCAATATTTTCAACCGAACCAATATATGTGTCTGGATTATCCAATATATGTTGCTTATCTGTTTTTTGTTGATATTTATTAGAAAGGAATGCGTCTGTTTCGTTCATGATTTATTTATTTATGTAATTATATTTTTAATCTGTTTTTTATTTCAATTTTATTTATTCACATATAATAATGACTCAAATTTCGACATTTAAAGATATATATTGTATATGTAAAAAAAACCATATAAATACCACTACAACTATTGACAAAAAAAACCTCAACCCAAATAATTCAAACATATCAAATAAATTGCGCCAGGCTCGAATAATTTCCGCTAGTTTAGGAGGAAAACCTGTTATTTTAAATTAACTTCATAATAATTTTAAAAATTATTTTCTCTCTTATTTTTATAAATGACCAAATTTACAAAAACATCAGACGGAAAGTATAATATTCAAGGCAAAGTTTACGAATTATTATCCGGAACTCGTGCTCAAGTATGGCACGGAACCGCGTACAAAACCAGTGGAGGACTTACTAAATCAGACCTTCTTCAAAATAAAAATGGCCGAATTGTTTCAAAAACAAAACACGCTTCATCCAAAAAAGAAATGCGTTTATTAAAATTTGGATATGGAACCCAAAAAGGCAAATTCGGATTTGTGAAATTAAAAGGTAAATCAAGAAAAAATAAACGAAAAATGAAAGGAGGAAATGGAGTTAATTACTCATTATCACCATCTGAAATATCAGGAATTTCTAAAACTTCAGGTGTTGAACTTCAATTCATGGCAGGAAACGCAACCTCATAAATTCAACCATTTATTACTAATAAAATCATCATGAACAATATAATCCACTATTTTAATACATAAATATTTTTCAAAATATCTTTTACTAACTATAAATTTATTATTCAATCCTAAAAATTTACAATAACAATTGTACGCATCTGTCAAAGGTAATAAAACTAATGGTTGTTTATGTTTAAAATAAACTTTAATACTTTCAAATGAAGCGTTAATATCCTTAATTTTATCCCATAAAATACATCTTATATTTAATACATATTTATCTTCAATTATAGAAACATTTGGGAAAAAATGACATAATATTTTTAATACATTTTCTTCATTTATGTTTCCTGATGAATAAGCAGATTCTTCATTTTTAACCCATACTTTAAATAATACACATAACTCATCTAATTCAAGCTCTTCTATACCGATTTCTTCATTTTGTTGTATGGTTTCATCCCAAAATTTAATAAAATCAAATACAACTGGTAAATATTTACTTGTAATATTATAAAAGGTATCAGTTGTTTCGTCATAATCATATTTACCTTTTAATAATGTTTTTAAAGTATTTGAGTAAATTATATTTGGAAGTGAAATACTTGATAAATAATGCTTCCATATAAAATGTATTTTCTTCCATTCTATTTTTAAATTAGCACTATGTGTTATTTGGACACATTGAGAACAAAAATTATCAAAAATCACATTTTGATTATTATTTTTTAAATATAAAATATTCGTTTTTATATCCTCGTCATTTGCGTTATATTCTAAAAACTTCTCAGAATTTTCATACCTATTTGAATAATGCGCAGCAATACATAATAAATTTAAACCCACCTTTCTTATTAAATCTTTCCATAATTCAAATGAAAAATTTTCATTTATTTGTATTAATCTACAGTTTTCATAATTATATGTATCGTGATATTTAGTTACAAAATTATGAATTATGTTCATATTACACATTGTCACACTTGAAATGTTTTCTAGTTCAACTAATATTTTTTTGGTTTTTGATGTAACTATAAAAACTAATTTTGTTTTCTTTTTTAAAATATTATCTCCTAATATTGTTAAAAAGTACTTTGCTTGACTTTTTTTTGTAAATATTGATGGGTATAATACATTTAAAATATTTTGGATTGTCACTGTTTCAGGAATAGAACTAAATAAACTACGGTCTTTAATTTGTTTTATAATATTTATTTTGGTTCGTTGCTTCCATTTCATTAATACTTTATCTTTTGAAATATTTGAAAGTAACTTATAAATTATCTCATCTTCCTTAACAATCGTATAATTCTCTCCATTATATTCATAAAAATAATTACTACTTGGTAAATAAAAATATTGATTTTTACTTAAAAAAATCTGAATAAATTTTTGCTTTTCATTAATTAAATTATTTAAACGCACTACACGCTCAGCATGATGGGTTATTTCACTTTCTAATGTATTTGGTAAGTATTTTATTATATGATTATGAATTCTTTGTAACATATAAGAATTATTACTATATTTATTAAACAATTCATGTATCGAAACTATACACTGTTCCTTTATTTGTTCTGTCATACTTTAATAATTTAAAAGTTAGTTTTTAAATTATTTATTAATATTTAAAAATGTATTATATTAATAAATATTTAAAGGACTTAGTAATAAATTAATAATGACGACAAATTTTTCAAGACAATCTAATACCGATGGAAATATATTAACTATTAAAACAGTTCAAATCGCACCTTTTAGAACATTAATGACCGCATTAAAAGATATTTTATTAGAAACAAATATAACATTTCAACCTGATGGAATACGCATAATTAACATGGATAAATCACACACGATTTTGGCACATTTATTTTTAGCAGCTCCTAATTTTGAATTTTATGAATGTAAAAAAGATAAAATTATTATTGGAGTAAATATGTTTCATCTATTTAAATTAATTAATTCTATTGATAATGATGACACCTTAACAATATATATTGAAAATTCAGATTACGCAGAAGGTATTGTATCTCATTTAGCATTAAAATTTGAAAATGGAGAAATCAAACAATGTAAAACCCAGAAATTAAGACTTATTGAACCTGACCCTGAAGAATTAGAATATCCTGATGTAAAATTTTCATCCATTATTAATCTACCTTCCGCAGATTTTCAAAAAATTATTCGTGACATGTCATGTATATCAGATAAAATAGAAATTAAATCGGTTGGAAACGAACTAATATTTAAATGTTCAGGACAATTTGCTTCCGCAGAAATACATCGTGCCGAATCCGACGGAAGTATGGGATTTGTATTAAAACAAGATTCGTCTAAAGTTATTCAGGGAGAGTTTTCATTAAAAAATCTAGGTTACTTTATAAAATGCACGAATTTATGCTCGCAAATTGAGGTTTACTTAGAAAATGATTTACCTTTAGTAGTTAAATATAATGTTGCTAGTTTGGGAGAAATTAAATTATGTGTGTCTTCTTTACCATCATCATAATTATGTGTTATCCGCTAAATTTATAATGTAATATTATATTATATTATATTATAAATGTCTAATAATTGCTGTTATTATAAAATAAACTGTACTCAAGGTAATCCAGGACCAACTGGAAAACCAGGTCCTATAGGTCCAAAAGGTCCTACTGGTCCAAACACTGGTCCTACGGGTCCTACTGGTCCTACTGGTCCTGGAATAATGGGTCCTACGGGTCCTACGGGTCCTACGGGTGTCACAGGTCCTACGGGTCCTACTGGACCTGGACAAACTGGTCCTACTGGACCTACTGGGCCTACCGGTCCTACTGGGCCTACCGGTCCTACTGGACAAACAGGACCTACTGGTCCTACTGGTCCTACTGGTCCTACTGGCCTTACTGGACTTACCGGACCAACCGGAACAACAGGACCAACCGGGACAACAGGACCATCGGGACCAACTGGAGTAACAGGAACTACTGGTCCTACTGGACCAACTGGAGCAACAGGACCTACTGGTCCTACTGGCTGTACCGGAGCAACAGGACCAACTGGAGTAACAGGTACTACTGGTCCTACTGGACCAACTGGACCTACTGGTACTACTGGTCCTACAGGAACCACAGGACCTACCGGAACCACTGGACCAACAGGAACCACCGGGCCAACTGGTGCTACAGGTAGAACAGGTCCAACAGGACAAACAGGACCAACAGGACAAACAGGTCCAACAGGAACAACCGGACCAACAGGAACAACCGGACCAACAGGACAAACAGGACCAACAGGTCAAACAGGTCCAACAGGACAAACCGGACCAACAGGACAAACAGGACCAACAGGAACAACTGGACAAACAGGACCTACAGGACCAACCGGACAAACAGGTCCAACAGGACTCACAGGACCTACAGGACCAACAGGACCTACAGGTCAAACAGGAACAACTGGTCCTACAGGACCTACAGGTCAAACAGGAACAACTGGTCCTACAGGTAGAACAGGACCCACAGGACCAACCGGACCAACCGGAACAACAGGAACAACAGGAACAACTGGTCAAACAGGAACAACTGGACCCACAGGACCTACAGGACCCACTGGACCCACAGGAACAACAGGAACAACAGGACCTACAGGACCCACAGGAACAACAGGAACAACAGGACCCACAGGAACAACAGGACCAACAGGACCAACAGGACCCACAGGAACAACAGGAACAACAGGACCCACAGGGCCAACCGGACCCACAGGACCAACTGGACGAACTGGACCCACCGGACGGACTGGACCCACAGGACCCACCGGACAGACTGGACCCACAGGACCAACAGGACCCACTGGACCAACAGGACAAACAGGACCAACCGGACAAACAGGGGCTACCGGGCCCACAGGACAAACAGGACCAACAGGACAAACAGGACCCACTGGACCCACTGGACCAACAGGACAAACAGGAACAACAGGAACAACAGGAACAACAGGAACAACAGGACAAACAGGTCCTACTGGACCCACAGGTCAAACGGGACAAACTGGAACAACAGGACCAACCGGACAAACAGGACCAACCGGTCAAACAGGACCTACTGGTCAAGCTGGACCCACAGGACCAACTGGATCCACTGGACAAACTGGAAACACCGGTCAAACAGGTCAAACTGGAACCACAGGACAAACTGGAACCACAGGACCCACAGGATCCACAGGACCCACAGGATCCACAGGACCAACTGGTCAAACAGGATCCACAGGACCAACTGGAACCACAGGACCAACTGGAACTACTGGAACCACAGGACAAACAGGACCCACAGGACAAACTGGTCAAACAGGTCAAACAGGTCCCACGGGACAAACCGGAACAACAGGACAAACCGGAACAACAGGACAAACTGGAACAACAGGACCTACGGGGCCTACAGGAACAACTGGACCTACAGGAACCACTGGAACAACTGGAACAACAGGACAAACTGGACCTACGGGGCCTACAGGAACAACCGGTCAAACAGGACCCACTGGACCCACTGGACCTACCGGACCCACTGGACCTACCGGACCCACTGGACCTACCGGACCCACTGGACCTACCGGACCCACTGGAACCACGGGTCAAACAGGGCCTACTGGACCCACTGGACCTACAGGACAAACAGGATCCACTGGACCTACAGGACCTACCGGTCAAACAGGACCTGGTCAAACAGGACCCACTGGAACAACTGGTCAAACAGGGACCACAGGATCAACAGGTCAAACAGGACAAACCGGACCCACAGGACCCACTGGAACCACCGGTCAAACAGGTCCAACAGGACAAACAGGCACAACAGGATCAACAGGTCAAACAGGAACAACTGGACCAACTGGACCCACAGGACAAACCGGACAAACAGGACCCACTGGACCCACTGGACCCACAGGCACAACTGGACAAACCGGACCAACAGGACCTACCGGTCAAACAGGACCCACCGGAACAACTGGTCAAACCGGTCCAACTGGAACAACTGGAACAACAGGAACCACTGGAACCACTGGGACAACTGGAACAACAGGAACCACTGGACCAACAGGAACCACTGGAACCACTGGACCAACAGGTCAAACAGGACCCACAGGACCTGGTCAAACAGGGCCAACAGGACCAACAGGACCTACTGGACCTACTGGAACCACTGGAACTACTGGACCTACAGGACAAACAGGACCAACAGGATTATTAAGTTTATCAGGAACAAATTATGGTGATTATGTATATTGGAATACAAACAATACACCAGCAGCATGGACCGTTGGTACATATAATATAAATTTAGGGTCTTTTGCTGGTCAATATAACCAGGGAACAAGTGCGGTTGCTCTTGGTTATTCCGCAGGCAATTATTATCAAGGTTCACATTCGGTTGCGATTGGTGTACAAGCAGGTCAAACTAACCAAGGGTCCGGTTCAATCGCTATTGGGTATCAAGCAGGTCAAACTAACCAAGGTTCCGGTTCAATTGCTATTGGTATACAAGCAGGACAATCTTATCAAGGTTCCGGTTCAATTGCGATTGGGTACCAAGCAGGACAATTTAGTCAAGGTTCCGGTTCAATTGCGATTGGATATCAAGCAGGACAATTTAGTCAAATGTCAGGTTCAATTGCGATTGGATATCAAGCAGGACAATTTAGTCAAATGTCAGGTTCAACCGCGATAGGGTATCAAGCCGGACAATTTAGTCAAATGTCAGGTTCAATTGCGTTTGGGTATCAAGCCGGACAATTTAGTCAAGGATTAGGTTCAATTGCGTTTGGATATAAAGCAGGACAATTTAGTCAAGGAACATTATCACTTGCGATTGGGTACCAATCAGGACAATTTAGTCAAGGAACAGGTTCACTTGCGATTGGGTATCAAGCAGGACAATTTAGTCAAGGAACAGGTTCACTTGCGATTGGATATCAAGTCGGACAATTTAGTCAAGGGTCAGGTTCAATTGCTATAGGCGTACAAGCAGGACGATTTAGTCAAGGGTTTGGGTCAATCGCAGTTGGGTTTCAAGCAGGTTATTTTACTCAAGGGTCAAGTTCAATTGCGATTGGGTTTCAAGCAGGTTATTTTACTCAAGGGTCAAGTTCAATTGCGGTTGGGTATCAAGCCGGTTATTTTACTCAAGGGTCAAGTTCAATTGCGGTTGGGTATCAAGCAGGGTATACAAATCAAGGGTCAAGTTCAATTGCGATTGGGTATCAAGCAGGGTATACAAATCAAGCGACAAGTTCAGTTGCTATTGGGTATCAAGCAGGGTATACAAATCAAAGTACAGGTGCGGTTGCGATTGGGTATTTAGCAGGATTTACTCAACAAGGATACCAAGCAGTTGCCATTGGATACCAATCAGGTCAAACTAACCAAGGTTTCCAATCAGTTGCGGTTGGATACCAAGCAGCACAAACCAATCAAAGTAAACAAGCAGTTGCGATTGGGTATCAAGCAGGTCAAGTATTTCAATGTATTCAAGGAGTTGCGATTGGATACCAAGCATGTCAATTCGGTGCAAACAATCAAGGACAATATAGTGTTGCGGTTGGGTATCAGGCAGGTCAATTTAATCAACAGCAGTATGGAGCTGCTCTTGGGTTTCAAGCGGGTAATTATCAGCAACAGCAGTTTGGGACTGCTATTGGGTACCAAGCAGGATATTCTCAACAAGGACAAAGCGCGGTTGCGGTTGGATTCCAAGCAGGGTATTCAATTCAAGGACAGTATGCGGTTGCGGTTGGATATCAAGCAGGGTATTCAAATCAAGCACAAAACGCGATTGCTGTTGGATTTCAAGCAGGTCAATTTAGTCAAGGGACAAGTTCAATTGCGGTTGGTATTCAAGCAGGACAATTTAGTCAAGGGACAAGTTCAATTGCTATTGGTATCCAAGCAGGACAATTTAGTCAAGGTTCATTTGCGGTCTCCATAGGATACCAATCAGGTCAATTTAGTCAAAATTCGTATTCAATCGCTATTGGATACCAGGCAGGCAATTATAGTCAAAATTTTAACACAGTTTCTCTTGGATATCAATCGGGATTTTATCAACAATATGCTAATTCAATTGCGATTGGGTATCAAGCCGGATATTCAAATCAAGCAACAAATACAGTTGCGATTGGAACTCAATCAGGGTATTCAAATCAAGCACAAAATGCTGTTGCTATTGGGTATCAATCGGGACAATTTAGTCAAGGAACAAATTCAGTAGCGATAGGGTATCAATCAGGACAATTTAGTCAAGGTACTCAATCTGTTTCTATAGGGAATCAAGCAGGACAGTTTAGTCAAGGATACCAAGCAGTTGCTCTTGGGAGTCAAGCAGGACAGTTTAGTCAAGGATACCAAGCAGTTGCTGTTGGAAGTCAAGCCGGATATTTTACACAAGGTTCAGGTTCAGTTGCTATTGGGTATCAATCAGGATATTCAAATCAAGGAGCTGGAGCACTCGCTATTGGTTATCAATCCGGATATTCAAATCAACAAGGATCCGCAGTTGCGATAGGATATCAATCTGGATATTCAAACCAACAAGGATCCTCAGTTGCGATAGGATATCAATCAGCTATTTTTGGTCAAGGAGGAAACTCAGTTGCTATTGGGTATCAATCCGGGTATTTTACTCAAGGAGCAGCCACCGTTGCTATTGGATATCAATCCGGGTATTTTATTCAAGGAAATCAAGCAACTGCTATTGGATATCAAGCCGGATATTCAAATCAAGGACAATATACGGTTGCGGTTGGTACCCAAGCCGGATATTCAAATCAAGGACAAAACGCGGTTGCTATTGGATATCAAGCCGGATATTCAAATCAAGCACAAAATGCGGTTACTATTGGGTGCCAAGCCGGACAATTTAGTCAAGGAACAAATTCAATAGCGATAGGGTATCAAGCAGGACAATTTAGTCAAGGAACAAATTCAATTGCGTTAGGGTATCAAGCGGGACAATTTAGTCAAGGGCTAAATTCAATTGCTCTTGGGTTTCAAGCAGGACAATTTAGTCAAGGAACACTTTCAATCGCAATTGGGTACCAAGCAGGACAATTTAGTCAAGGGTCAGGATCAACCGCTATTGGGTCCCAAGCAGGACAATATAGTCAAGGGTCTGGTTCAATTGCGATAGGATACAATGTGGGACAGACTAATCATGGTTCAGCATCAATATCAATTGGATATCGAATTACAAATACACATGTAAATACAATTGTATTAAGTGCGTTAAACTCCGGATTCACAACATCATCACCCAATTCTTTTTATGTAGGCACAATGAATTCAACTAACTCTGCAGCACCCTTTAGTTTAGTATATAATACAGCCACAAGTGAGATTTTATACAATACTAATAAAACATTTATTATTAATCATCCAATAAATAAGGATAAGTATTTAGTTCATGCGTGCTTAGAAGGTCCAGAAGTAGGTGTATATTATCGCGGAGAAGGTAAAATAACAAATAATGATTATACAACCGTATTTTTACCTGATTATGTGGACAACTTGGCAACTGATTTTACAGTACAGATTACACCTATATATAATGGTAAACTTAAAATGTATAGTGCTACTGAAGTAATTCAAAACAGTTTTAATGTTTATGGTGAAAATGGTAATTTTTTTTGGGTTGTTCATGGAAGTAGAGGAAATGTAAATGTAGAGCCAAATAAAAAAGATGTAATTGTAAAAGGCAAAGAACCATATCTTTGGATATAATTAAAAAATTTACTTTAATAATATAATAATATTATAATTTACCTTATTAATGATAAATAAATATAAACACGTACATAATCGTATAGTTTGTTGTTCACGCGGTCAAGATGGTTCAAAAGGTCCTGTAGGCATTACAGGTCTTACCGGTCAAACAGGACCAAAAGGACCTATCGGACCAACAGGTATTATTGGTCTTACTGGTCCTACAGGAACAACTGGAATTACAGGATTTTTCGGTCATGTCTCTACTGGTAATACTGGAATAACGGGATTAACAGGATTAACCGGGATTACAGGGCCATCGTCACAAACAGGTCCTATCGGTCCAATAGGTCCAACAGGTCCAATAGGAATAACAGGTTCAATTGGATTTTTAGGACCTACAGGAAAAACGGGATCTACTGGTTATACTGGACCTACAGGAGTAACTGGACCTACAGGAGTAACTGGACCTACAGGAGTAACTGGACCTACAGGAGTAACTGGACCTACAGGAGTAACTGGACACACCGGGTCAACAGGAGCTACGGGAATAATTGGACCCACTGGTTCAAGAGGACCAACAGGACCAACAGGACCAACAGGACCATCAGGTCCTTCAGGAACAACAGGACCCACAGGAACAACAGGACCTACAGGAACAACCGGACCTACAGGGTCAACCGGTCAAACAGGACCCACAGGCACAACAGGGCCTACAGGCACAACAGGGCCTACAGGACATACGGGTTTTACAGGACCCACAGGCACAACAGGGTCTACAGGACATACGGGACCTACAGGACCAACCGGTCAAACAGGACCCACAGGACCCACAGGACCCACCGGTCAAACAGGACAAACAGGTTTTACTGGACCTACGGGACCAACAGGACCAACAGGTTTTACTGGACCAACAGGACCAACAGGTTTTACTGGACCAACAGGACCAACAGGTTTTACTGGACCAACAGGACCCACCGGTCAAACAGGTAAAACCGGACCAACAGGACCAATAGGACCAACAGGACCTACCGGTCAAACAGGTACAATAGGACCTACCGGACCCACAGGACCCACAGGAACAACTGGACCAACAGGACCAACAGGTTTTACTGGACCCACAGGTCCTACGGGAACAACAGGACCTACCGGAACAACAGGACCAACGGGACCAACAGGAACAACTGGACCAACGGGACCAACAGGACCAACTGGAACAACTGGAACAACTGGAACAACTGGAACAACTGGTACAGCTGGACCAACTGGACCTACGGGAAAAACAGGACAAACAGGACCTACAGGACCCACTGGACCCACAGGAACAACTGGACCCACAGGACCCACAGGACCCACAGGACATACAGGAACAACTGGACCTACAGGACCTACTGGACACACAGGACCTACAGGAACAACAGGAACAACAGGACAACCCGGACCCACAGGACCTACCGGACAAACAGGTTTTACTGGACCTACAGGTCCTACAGGACCAACAGGACCAACTGGAACAACAGGTCAAATAGGACCTACCGGTACAACAGGACCTACAGGTCCTACCGGACCTACTGGAACAACCGGCACAACAGGACCAACGGGACAAACCGGACAAACAGGTCCTACTGGATCAACCGGACAAACAGGGACTACAGGACCTACAGGACCAACAGGACTCACAGGACAAACAGGACAAACAGGTTTTACAGGTCCAACAGGATCAACAGGACCAACAGGATCAACAGGACCAACAGGACCAACAGGACCTACAGGTACAACAGGACCTACGGGAACAACCGGACCAACTGGACCTACAGGTACAACAGGACCAACAGGAACAACCGGACCAACAGGACAAACAGGACCCACCGGACCAACAGGACAAACTGGAACAACAGGACAAACTGGAACAACAGGAACAACAGGTCAAACAGGACCCACAGGACCTACCGGTCAAACAGGACCAACTGGACAAACCGGACCAACTGGACCAACAGGTCAAACAGGACCGACTGGACAAACAGGACAAACCGGACCAACTGGACCAACAGGACCAACTGGACCCACAGGACCCACCGGTCAAACTGGACCTACAGGTGAAACAGGTCCCACAGGTACAACAGGACCAACCGGCATAACAGGTACAACAGGTCCTACAGGTCAAACAGGTACAACAGGACCAACCGGCATAACAGGACCAACCGGACCAACAGGACAAACCGGACATACGGGAACAACTGGAACAACAGGACCAACAGGACCAACAGGACCAACCGGACCAACTGGAACAACAGGACTCACAGGACCCACAGGACCCACAGGACAAACAGGACCAACTGGACCCACAGGTCCTACAGGACCAACTGGACCCACAGGTCCTACAGGACCAACTGGAACAACAGGACCAACAGGACCAAGTGGAACAACAGGACCAACAGGACCCACAGGACCAACAGGACCCACAGGGCCCACAGGACCTACTGGAACAACAGGAACCACTGGACCAACCGGACCCACTGGACCAACCGGACCCACTGGACACACTGGAACAACTGGGCCCACTGGACACACTGGAACAATTGGGCCCACCGGAACAACAGGACAAACCGGAACAACAGGACCTACGGGACCAACTGGACCTACGGGACCCACCGGAACAACAGGACCAACCGGAACAACAGGACCCACAGGACAAACAGGACCCACAGGACAAACAGGACCTACCGGACCTAATGGAAGTATTGGATTTTTAAGTATATTAGGAACAAATTATGGTGATTATGTATATTGGAATAACAATAGTATAACACCAGCATGGACCGTTGGTACATATAATATAAATTTAGGATCTTTTGCTGGTCAATTTAATCAGGGAACAAGTGCTGTTGCTCTTGGTTATTCCGCTGGTAATTATTATCAAGGAACACATTCGATTGCTATTGGTGTACAAGCAGGACAATCTAATCAAGGTTCAGGTTCAATTGCGATAGGGTACCAAGCAGGAGCATCATTTCACGGTTCAGGTTCAATTGCTATTGGTATCCAAGCAGGACAATCTTATCAAGGTTCAGGTTCAATTGCGGTTGGGTTTCAAGCAGGTCAAATTAGTCAAGGTTCAGGTTCAATTGCGATAGGATTTCAAGCAGGTCAATTTAGTCAAGGTTCAGGTTGTATCGCGATAGGGTATCAAGCAGGGCAAATTAGTCAATGTTCATCCGCAATCGCAATAGGGTATCAAGCAGGTCAATTTAGTCAAGATTCAGGTTCAATTGCGGTTGGATATCAAGCAGGTCAATTTAGTCAAGGTTCAGGTTCAATTGCGGTTGGATATCAAGCAGGTCAATTTAGTCAAGGCTCAGGTTCAATTGCGATTGGATACCAAGCAGGACAATTTAGTCAATCAAAAAGTTCAATCGCGATTGGATATCAAGCAGGTCAATTTAGTCAAGATTCGAGTTCAATTGCTATTGGGTATCAGGCAGCGCAAATTAGTCAAGGAACAGGTTCAATAGCAATAGGATATCAAGCAGGTCAATTTAGTCAAGGTTCAGGTTCAATTGCGGTTGGATATCAAGCAGGTCAATTTAGTCAAGGTTCAGGTTCAATTGCGGTTGGATATCAAGCAGGTCAATTTAGTCAAGGTTCAGGTTCAATCGCAATAGGATATCAAGCAGGTCAATTTAGTCAAGGTTCAGGTTCAATTGCGGTTGGATATCAAGCAGGTCAATTTAGTCAAGGTTCAGGTTCAATTGCGGTTGGATATCAAGCAGGTCAATTTAGTCAAGACTCAGGTTCAATTGCGATTGGATACCAAGCAGGACAATTTAGTCAATCAAAAAGTTCAATTGCGGTTGGATATCAAGCAGGACAATTTAGTCAAAGTTCAGGTTCAATCGCAATAGGAAACGGTGCCGGTTATTTTACTCAAGGTTCAGGGTCAATTGCGATAGGGACCACAGCAGGAGGTGCTACAGGATTATACACAATTGCTATTGGAACATTAACAGGTCAGAATCAAAAGGACCTTACGATTTGTATTGGTTATTTGGCTGGGGCGTTTGGAACACCCCTGACAGGTTCGATTTCGGTTGGGAATCAAGCAGGAAACAATACAATGAAAGAATATTCGGTTGGGTTTGGTCAAGGTGCGTGTTATTATTTTCCGGGTGGTTATTGTGTAGGATTAGGTGGTTCGGCAATTTACCAAAATAGCGGAGGTTTTTGTATTGGTATAGGGAACGATGCAGCAAGAGCATTTGCCAGGGGTTATGGTATTGGTATAGGATATCAAGCAGGATACAATAATTCATCATGGTATGCGATTGCTATAGGATACCAAGCAGGAAATACAAACCAGGGCACATTTTCAGTTGCGATAGGGTATCAAGCAGGTCAAAACGGTCAAAGAACATCTTCAGTTGCGATAGGGTATCAAGCAGGTCAAACCGGTCAAGGAACAGGAACAATCGCAATAGGGTATCAAGCAGGATATTCAAACCAGGGCACATTTTCAATAGCAATTGGATACCTTGCTGGTCAATCCGGTCAAGGAACAGGAACAATCGCAATAGGGTATCAAGCAGGATATTCAAACCAGGGCACAGTTGCGATTGCGATTGGAATTCAATGTGGAACAACAAATCAATCGTATTATTCAATCGCTATTGGAAATCAAGCATCACCAACTAATCAAGAAATAGGTTCAATTTCAATTGGAAGCAATGTAGGAGCACTGGCACAAGATAGACTTTCGATTGCTATCGGTAATCAAGCATCTACTCTTAATCAAGCTTCTAAATCAATCGCAATAGGATTACGCGCCGCACAAAATGGTCAAGCATCCGGTTCAATCGCAATTGGGGTTGATAGTGGAAACACGACACAACAATCAATATCTGTTGCTATTGGAAACCAAGCAGGATACACGAATCAGGGTTCAGCATCAATTGCTATTGGAACCCAAGCAGGATATTTTATTCAAGGGTCATATTCAGTTGCGATAGGATATCAAGCCGGAAATACAAAACAGGGTTCAGCATCAATTGCTATTGGTTATCAAGCAGGATATTCAAATCAACAAACAAGTGCGATTGCTATTGGTTATTTAGCAGGATATTCATCTCAACAAACATATTCAATCGGGATTGGTTATCAAGCAGGATATTCGGGACAACAAACAGTTTCAATCGCGATTGGTTCATTATCTGGTCGTGGAGAAAATTATATATACTATGGTGGAAACTTTTCACTTAAACAAGGAGCAATCGCGATCGGTTATCAAACCTCGTCCGTCTCCGGTGGAGGATTTGAATCGGTAGCTATTGGGTTTCAGGCTTTAATCTATGGAGGGAATCAATTGGGTGGGAACTTTTCAATTGGAATTGGACCCTATGCCGTATATTCAACCAGTTTCGTTGCTCAACATTATATTTGTGTTGGAAATAGTTCCGGATCTAATAATCCCAACTCCGTATATATAATTGCGTTAGGTGTCGCAACATGTAATGTGGGTATTCAAGGATACACAATAGCAATTGGTACAGATGCATGTAAAAATTATGCTACAACTTACCCAATATCAATTGGATATCAAGCAGGATGGACGGGTCAAGGTTCAGGTTCAATCGCCATTGGATATAACGCCGGATTTAACAATGCCGGTTCGTCCGCAATAGCAATAGGGTATCAGGCAGGATACACACTTCAATATTCAGGTTCAATAGCAATTGGATATAATGTGGGACAAACAAATGCGGGCACATCTTCAATATCAATTGGGTCTAATATTACGAATACATACCAAAATACAATAGTTTTATCTACAATCAATAATAATTTCACATCACAGATAGCTAATGCTTTTTATGTATCCCCTATCAGGTCAACTGTAGTCGCAACATATAATAAGATAGTATATAATACATCTACAAGTGAGATTTTATACAATACTAGTAAAACATTTATTATTAACCATCCAATAAATAAGAGTAAGTATTTGGTTCATGCGTGTTTAGAAGGACCGGAAGTAGGAGTATATTACCACGGTAAAAACGAAATAATAAATGATTCTTACATAACTGTACATTTGCCAGAATATGTGGATAAATTCGCAACGGACTTTACAGTTCATATTACAAATATTTATGATGGTAAAAACAAAATATATAATTCATCAAATGTTATTCAAAATAGTTTTAATGTTTATGGTGAAAACGGTAAGTTTTTTTGGATTGTATATGGAAAACGAGGAATTGTTAATGTAGAACCAAATAAAAAAGATGTAGTTGTAAAAGGTAATGGACCTTATAAATGGATATAATTTTATTATATATAACAACACATAAATACAAATAAAAAGTCATAAATTTGTGTAAGATAATTTACATTGAAACATAGTTATAAGATATACAACTTATAAGTATATTCTGTTTATTTTTTGAGGTTATAACTATTATTATTTAGTTGTTTTTTCTATAATTATGGTCTTATTTTTAAAATAAGTGTTATATTTAATTTCGTCTTTTATTTTTGTAAAAAAAGAATTAAATGATGTATTATTATTTACGTGTTTTTTAATTATTAGGATTCCACCATTATTTAATAATTGCCAAGTTAAAAATAAGATTACATAAAGGTCAAATTCATTTTTGTGTTTAAGTTCAATGAAAATAATATCAGTTTTATTATGTAATTCATGTAAAATAAATGTTGAATCGCCACATATAGTACGAATATTTGAATTACTTGTATTTACAGTGGGTGTTTCATTAATATCAATAATATTTGAGGTATTGTCAATTATTTTTATACCTGATATATTAGATATATTTTGTAAATAATTACATAATTTATTATTATAAGGTTCCATTATAGTTAATATATTTTTTTTATTTTTTATTTTGTATGTTAAAAGGTCTATAATTTCATTATCATCATTATCAAATTGAGTTGTTATTGCAGGTTCGCCGTGTATATTTTGTGTTGATGTTATTGTTTTTTCACTTTGTACAACTGGTATATTTTGGGTGGATGTTATTGTGTTTTCACTTTGTACAACTGGTATATTTTGTGTTAATGTTATTGTGTGTTCGCTTTGTACCGTTTGTATAATATATTTTTCCAATAGTAAATTTGCTTGATTTTTCCAAGACATATTTTTTGCCCATAAATAATTTCTATTTAATAAATTATTTTTTAATTGAAGATTATTCATTGAATGGAACAAAACATTTATTGCGTTATCCTGCCATAATTCAGAAGTTGGGTCGCCATCAATTAATATTCCACGATTACCTACTGTGTTTTGTAAAGCAGCTAAATTGGAACAAACCGCAAATGTGTTTGACAACGCAGCCTCTAATGCGGTTAAACAAAATGTTTCCATAAATGTACAAGGATAAAACCAAATATCGGATGTTAACCACGCGGTAGATAATTCTTGTTTATTAACCCATCCATGATAAAAAATATTCATTCCTTTAAAATCCAAAAGTAGTTGTTTAATCTGAACCATTTGTTCTCCGGCAACATTATTAACCCATTCACCATTTACATCACTATAAATATGAAGTGATGCTCTTGGTTCTTTTTTATAAATTTTTGGCCACATTTGTAATAATTGTAAAAGACCACGATTTGGAAATGAAGAATAAATAAATTTATACGGTATTTTGTTAATAGGTGTGTTAATATTAAATTTATTAACATCAACTCCATAATAAAATGGAACTAATAAATGTTTTAAAGAAGGAAATGCTATAGACATATGTTCTACGTGCCATTCAGTTAAACAGAATATTTTTTTTAGTTTTGGGTCTATTGGTATTACAAGTCCAGATGGTGTTAAATCATGAATAACCATATACACATTTTCAATATGACTTTTAAAAGCAACTGGTAGATATTCAGAAAATCGACTAACAATACATGTATGTATTACATTTTCGCGTACAAATTCAAAATACTTTTCAAGTGGGTAATATATAACGCCTTCAAATACATCAATAAATGGGCAATTGCAAAATACAATTACCTGAAAGTATCCATTTTGTTGAATATATTTCGCCATTTCAATTATATATGTTTCAGACCCTCCGATACCTTTCGTAAGAATATCTCTTCCTGTCCATTGTGAAAACCCTCCATCGGCAACAAATGAAAAATAGGGTTTATGATATTTTAATGGAAATTGGGATAAGGGTTTCATTTTATTTAAATTAACAAAAATTTTATGCCATGATAGCATTATATTATACTGGTCTGCGTTTGGTTTATTGTGTTCTAAAAATAAAGTCGTGGTTTTTTCACCAAGAATATAATCGTTAAAAATATAACAATATTTAACTAAAAAGGTAGGTAGAAAATGATAACTTAGGGTTGGTTTTAAACTATATTGTGCGTGAAGTGGATAACCAATTTCAAACGCTTTTTTAAAATATTCAAATGCTTTTTCGTGGTTATTTTCGTTTTGGTAATGAATACCAATAAAGTATAAACTATCGGGTCGTGTTTTGTCCATATTATAAGATTTTAAGTATAATTCTTCGCATACATTCCAAGGTTTGTTTAAATCAAAATTTGCTTTTCTTGCTGCTTCAAAACAAGCATCTATTTTTTCCTGTATGAATCCTTCTTCTGGATGATTAATTCTTTTTAAATAATATTCATATGCTAATTCAAAATTACCCATAACATTATATGTTTGAGCAATATAATAAAGATGTCTTGGAACATTTGGGTTTTCATTAAATTCTTCAAATAGTAATTGTAAGTCATATTTTTTTCGTGAAATAGTTCGTTCTTCCATATAATCACACCTGAAATCCATGATACTTGATTTATGAATTGGAATAATAACATTAATATTATTTTCGGATGTGATTGATTCGTGAATTCTATAAATATATCTTAAATTTCTATCTGTCTTTACAATACGATTCGATACATATTCACTGTCATTACTTTTAATATATAAACTAAAAGAGTCTGAGAATTGGTCACCTCTAACAATATTTAAAAAATCTCTTAATTCGTTTTCAACCATATATGTATCGTCTAACATACATGTAAATTTACATGTTTTTCCCGCTAAATCTAAACATCTATTTCTACTATCTCTAAAATTAATAAAGGGTTCCTGAAATAATTGACCCTTTTTTTTACCGACTAAAACTTTGTTTATGATTTCAAGTGTATTATCCGTACTTCCAGTATCTAATATAGTCCATCTATCAATAATATCTAAATTGTGTGTTAGCATGGTTTCAAATTGGTCTCCTCCATTTTTAACCATAATACATAAGTGAATTAAATTATCATAATCTAAGTTGTTGTTCTCATCAATAAAATAACTAAAATTATATTTAAAAAAAACATAATATTTTTCAGGTATATATAAATATAAATCGGTGTTTGTCAATTTATAAACATATTTATAAATATCAGAATTAAGTATTTCATTATTTAGTGGTGTTAATAGGATAGGTGTTGTTGTTGAGAGTAATTCTAAATCGAAATTATATTTATGGTGTGAATAAATAATATAATCGTTAAAATATTGAGTTGATTCACACGTGTGAATATTTAAAATATTATGATTTGAAATATTTTCGTTAATATTTATATTATGAGCTGTATCAGTAAGATACAAAAACACATTTTTAAAACATTTTGAACATTCAATAGGTATAAATCCTCCATGAGTTGGTGATACAACAATTAAGTTTTGAATATTATTAAATATAAGTTCATTTAAAAGAGATGCGATTCTTTCGTGTAATCCCAAACTTTCAAGAATAATTAAATTATTATATTCATTGTGAGGAATCTTGTTGAATTCAGTTTCGCATACAGCGTATTTTTTTTTATTTATGTCTATTAACATAAATAAAAATAATGTTTGTATTTAATATATTTTAATATAAATATAATAATCTAATAAATAAATCGTAAATTTATTTAATATTCAGGAGTGTGTTTTTTAAATAAGCATCCTTGATGGTTAATACCCTTTAGTTCTGATGATACAATAACTGGATTTTGGTTTAAACAGTTTGATAACCAAATTTTTATTATACAAAAATTTTTTTTGGGTGAAATGGTAATTCCAGATACACAAGATACAAATGATGATTTGTTACTGATTGTATCACCAACAAGTGCGTAGCATAATTCTTTCCATATATTATAAACAGATTTGTTTGAAATTTTATATGAGAAGCAACCCCCATTTCTATTTTTGATATCTTCCCAAATAGGTTTAATTCCATCTCGCATTAAGAATAGCATACAATTTTTTACTAAAATATCAGGTATGGTTTCTACAATAGCAATAGTTTCTTCAACGGTTGATACTGTATATATTTGTTTATAACTATTAATACTCCAGTCCGTATCATGAGGTAAATGAGCCCAAAAAGTCCATTTATCTGATAAAGAATGGAACCCATCCCCATCTAATGATGACATTTTATTATTTGTGGTTATCATCTTATTATATGTATTTTAAATTATTTATATTGTTTTAATAATTTGATTATTATCTCTTTATATGTGTTTATTTCTAAATTAGGTATTTTTAATATAATCTTCTTTATTAAATAATAAATTGTCTGTTGGTGATAAACTAAATTGATTAATATTATGATCCATAATTTGTAAATTATAATTAGTTAATTTTGTTATGTTATAATTTTCAACATTATTTAAAAAATATAATAAAAATTTATCATTAATTACATTATTAACAATATAATAATTATATTCATTGTTGGATAAAACAATATTATTTGTAATATTTTTATGTAATAATTGAATGACAATAAATTTAAAGTTTGTTTTAATATAGTTAAAATCTTTGGGAATTGAGTAATATATAATTTTATTTACTGGTATATCATTATATAATTGATTATCTGAATAAATAATAAAATCAAATGAAGGAATTTCTGTTTCAGTTATCAATTCAAGTTTTGATTTATATGTTTTATAAACAATTTGACCATTTTGTATAAATTCAATATCATATGGTTTAATTAAGAAGTATGATTTAACAAAATTAAATTTCGAAAAATATATTTGAATTTTACTATAATAAAATACACAATTATATAAAATTAAAATTATGATTTTTTCATAATATTCTGGATATAAATAATAAATTATATTCATTGTTGTTATTAATCCTAAAATAATAAATAACATATATTGAGATATTGTATATTATGTTTTAAATTGTTTAATTATATTATGTTATGATTTATATTCTGGACTAGATGTATCTAAATTGGTTGTATCGATACTATAATGTGGATTTGGTGGATTTGGCGGTTTTGGTGGATTTGATGGTTTAGTGGTGTTATTATTTGATATGCTTCCAGTGGTTGCGTTTAATCCAAAAATATATAATAATATAGTAACTATAAGTGTCATTAAAATAAATGGTATAAAAACAATAAACCATGAAATTATGGCTAAACCTGTATTACATAATATTTGTAATAATAGTGTAATTATTAACATTATTATGAATTTCATTAATGCTGAATTATAAAAACCTTTAAAGATATCAATTATAATATGAGTTAATGAGAATATAATATTAATTATAGATGGTGGACATAAATTAAACATATTATATATTTTTATTATAAATATTGTATTCGTTAAAATTTATTTAATTAATTTAGTTAACTAAATAAATGAGTGATATAGAAAATCAAGACATTAATGAAAAAATTCAAATCATATCAAGACAAACAGATTTATCTGAATCAGAAATAATTGAGAGGCTGAAAGAATATAATAATGACCATATATTAGTGATTAAATCATATTTTGGAATTACAAATGTAACTGAAAAAAATATAACATCAATTAATCAAGAAATATATAAACAATTAAGATATAAATTACAAAATCACAAATAATTAGGTATTCTCATTTGTTTGAGTTATTCCGAATTGTTGATTAACAATATTATTTTTACTTTGATTTCGTTTTTGAATTTTCCTTTTTATTTGATATGTATTTGATGGAATAATTTTATTATTAATAATAAAATCGTCATTATCTTCGTGTAATTCAGGCAGTATTCGTGTAAGTGGTTTATCTACTACAAAGAATAATCTTTCATTTCGAAAGAGAGCTCTAAATTCTTGTATGGATAAATTACCGTGATATTTATCCAACATATAATATGGATTTGGAGCTGGTTTTATATTTTTGGTGTAATCGTAAATTTTTAAATAAATGTGATTGATAAGATAATATCTTTCAAATTTGGTAGAACTATCTATATTTTCATTCATTAAGAATGCTACGGCACATTCGGGACTACAAAAACAACCATAGACATGATATGTTTCTTTAATATTATGTTTTGGAATATAAACAGGTGGATTTTCGAAATCATGTGTACACCAAAAGCATGCGGATTTTTTATCACAAATGTTATTTATATGTAAATTATGTTCTAGTTGTTTTAATTTTTTCCATATTTCTTTTATATCACAGTTATCATTAGGTTTAGTAAAGGATTCATTATCTTCTTCATAATTGTATGAGATGTCGCCATTTTCAAGAATTTCATACGAGAAATCAGTATTATTAGAAGAAAAATTATAAGATTCAACATCAGTATTTAATGAGTTGATTTGAAGGTCTTTTAGTGAACATTTTAAGTGTAAAATTACATTAGATGTTGTATCATTAGTATTTAAAGATATAAATTGTTGTTGAATAATTTTTCCGCCCTTAGGTTTTCTGCCTCGTTTTTTACAATTGGTTGTTACAATATCAGTATTCTCTTCATTATCACAAGTGTCATCGTTTTCTTTAATTTCTAAGACAACATTATCTTTATTTTTTGGTTTTCTTCCTCTTTTTTGTTTTATAATTGTATTTATTTCATTAATATTAGTAATCATAAATTAATATAAATAATATATATTAATTTAAATTGTTTTTATATATATTATTTCTTGGGTATTCAAATGTATTAAAAACATAAATGACATTTATAAAATGAATATTAATAATTATGTTCCTTGGATGGAAAAATATAGACCAGATAATTTTAATAATATAGTATTAGACCCATTAAATAAACAAATTTTAAAAAATGTAATTGAAACTTCTTATTTTCCAAATTTACTTTTTTATGGACCACCAGGAACAGGAAAAACAACGACTATTATTAATTTAGTTAATTCTTATCAAGAAAAACTAAATATAAAAAATAAATGTTTAATGATTCATTTAAATGCGTCAGACGACCGAGGTATCGATATTATCAGGAATCAAATAAATTTATTTGTGAATACAAATTCGTTATTTCAAACTGGTATGAAATTTGTAATTTTAGATGAGGTCGATTATATGACTAAAAACGCACAACAGGCGTTGAGATATCTTCTTCAAAAATACTCAAGTTCTGTCAGGTTTTGTTTGATTTGTAATTATATAAGTCGTATAGATGAAGGATTACAAAATGAATTTATTAGGTTAAGATTTAATCAGTTACCAACAGAAGATATTATTAAGTTTTTGAGAAATATTTCAAATATTGAAAACTTAAACATGAATGATAATACATTGTTGTGTATTCAAAAAATATATAAATCAGATATTCGAAGTATGATTAATTTTATGCAATATAACCAGGATATTTTAAATTCAGAATTTAAAATAATAGATAATTGTGTATGGGAAGAACTTACAGAAAAAATACAAAATAAAACCCAGTTGTCTTCTATTATTACATATATTCAAAATATTAGTATAAAATATAATATGGATAAGAAAAATATAATTAAGGATTATCTAAATTATATTATACGAAGTAAGCAGCATTTTATATCTGTTAATTTTTTAATTTTTGTTGAAAATATAATGCATTTTCCGGACTGTAAAAATAACCATTTTGTGAATTATTCGTTATCTAAACTTTCATGTTTTTTATAATTATTAATTCGCATAAGTAGTTTTAGCATAAAATCATTTGGAGGAGAACTACTTATTGGATAAAAATTGTGTTCCTTTAAACTATATTGATGAGTAACTTCAAAAGGTTTATTAATTTTTTTGGGTATAGGAATAATTGCTGTTTTTTCATAAATTTTTAATGATTTTTGAAGCATTTATATTATAATAAAATAAAAAAAATGAAATGGAAATCAATAATATAAAATAATATAAAGGAACTTAAATAATACTTTAATATATGGCACATACAAATAATATTGATAAAGAATGGGAGAATTATATATCATCAAATTATGATGATATATTGTCTAATGCGGAAGAAGAACCTCGTGAATATTACGAAAATACAGAATTGATGTCGGCAAATATTGCTTTAGATATTAATCTTGAAAGTCCTACATCTTCTGATATTTACATATCAACTAAAACCAAAATAGCATATTTAAATCAACACATAGATTTAAAAACTATCTTTTGGAAAATTCCTACGATATTATATACTCAACCCTTAAATGGTGTAATCAAAAAACAAATAAAATTTAATTCAATAAGTGAGGAAGAATTAAATGATATACAAGAAAAATTAAAAAAAGAGGTGTATTTTTCAGAATTTATAATAACAAGTATTAATAATCCATCCGGTCGTATTAAATTTAAAGACATTCGAAAGGTTACTATAGGTATATCAAAAAAAGATATCATGAATTATAGGAGCAAACAAAAAAGTGCGTTTTATAATTGTTTTGTTTTAATTTTAAGAATTAAGGTCAAAAATATTTTTAAAGAATATCATGTAAAAGTGTTTAATACTGGCAAATTGGAAATTCCAGGAATACAAACTGAAGAATTATTTCAAATAATTTTATCTTTTATTATTGATATTTTACAACCACACATTTTACAAAAACTAGATTATAAACTAAATAGTAGCGAAACCGTACTAATTAATTCTAATTTTAAATGTGGGTTTTATATTAATAGAGAAGCATTTCATGATATTTTAAAATATAAATATAATATTCAATCCATTTATGATCCGTGTTCTTATCCAGGAATTCAATGTAAGTTTTATTATAACCCAGATGTTGAAATACAGACCGGAGCTCAAATCTCAAATGAAAATAAACACAAATATAAAAATATAAAAGAAATTTCATTTATGATATTTCGAACAGGGAGTGTGTTAATTGTTGGAAAATGTGAAGATGATGTCTTAATGATTATATATGAATATTTAAAAATAATATTACATAATGAATTTAAACAAATTTGTCAAAAAAATGTAAATACACTTGTATTAAATGATTATATTAATAAAGATAAAAAGAAAAAAATACGCAGAAAAAATATTAATGTAGACATTTAACGCATAAATAATAGATTTATATATTTCTCAGTAGAATAATTAGATATATGTTCATTTGTAATATTTATTAATTTAAGTTTAATCTCATTTAGGTTGTTTTCTTTATTCTTTAATTTTTTTAAAAAAAAGTCTATAATATCAAAACTAATATTTATTTTTTGAATAAATAAGTTACACAAAGAATATTCGCTTGATGATAGACTCATATTTACTATATTATAACACAAATTGGTTATATTATGAATTAAAACTTTATTTATGTTTACAAAGGATTCATTATTTATTATAAAACAAATAATAATCATAGATAATTCTATAAATTCATTTATTTGTTTTATATGTTCAGTATTTATTTTGTTGGAGTTATATACGGTTTTACAATGTGTCCGGTCTAATTCAAAAATCGTTTTTTTATAAACATACATTGAAGCATCTCTGGAGTTTAATTGTAAAAAAATATTACGCTCTGTTGTAATTTGAGTAATAAATTCTATATATAAATATAAAGCACTTTGACTGTGAAAATAGGTCAAATCCAAATTATTAGTATAATATAAAATATGTTTAAAGGTATGAGTGATTGTTTCTATTCCTCGAATAATTATAAATTTTGAATAATTTGTATTTTTTATATTCATGTTTTCTGTAATATTTGTTAAATATTCAAACATGATGTTAATATATTTAGTGTTGGCATCTGTTATGCTATACTCAATATCATGTTTATAATTTTCCAAATTAGTTAAAGATACGGAGGGTTTCATTTAAATATATAAATTTTATATTTAAATTAAAATTGATTTTAAATAATAAGTATTTAAAGACTAAAAAAACCTAATAATATATATGTCAGAACAAGCAAACACTTCTGTCGCATTAAACTCAACCGTTAAATCTGAGCCGAATTATAGACTACCTTCTGATGCTACATTAAAACACGCCGCAAAACTAAGTATGGTTGATGATAAACCAATCATGTTGGATTATTGGACGTGTTCGCTTGATAAAAAGGCCTTAGTTGGTATAAAGGATACAGGTGAAAAATTACTTGTAAAATCAGAAGACGAATATACGAGTTGTATCATAAAGTTTTATAAAAGTGTTACTGAATATATTATTATTACAGAAAATTCAATATATATTGTTTCATCAGATATTCCCACTCGTAAAATTTCATAAATAAACACTAACACAATGTAAATATAAACGCAATTTATAAAAGTTCTCTTAAAATTGCGATTTTATGTTCGTCCATCTTTTCTGGAAAATCAACAATAAAATTAATAATCAAATTTCCGGTATATGTATCTCGTGATAACCCCATATTAGGTATTATTTTTTTATAATATGATGGAATAATATTTCCGCTGTTATTATGTATTGTATATACTTTTCCAGTAATGAAAAGTAATTCAAAATCAAATCCACATAAGGATTCTTTTAATGTAATATGTTTATCTATTAATAAATCTAAACCATCACGAGCAAATGGAGTATTATTTTCTACCTTAATAAATATTTTGATATCGCCTTTAGAAATATTATTTAATATATTACCTTTATCTGCTAAAATAATTATTTCGTTATCGTCAATACCTTTTGGTATATTAACATAAACGGTTTCGGTTTCAAAAACCTTGATTGAATTTTCAATTATCCATCTTTCAATTTCTAAAGAAATTGTTGTTCCATTTAAGACTTGTTCCATATTTATTGTTATATTTTTAATAATTGGTGTTGGTTTTTGAAAGTTTTGTTGTATATTAATTGGAATACCATTTCTAAAAATGTGAATTTGAGGACTTTCACCATTACAAAATAAATTACCTCCAATACCCCCAATATTCATACCGAAAAGATTATTAAATAAATTATCCATTGACTGCATGTTAACTATATTTGCCAAAGGATTTAAACTCTTGTTATAATCATCCCGCTGAATAGGATCACTTAATGTTTCATATGCTTGACCTATTCTTTTAAATTTATCATCGGTTTGTTCAATATTTCTATCTGGATGATATTTTAAAGAAAGTGACCTATAAGCTTTTTTAATTTCATCCTGAGTTGCGTTTTCATTTACTCCTAAAATATTATAAAAATTGTCTTCCATTTTAATAATATTTATTGAGATATACTTAAATAATAATTTACGAATAATATTATTATGGAAATTGAAAATAAACTATTTATTCATAAATTTCAACCTATTTATTTTGAAGATTTTGAAATTGACAGTGATATAATCACAATTTTAAATACTTTAATTAATATGGATAATCTTAATATATTATTTATTGGCGATATGGGTTCTGGAAAAACATCTCTATTAAATGCGGTTATTAAAGAATACTATAAAGATTCCTCATCTACAAATAATTATAATGATAATATACTTCACATAAATAACTTGAAAGAACAAGGAATTAATTATTATAGAAATGATGTAAAAACATTTTGCCAAACAAACTCGTCTATTAAAAAAAAGAAAAAAATTATAGTATTGGATGATATAGACCTAATTAATGAACAAAGCCAACAAGTATTCAGAAATTGTATAGATAAATATAGTCATAACGTTCATTTTATTTCATCATGTTGTAATATTCAAAAAGTTATTGAAAGCTTACAATCTAGATTTATGATAATAAAAATAAAACCTTTACAAAGAGAAAATATGTATAAGATATTGTATAAAATTAAAAATGTCACAAACCTTTCAATTACACCAGAAGCTGAAGATTTTATATTAAATGTTTCTAATAATACAGCAAAAACACTTATTAATTATATGGAAAAGTTTAAATTATTAAATGAAACTATAACACTTAAATTAGCAATAAATGTATGTACTAATATTAGTTTCTGCACGTTTGAAGAATATACAATCCTAATAAAAAATAAAAATTTAATTGAAGCAATTAATATTATGTATAAAATTTATGATAAGGGATACTCAGTAATGGACATCTTAGATAATTATTTTTTATTTATAAAAACAACAACAATAATTAATGAAAATGAAAAGTATAAAATTATTCCTTTTATTTGTAAGTATATAACAATATTTCATGATATTCATGAAGACGAAATAGAACTAGCATTATTTACAAATAATTTAATACAAATATTCATATAAATAACTATGTTTGTTTATTTATATAATGTCACATCAAATTTTTAAAAAAATAATAGATAATCAGGTTCTTTTTAATTTATTCGATAATTTATGTATTAAAAATGATAAGTGTTACACATTTAATAATAGTTCTTATAAAAAAGGTATGTTTGATAATACAATATATCTATTTTTGGAAGCATGCAAAGAATATTATCACACCTCAAAAATAAAATATTTAAACAAAAAACATACCTATAATAGTTTTACAACTATTTTAAGACAAATATGTAATTTTAATAAAATAAAGTATTCAACAGAAATTAAATATGACAAATCTAAATATGAAATTATTTATTACATCTTTTACAATACAAACACTAATAATTAGGGTAATTATCTTTTTGTAAATTATCTCCCAAAAAATTAGGTTTTAATCCATATAAAGATATTAATGGTGTTTTCCAAAACCCAACAAAGGGAGTCTTAACTTTTAATGGTTCTAAAATATTACCTTGGGTTGATGGCGCATTTGACAATAATAAATACTTACCTATAATTGTATCACTTTCTAAAACTTGTTTTTCTGATAATCGCGCGAACCATTCATAATGTCTTCTATTTAAAATATCTTTTGATGGTATATAAATTCCATATGTTTCTGAATACAATTGTAAATATTGCTGGGATAATAAATTCTCAATCTTTATTGGCGTTTCGTCGTCTGTTTTTATACCAATTTCTATACCATTAATTAAATTAATTTTTTGTTTTTGTACATTTTCTTGACAAAAACGACTAATATTACCTAAAAATACACTTTGAGCTGTATTATCAACAGAAATAATATGTTCTATAAATTGTATTATTTCCTTTATCATACTATTTTCTTTTGGAGCACCTAAAAATGATATATCTGGATAAAATTGATAATTGGTTGATGTAATATTTCTATCATTATTTTCACAAATAAACATTTTGTTATTCATGGTGCCTTTACTGTACATACCTATTAAATCCTTCATACATAAAAAAGATATTGGACATATTAACCCACCATAATGGTATATTAATTTCATCATACCTAATTGACGCATGTTATCCAATATAGGACTTGAAATAGACCTCATATTAATATTCCAACCAGGAATTAATTTAAAAAAGGTATTATCATCAATTAAACAAATTTTAAATGAGTTGTCACAATTATAAATTATACTTTTTATAGTTAATAATAAATAAGGTTGATTTATATTTATAGAAGTTCTAGAACCGAAACTTTCCCAGTCTCTAGAGTTATATTCGTATGGTATATGAATCCATAAAATGGGTTTTTTATTCTTTACAAAGTCATCATCATTTAATAAATAATTTTGGATTTTATCATGACTATATGTGTTTTCAAGACGTTCTTGCTTTTCTTTATACCGATTATACAATACACTTGTTATAACAATAATAATAATAGGTATAATATATTTTGTTATTGATTTCTTCATATAATAACATTACATTTTATTTAATAATTTGTTATTTTCATTAAATCTCCCCAAAAAATCTGTTGTTTTTTTTCTACTTCTTCACTTTGTTTTGCCAACTTATATGCACAAAAAGTGGATTCTTCATCTTGTATTTTATTTTTTTTACTTAAATATTCTTTTGCTTGTAATTCAGATAAAGGAGTTGTGTTTTGACTAGACCTATACTTTATGTATTCATCATGAGACTTAAACTTTTTTACATTATTATAATCTTCTATAGTTACAGGAACAACTGTTTCAGTATGAGCTTTATATAAATCCTCATAATGTAATTTACTAAATAATCCAGAACCATATGATTCCGGAATATCATCTATTAAATTAGAAGAACTAATGTTATTGACGTATATATCATTTATATCTTTATGAACTATAAGAGACTTTAATTGTTGCTTTTTCTTTTCAATTTCAACTCCAATTAAATTTTGCGGGATTTGTTTATTTTCTTCTATATCTTCATTAGAAATTAACCAGTTTCCGTATCCGTGTTCTTCGTTTTTTACATTGTATTTTTCAAATTGTTCATTAAACCATTTATTAAAATTGTCGGATTGTTTTATTTTATTATTATCTAAAATATTTTTCTCTGAATTAGAAAATTCAAATTGAGAGTTGTGATTGGTTTTATCAACAGAATAAACTGTATTATTTATTTTTGAACTATTTTTATTTTTAAATTCCCAAATTAAAAATAGTTTTTTATATGCTTTTGAATAAAAACGAAAATAATCGGGTGGTAAACCAGATTTGTCCGGGTGTGTAAATAACACAATTTTTTTTGCGTTTTTTAGTTGTTCGTCATTAAAATCAACTGGAAGTTTAAATAAATTAAGTATATCAGATAAATTGTAATTTTCTATATCTAAATCTTGTTCCATTAATATTATAAATTATATTTTTATTTGGATTTTAACATTTATTATACATTTCATTAAATATTTCCATAGTATGTGAATGTATGTATTTTATAAGAGGATTACTTACATATGCGGATTTTATATTTGGAATATTAAACACATTATACCCAAAAACACAATCATCGCATAAATTATGACCGTAATTTTCACTAAATTTAACCTGATCATAAATACTTTTAAGTACGGTAACATGCCCGTGACAAATTAAACCTCGATTCATATTAGTATGCGTAATACATCCATGACCTTGTATTAATTCATCATACACAACATCTATATCTTCAATTGTTTCATATGGTTTAAATATATCATTATTCAAAAATGCGTTGTGATATAAAATATCAACATTATTTTGTTCGAAAATATTTAATATTATTTCAGTACGCTGAGGGTGCATCGAATCATCCGCATCTATAAATGTAATTATATCTGTATTTATATAACTACACGCAATATTTCGATTCTCAGCAGCATTTTGTAACTTTTCAGTTGTAATTATTTTTAAATCAAAATTATAAGACTTATCTAAAATAAGTTGTTTAGTAGATGAACAACTGACAACAACTACATTAGGCATTTTGGTTTGTTCATTAATTGAATCCAGTAATACTTTTAATAATTCGATATGACCATCATAACAAGGAATCGCAACGCCAATGCTTTTACTCATTCTTAATTTTAATTGGTGTTTTTAAATAGTTTATTCATGTAAAAGATTAATACATCTTGAAAAAAATTGTTGTAATTGGGATTTATCAGAGCCAGAAACCAACTCATCTGGAATATATGTAATATTTCCCTTTTTATAGCAAACAATCGCAGGAATACCTATTACCATTCTTTTTGATTTAAGATAAGCGTATACATCGAAACTTTCATCAATATCAATATCTCCACAAATAACAGTGTCAGGCAAACTCATAAAAAAATGATGTACTTCATGTTCGATTAATTTACAAGGTTTACACCATGAAGCCCCAAATTTTAATATTATAAGACCTTTATTTACTTTTAATAAATTTAATAATTCGGTTCTATTTTCTAAACTTGTGATAATAGTTTTTGACATTTACCTATATTTATATTTAAAAATTTGATTATTTACAAATAAACCGTGGATTATTTATAGTTCCTATATGACCTCATACATCAACACAATTGTTATTACAACTTGGATATAATTCTAAATATTTTTTACAATAGATAACTCTCTAGGGTACGGTTCTGATATACCATTATTTATGTCATACATAAATGACGAATCATCCGTAAAATAACTCAAATTATCATAATTTCCAATCATTATATAACATTTTTTACAATTACATGACGACGGTTTTATATGTCATTCAATATTGGTTGTTATTTTTTCTAACTCGTTTATATCAATATAGGGTAGTTCCGCATGACATTCCCAAAAATAATTACAAAATGCCCAAACAAATTTACAATCAGAACTATATAAATGTTTATATTTTAATATTAATTTATTACGCAAATGTTCTGGTAATAAATATAAAGATTGCTCAGGTAACACATAACATAATTGTATAAGAGGACTTACCGAAGATACCGGTTTATTTTCAATAAATTCAGTTTCAAAATAAGGTATATGTTTAATTAAATCTTTTAATAACGGAGGATAATTATATTTATAACACCATCTCCAATCCGCACACCCAATAGTATAATATTTCATGGTCCATTCTAACCCTTCTAAAAAATTTATAGATATTTGTTTTAATCTTTCATTGTCACTATCAATATAAAATAAAGATTTGTAGTATCTTTCTTCCCAATAAGGTTTATTTGGATTAATATACTTTTCGACTTCTCTATCAATTCTAGGAATTTCTTCAAACTTTTTGAATATATCTTCAGGTTTATTTAAAGAATAATATTTGTGTTCTTTTTTATTTCGTTGGTCCAATTCATCTTTAATAAATGATTCTTCAAGTGGAACTAAATAATTAATTAGTTTCCTTACATTTTTCCAATAAATTTTTTTACCATTTGTTAAATTACATTTAGTATTTCCAATCGTGGATTTATAAGCACTAATTAATTTATTAATACCACCAGTTCTAATGTTTAAACTAGGAAAATGTGGCATAAAATCATTTCCTAAAAAAAAACATAAAAATATGTAGTCATATATTCGGTTTTGTTGTATATCGTCGGTTAATTCACATCCGTTATTCATATCTAAACTAATAATTCGTGCTAATTCTGGAATATCCATTAAGTAATTACAATCTGGTTTAAGAGACCTATTTATACTTTGAATAAAATGAGGTGTTTCTCTAAAAAGATATATATATTTTACTATAGGTAAATGATTTATAGAAAGCATGATCAAGTCCGCATCTAAACCATAAATAACATTACATTTATCATTATTAATTATGGCATTCTCGCGAATAAATTCAAAAATCTTATGTTCCCCTTCACCAACAACATCACTGGTAGACAATATAATTTCACAAACATTATATTTGGATGGAGAATTAAAATATGATTTTATACTCTCATTTAATTCTTCCATGAAAATAGTTCCTGGAGTAATTAATGATGTATTAAATGAGTTTTGTTTTTTATTTTCAAAAATAATTTTAGACATTTTTTTTTGAAAGGCGGATTTATATCTGCGCTGTCTTTGTTGTTCTAATTTAGCAACGGGTGCTACACCATCAAACGCTATATAAACATGATTTTTGGGTTTAATAAGAGAAATATACTCTTCAATTTTATATAAAACATTTTTAATAATTATATTTGATTCAGGATTATCATATGTGGAATCATCCATATTATTTATAATATCATAAATAATAGAATTACAATCTAAATATAAATTGTCGACATTTAAATTTTGGGAACTCAAATTCTTTATTATTTTATGATGAGTTTTTACTATATAAGAAAAATACGATGGTATTCCCATTATTTTAATAGCAATACTTATATTTAATATTGTTTACACTCATTATATCGTGAAAATATTAAGATATATAAGAATCGGTTATTAAAGGTGATTGGGTTTAATATTAAATTAAAATTTAATATGTATATTTATTAAATGTCTATTGAAAATAAAAATATAGATAAAAAGATAATATATTTCCAAAACATTATACAAAAAACATCATTATACATACAAAAAAATAAAAATCTAGATATTTTGGCTATAAGCGATGTCAACAATTGTATGGATATACTCACTAATATAAATAATAAAATTGTAAATTTAAAAATTGTAAATAATACTACAGATATCATAAATGTGTTACAATCTATAAATAATGATTTATCAAGCGTATTAAAATTATATGGTACTGAAAATTTAGATGATTTATTAGGGATTTGTTTTGGAACAAATAGTTTAATAATGAGTGAGCATGATGTTGACATAAATAAATACGAATTACTAAAAAAATATTTTCATCCAACCAGTTATAAAGTAATTAATAATAAATCCGAACCATCAAGTGATAATTATGTATTCGATAAATCAAGCAATCTTGAGTGTTTTGACATACATATTAACATTAAATCATTCCACATAAAAATTCACGGCATTAAATTATATATGTTTAATTCTTCAAATAATAAATCTATATTAATATATGGATTTGTGGATGATGTCATATTAGATTTTTTAAATAATAAATTTATATCATCAAAAAAAAATGACATTATAAAACATTTACCCAATGAAGAAATATTTAATTGTTCTGCATTTAATAATTTTGTCTCTTCGCTAACATTAAAAGAATATTTAATACATAATTATACCGATATATATAACAAATATGTTGGTTATTTAAGTCAGCTGAATCATTTAAAACAAAAAACTATTGAACAAACCATAAAAGATTTTATATCTTCTGATATGTTTACGAAAAGACTTACATTAATTCAATTATTAATAAAATCTGATAATTATGAGAATCAATATCTTGCTTATTTATTATATGATATTCTCTCAAACGATATTAATGAAACGATTGATACACATGAACAAAATATTCTATTTAATAATTTCCCGTGGAGTTTAAAACAGTATTTTAGAAACGCAATGAAAACCACTATACAATATACACATAAGTTATCTAATTTTGATATAAATAAAATACCTTTGGAACAACAAATCTGTTTATTAAAAACATGTGATGTTGTAAAAGAAAAGGCGATGCTAAAATTAAAAGAAATAAAAACAAAATCAGAAGATTCAGGCTCTAAGGCAAGACAATATTTGGATTCTTTGTTAAAAATACCATTTAATATTTATAAAAAAGAACCCATTTTATATTTAATGGATACTATAAGGCGTAATTTTTACGATATATTAAAAACTTATAAGTTGGATATACAAATAAAAGAAAAGTATACAAATATAGAAATAATCAAATATATTAATCAAATTGAACAGCAACTAACGACAAAATATAATATAAATGAAAATAAACATGAACTACAACATATAATAACATCCTGTGAAAAAACGAAAATAATACAAAATATAGGTATATTAAATGATTTTATAATTAAAAACAATATAAAATTTTATAAAATAAAATGTTCAAATAAATCTAAAAAAGAATTACAAAATATAATCAACTGTTTAATTGAATATGTCGAAAATACAACACCTGCTTTATTTAAAGTATTATTTAATTTATTTCGTGAACCACCACCAAAAATGAATGATATTATAAAAATTAAAAATGATTTAAGCCAAATTAAAGAATACATATTTGATATTAAAAACACACTTGATAAATCTGTTTATGGTCATGAAGCGGCAAAACGACAAATAGAACGAATAATTGGTCAATGGATTAATGGAGAACAACACGGATACTGTTTTGGATTTGAAGGTCCTCCTGGTGTAGGTAAAACATCCCTTGCGAAAAATGGAATATCTAATTGTTTAAAAGACGAACACGGCATAAACAGACCATTTTCAATGATACAAATGGGTGGAGATAGTAACGGTAGTACGCTTCAAGGCCATAATTATACTTATGTTGGGTCATCCTGGGGTAATATAGTTCAGATCTTGATCGATAAGAAATGTATGAATCCAATTATTTTTATTGATGAAATAGATAAAATAAGTAAAACAGAAAATGGAAGAGAAATCATTGGCATTTTAACACATTTATTGGACCCAACCCAAAATGATTGTTTTCAGGATAAGTATTTTACAGGGATAGATTTGAATTTATCTAAGGTTCTTTTTATATTGTCATATAATGATGTTGAATCTATAGACAAAATTTTATTGGATAGAATTCATAGAATTAAATTTACAAATTTATCTTTGGAAGATAAAATAACAATTTCCAAAACATATATTTTACCTGAAATATACAAAAAAATGGGATTAGAAGATATTATTATTTTTAATGATGACGTCATTAAATTTATTATTGAAGAATACACATGCGAACCAGGAGTTCGAAAACTAAAAGAAACCTTTTTTGAAATTATCGGTGAAATAAATATTTATTTTCTAAAAAATTGTTCTGTTAATATAATTTTACCTATAAATGTTACGATTGAAGATGTAAAAAACAACTATTTCAAAAATAAACCTGAAGTACGCCATAAAAAAATTCACGGTGAAAGTAAAATAGGCACAATTAGTGGACTATGGGCAAATTCTCTTGGTAAAGGAGGAACGCTACCCATTCAAGCAAAAATGTTCCCAAGTCAAAATTTTTTAGATTTAAAATTAACCGGGTCACAAGGTGTTATCATGCGCGAATCCATGAATGTCGCACTTACTATGGCATGGAATTTAACCGACGATACTATAAAAGAAAAAATAAAATATAAATATAAAGAACATGGTGTTCATATTCATTGTCCAGATTGCTCCACACCTAAAGATGGTCCAAGTGCTTTATCTGCGATAACTATTGTGATTTATAGTTTGTTTAATTCTAAAAAAATAAAAAATTATATTGGTATTACAGGTGAAATGACAATGGATGGTGATATTACTGAAATTGGTGGTCTTGATTTAAAATTTTTAGGGGGTATTAGTGAGGGTATAAAGGAATTTATTTATCCAAACGAAAATAAAAAGGATTATAATTTATTTATGGAAAAGTATTCAAATACTGAATTAATTAAGGGTATTTTATTCCATCCTGTAAATAATATATACGAAATATTCCAATTAATATTTGATGAATGATACAAAAATATATTATAGATTATTATTATAATGAATAAACAACAAGACGTTGGTGTAGTTCTTAATAACCCAGTTAAAATGTTTGAACCATACCAGATTATTTTATATTTAACGGTTTTCTCTCCATTAATACTTATTACTGGTATTGTTTCATTATCTTTTATATTTCAGAATTTCAAAGGTATATTATATTTACTGATTCTACTAGCATTTGTTGTATTTAGAGAACAATTGTATAATATAGGTTATTTAAAAGAATCTACAGTTAATAAAAACTATATTTGCGATAAAATTCAATATAGCAAGAATGGAAACGCATCATTTAGTGCTTTTGTGTTTGCGTTTACGATAATGTACATTTGTATGCCAATGTTTATTTATGGAAGTATTAATTATTGGATATTATGTGGTTTATTAAGTTATTTTTTAATTGATATTAGAATTAAATATTTGTATAATTGCTTTTCATCTGGTGATTTGTTGTTAAATATATTTACAGGTGCTATTCTTAGTTGTATAACTATTCTAATTATTATTAGTTCAAATGGTCTTAAACCATACTTGTTTTTTAATGAGATGTCTAGTAATAAAGAGGTGTGCGCAATGTCAAAAAAACAAACATTTAAATGTTCTGTTTATAAAAATGGCGAATTGATTAGCAGTACTATTACATAAAACTTTTATAATTGATTCTAAACCATACTTTAAATTTTTCCAATATAAGTTTTCGTTGGAATGTTTCTGCTAATAATCGCATATTTCCGGGTGTTTTATAATTTAACAAAAACATATTACATACCTGAATTAAATTCATGTTTTTATACTTATCCATTTCACTAAAACTATATAACGGTTTTTGTTTTCTTTTATTTACAGAATTATGAAAAATATGTAATACATTAATTAAATCCTCTTTTGTTTTTAACTTATCTAAATTTATAGCATCCAAACTTTTCTTTGCGTGTTCAGAACACTCGGGACAAGGTAAATAACCACATATATTTTTTATCATCATAAATAAGTCTATACCAATAGTGTTATAATCATTCTCATTTATTTTTGCTGCTAAAGTATGAAATAACGCCCATGTTGCCGGTCCCCAGTTGTTTATTGACATGTTTATTACTTATAATAAATATAAAGTTTTTTTACAAATGATTTAATTAAAATGTCTAAAATGTTTCCATATACGCACATTTTAGAAATTAATTGAGCGATTTAATAAAATATTATATTATATATATATGTCTTCATATACTCCTGATTATAAAATTATACAGTTAAATAATAATTCAAAGGAATATGAATTCAACTATTTTAAAAGTCTACTTTATAAACCTCAAAATAGTAATTATTTATGTTTAAATAAAGGAATACAACAACTTGACATTAAAACATACTCACGCAGATTTTTTCATAATTATGACCAAATAAAAAATGGTTCAGTTGAGATTTATTATATTGTTGATAATAATTATTACGATGAATTAGTTGAAGAAAATGATTTTAATGAGGAATTGGTTGACATGATATATGGCATAGCAATAGTATCTTTAACTGAAGATTCATCTATTGTTACTATGGAGTTATTATGTAAAAATGAAAACCCAATCATAAATTTGTTGAATTATAAACCAGGCGAAGAAATATTAAACTTAATATTTACAAATTATGAAAATAATAAAATAATAATAATTGAACCTTTAAATGACCGTATCGCGGATTATTACTATAATTATAAAAAACCACTAATTAAATTATATAATGAAACCGGGACATTTTTATTTTATGGAACAAAAGATACATTAAACAGCCTATCACTATCAGACCTAGAGTATTTATTTATTTCATTCGCATCCATTAGTTATTTTAAAGATTTATTTAATTATAATGATAATACCATAAAAGAATTATTAACACATGATATGGAATTTATAAAAAATGAACTTAGACAAAAACAAGACGCAGAATTAAATAATAGTTATAGTGACACGGAGAAAAAAAAATTAAATGAAGCATTTAATTATCGATTAGATAATTTAAACTATCGAAATATAGATGAAATATTAGATGCCAGCAATAAATCACAAACAGCAGGTAAAAAACAAAGAAATCAAAAAACAAGACAAATAACTAGAAATAAAAAAAGAAATAAAAAAAGATATAGTAGAAAAAGAATAATAAAAAAACAAATGTATAAATTATAATATGGATACTAAAGAGCAACTAGTTAAAAGTATTAAAGAATGGATTAAAATCGACTCTGAAATTGTTGATTTAAAGAATGAAATTAAAAAAAGGAATGATTTAAAAAAAAAATTAACCGCTGATTTGGTTAATGTTATGAAAAATAATCAAATTGATTGTTTTGATATTAACGGAGGCCAAATTATTTATAAAAAAAATATAATAAAAAAACCAATAAATAATAAAACACTTTTAAAAGTTATACAGGATTATTATAAAAATGATAAAATACTTGCGGAGGAATTAACTAAACACATATTAGAAAACCGTGAGGAACAATTAAAAGAAACAATTAAGCGTAAAATGGATAAATAAAAAATATAAATTAGATAATAATGTTTCCAGGAAGTATAAATAAAATTAAGCTTAATAAAGTTGAGATTTCAAAGACAAACAACACACCAATATTTACGAATACAAACAATAATAGTGATTTAAATGAAACACATGAATTTAATACATATATGAATAATATACCGAATAATATAAATAATAAATATTATAATTATAATATTTTAAATTTATTGGAAACAACAACGAACCTAAATATTGACCCAGACACTGTTATTCATATATGCGCATATCGTGTAATAACCACTGAATTATATCCTTTATTAATGTATTTACTTTATAAGGATCCTAAAAATGATCTTTTTGTTTTCCCGAATTTTAAGTATAATAATTCTATCAATCCGTTATTATACGCCGAAACTATTTTATATGGTTTATTAAATTGTAATCAACTAATAATTAATGGAGATAATCCTGATTCACTTATAAATTACGATTTAACATTTAAAGGATTTTTACATGAAAATAATGAATTATTCTTATTCTTTGATTCAACTAATTGTGAAAATAATCTTTATGACATATATAAAAAAACAAAAATATGGTATGCTTTAATCGATGAAATAATCAATCATCGCCATATATGCAATTTACAAATAGACAATTCAGTTACAGATTTTTTTATTAATCATATTGATTTTATTTATTTAAAAGATGAGAATAATGTTAACTATGAAATACCAGTTGTTGCTTATTCCGGGCAACCAGAACATAAATTGAATTTTACATATGTATTTGGAGTTACAAAAAAAACTAAAAATGCTTTTATGGGTCCCTATTATTATTTTACAGATTATAAAAACTCTATTAAAGAAGGCGGTTGGTCACTAACAAATAAACCCGAATTCAAAGATAATAAATTAATTACTGAAAATGAATACGGCAAATATATCAAAACAGGTGGAATTGTTCGGTTTGCTATTTTTTTAGGAATAAACAAAATAATATTAAACGATAATCTGGGTAAGTCAATTGAAACATGTTATGAATCATCCCATATTAATGATTATGAGGGCAAATGGACAGAACATAATGATAGTGTTTATATAGGCAAATTAAAATTAAGTAATGACACACATAATAAACATTATCCCTATTGGGTGTTAAAAACATATGAACAGCAGGTTCCATTAAGTTATCACTTTATAAATAAAACAACATTAGGAGAAACATTTCAAGAAAATGATAAATATTTAATAATGTAATAATAATATAAATATATGTCATCAAAAATAATAACAATAATAGGTATATCTTTATTATTTTTTTATTGTTTAGTTCAAATACTTAATTTTTATGGTATTGATACGAACACATACGGTGTGTATATATCATTCTATATATTTATTATTATATCTTCATTAATTCTTCCAAAATCATATCCATCAATATAAAATAATTACTCATTCATTTCAATCATTCAAAATAAATGATTTTACAAATTACACCACAACTGCTCCAATAATTTAATACATTCTTTCTTTTTATTAACATCTTTTTCATTATATATCATAATAATCATAAATATAATTTCTTTGTTTAATTGATTTATTTCATTTTCAAGTAATCCGTATTTATTACCGGTTTCTTTAGTATAGTCTTCATATTTATTATTCCATATGTCTCTATCTATAATTCCATATTCACTATGTATTTTATTATCTAATTCAACCCAGTAATAAAATACATCTTCATTTGGTAACGGTTCTCTACCTAAAACTAATTTGGGGTTTTTATGAATACCCCTAACTCTTTTAGGATTTAACTTTGATAACTTTAAAAAAGTAATAATTGATTTCCAAATACACGCTTCACTCATTATTTATAATATTTAAGTTATTTTAAATCGTTAAATGAATTATATAATAAAAAATTGAATTAGATGTATCTATAATTATAATTGTAATAAAGATGGAAAAACGATTAAACAAAAAAATTGCGGAATATACTTCTGTATTAAAAGAAAGTATTAAAGACAAGGCAACACAACTTGGCATTATTAATTGTGATAAAACCCTTCAATTAATACAATACATATATGATTATGAAAGACTGACATTATGTAAAGAAGATTTCATAAAGAGAAAACGCGTTAAAAATGTAGTTCCATTTTATGATAGATGTGTCGCTAAACGCTCAAATAATGAACAATGTACTAGAAGAAAAAAAGAAGGATGTGAATTCTGCGGAACACATATCAAAGGAACACCGCACGGTTTAATTGATACTAATAGTGAAGTAAAACCAACAACACATCAAATCGAGGTGTGGGCACAGGATATTAAAGGAATCGTATATTATATCGATAATTCATTTAATGTCTACCAAACAGAGGACATTATTATGAATAAGACAAACCCAAAAATTATTTCAAAATATGTTAAAAATTGCGACATATATAGCATTCCAGAATTTGGGATTTAATACATGTATATAACCATTATAATTTAGTTTTATTATATGTATTGTTATTTTATAAACTTCACCAATAGAAATTTGAGACCTAATCCAAATAATTAAAAATTTTTTTTACATATAATACATCATCGTAAAATCGCATCTTCAAATTTATCAATTGTTGTTTTTACACAAAATAATCTATGTGATACTATTCATAAAAATAACATAATTATAAACAATTGCTATATTATATATTATCTACTAATGAGAACCTTTAACTGGAATACCAAATATATCTGCATATTTACATAAATAAGTAATATACATTCACTATATAATAAAAAATTGAATTATAATTTGGCAACCCATTCATGGATAAATAATGATGGATAACTTATCAAATCGTAAATGTTCCTTTTGTAAAAAAAATGGCCATACAATACACTCATGCGATTCATCTGTAATAACAGAATTTAAAGAAACATGTCTTTTAAAAGCATCTGAATTTAACTTTTATGAAAACACCGACCAAATAAAATGGAATTATATGGGTTGGTTAAGATTACAGAACAAAAAATTAATAAAAGCTTTAGCATTAAACCTTTTATTAATATCAACATCAAACCGACGGGTCAGAATATATATTGACCGTCTAACAACACATTTCTTAATTCATGAAAGAAAAAGACAAGAATTAAATGATAACTTTAATTGTGAGTTAAATGTCCAAGTGCGTAATTTTATTAATTCGCAAGAAACGGATATTCAAAGTCAAATTATGCGGTTTATAAATTCACAAGAAGAAAACTCTATTCAAAATATGTATCAGCTGGTATTTGATACATTTATGAATCCAAACAACCAAACAACTCAAGTGTTTTATTCAATATTAAAAGAAATAGAGACATATATAGATTGTAACATTTGTTATGAACACACACCATTAAATCTTATGGCAACATATAATTGTGGGCACTCATTTTGTGGGGTGTGTACTGAAAAATATATCGTGTCTTTATCATTAGACACAGCCATGAATTGTGCGATGTGCAGAAGCAAAATAGAAAAAATACATACACCTTATATATATATTTATAGAAATATAAAACAAGCACTAAAAACACGAGAAATTATGAATGGTGTTTAATGATGCTAATTTATTTTGTAATTAAGATTTCCTTTGTTATATTATTTATTATTTTATGTTCATTATCTGAATCTTCGTTCCCAGAACCCCCCAACGCTTCATTCATTAGTTGGAGATACCTATTATTATATGTTGAATCACTATTTACGCAGCATGGATACTTATGTTTGAATTCTTTTATCATCATATAATTATTTTTTGCTATGTATTTTATCGCGTTTCGAACCTTCATATGGGTTTCATCTTCTTTTTCCCATTTATTGGCGTCCTTCACATAAATGGTTTTTCTTTTTTCATCGGTGCAATGAACAGGTCTATTTTCCTGTTTTAAAGATTTTAGATTTTTAACTATTATTTTAGTTATCCCATTAACAAATCCAACCTGTCCTACATTTTCTAAATCGGATAATTGTATTTTTATTGAATTTACAAAATCCTTAATATTCATTGCGTCTTTACATGTATCATTTAAAAAGAGTTGAAGATTAAATACCTTATTATTACTATTTACAATATTATTGCTGTTTACAATCTGGTTATTCTTAGATAATTCAATAATGGTTTTATTTTGTTCCTTTTGTTCTGTCGTCAATTCAATAATAGTTTTATTTTGTTCTACTAATAAATGTTTCATCTCTTTATTTTCTTTCAGTATTTCTAAAATAAGATCGGTTGATATTTCATGTTTGACAACCACGGTTTCATTAACCACTTTTTTTTCTTTTGTTAATGCCTTACAAGTTTTATAATGTCTTGAAAGATTTTGCTTGTGTTTATACATTTTATTACAATTGTGACACTGAAACTCCACATTTATTTCTTGAGGCGGATTTATGACAACATTTGGTGTTTGATGTAAAATGAGTTTTTTTGATGTTTTTTTTGTATCATTTTGTATCATTTGTGTATCATTTGTATGTTTGCGTGTGGATAAATGACGCTTCCAATCTCCAACCTTAACGCATATAAAGTCACACTTTTCACAAACATAATTTTTGATGTTTTTTGATGTTTTTTTTGTATCATTTTGTATCATTATTATAAATGTGTATTATTGTCTCTAAATATTTTTTTTGGATTTTTAAAAAATAATCGTAACATTATTTTTTGGATTTAAACATATCCATCCCTTAAAAAATCGAGTCAGTCACAAATTCGTTTTTTATGAAAGTCTAGGTCCCATATTCAAAAATGGACAAAAATAAATGTCCTTTTTTGAAAACCTGAAAAAACTTTTGAGATTTTTTGTAAAGAAAGAAATAGGTAGAATATATTTTCAAATAAACAATTATTTTTAGTATAAATGTTATCACCTTATCACCTTTTTACAAAATAATTTGTTGTATTTTTGGTTGGATGAATGGTTTAAAAGTGTGTTTAGTATGGATGAAAAGTTCAAATGTTTATGGTTAAAAGTGCCGTATGTGTATTGTGAGATAGATGGAGAGAGTCATACATT